TACACCTTTTCTCAATTAAACTGACTATTTTTATATTAATTTTCCATTAATGTATATTTTATCATCATAATTATAATAAAAATCAAAACATTTTATTTCATTATCAGTTGAATAAGTTGGAATAATATTGTTTGATGAAAAAGATAATACACCTATAATAATTTTTGACTTTAATTCTTGAATATTATTTTTTTTCCTATACTCATTTAATCCTTTTTTTAATATATATTTCACTTCATTATCTAACCCTTCATGGTCATCTGAAATAGAATTAAAACAATATTTACCATAATATCTCTTATGGTTTTTTCCAACTTTATAAATAAAAGTAATAAATGGCATATACAATACATTATTAATTTGTATCTAAGTAATTTTTGGGAATTTTAAATGAGAAAAGGTGTAAAAATAAAATACAAAAATACAAAATGATCACCGTCTCTTTTTGGAAAATAACATTGGCTTTACAATTATATAAAAATAAAAAAAAATTACAAATAAAACTAATGCCATAATTACAAAATTGAAAAACTTTACAAAATTACAGTAATAACTATTATCAGAATCTTTACAATGTACAGTTGAACCAAAAAAACCAAAAACACCACTTCCTAAAATACCTCCATTTCCACTAGTATTAGAACCATTTGAATTAGAAAGACGACCTAATTTTCCCATCTATAAAATATTATTATATTTTATAATGAATAGTTATTTAAAAATTTTTATTGTTGCATTTATTTTATTAGGTTTTTCAATGATAAATGAAAATCGTAATATCGAATATCTAAATACATATCCAAACCAATATAATTATATAAATATCTTTATAATACGATATGTACATTATTTAATTTTTTTATTTATTACTTTTTATTTATTTTTTTTTAATGGAATAGGAAATACATTTGATGTATATTTATTTTTATTTTTGATATTGTTTATAGTATTTGGATGGTATGTTTGTGAATGTTGTTGGTTTTCTTATTTAGAATTATTATTTTATAATAGAGAACTAATAAAAGATATTTGTACTACTTTTCATGCATGTTTTCATTCTATACTTATTGATGATACAATTATTACAATATGTGGAATATTAATGCTAATAAACGTTACTTATGTATTATTTTATTTTGATAAGTTAAATATAAAATATAGGATCTTGTATTTTATTGTGTTTTTGAGTTTATTTATACATTCAATAATAGAAGGTAGACTAAATAAGAAATATTATGATCCAGAAAAAAATAATATATTGAATGGAATGAAAAAAATGTTTATATCAGTTATAGTTTGAAACCATAGCACACGTAGTGTTGTGGATTGAAATCTTCAATGGTGTAAAATATAAATAAATATTCTTTTATGATATTTTTCTAAACATATAAACTTTGTGCAGTTGTAACGTATTTCATGATCATTCCTTCTATTTTACTAAGTTTATAGACAATATCAACATTACCTAGTTCTTCGAAAACACTAATCCATTCCTTTGAAATAGTAACGATTTTCAACATGGACTTTGTAAAATCACCAATAGAAATGCCTTTTTCAGAGACAACATTCTGTATAAATAGTTTACAATCTATCTCGTTGTCTAAATGCGACCACTTAATTGCATACTCGATCATATCATACTGTAAAGCATCTTCATAATGAATACCTGTACATAATTCCAAGTCTTCTTCACGGCCACTATATTTTTTATAAATTTCCATTACTTCCTTGATTTTCGATTTCAAGAAATCATCATCTATGGATGGTCCATGCATACGTAAATCCTCTGGTACTTTTACATCTGTAAAACATGAAAACAACCCGATCAATTGTTCACTAGTAAATTCATTGAAAATCCATTTTTTTATCAATGACGTCAAACAAAGAGGATGTATTTCTGCAATTCCAGATGCCATTTTACCAAGATCAGTCAGTTGATATAAATCAACATCATTATTCAAGAACCCTTCATCAATCATGATTTGACACACTTTATTGGTTTGATCACATATATATTTTTCAATATAATTCAACGAAGCAACTTCTGAATCATATTTTTTTGTTAATTCGTCAAGTTCACGGTATGACAGTAAATCGTTTGCGAAGTTTCTATATTCATCCTTTATTTGTTGAATTCGATTTTCTATTTCTCTACGTTTTTTATTTACAGAATGTTTATGTTTTTCAACCAATTCAATGTATTCTACACAGACCGAACTAGGTGTACGTACATTTTCTACAAATACTTTTTTCTTCTCTATTTTTTCAGACAAGTCTTCGATTCGTGCTTTGTTCTTAGAAATGTCTTCCTGTATCTCTTGATAAACCATACTTTTTTCTGAAAACTCGGATATTTTATTTGGTTCAAGAGGACCGCCTTTCAATAGGTTCAAAACGAGCTCATAAGAAATATGATATTTTGATACGAGTTTTTGAGGAACACCACCTAAGATCATTTTGTATTCACTCATCGATGGAACTCGAAACAGATTGTTGCAATGTACTACATGACCAATAGTATCAATACCACGGCGACCCGCACGTCCAGCCATTTGTGTATATTCATGTGCCATTAAATACCGCTCGGAATTTCCATCAAATTTAGTGAGACTAGTAAATACCGCAGTTCGAATAGGACAATCCAGACCAATAGCAAAGGATTCTGTAGCAAATAACATTTTTATGTACTTTTTGGAAATCATTAATTCGACAATTTCACGCAATATAGGAATCATACCGGAATGATGAATACCAATGCCTTTTTCCAAGAGGTCAACCAATTGATTGTACTCAGGTAATTCCATGTATTCTTTGAAATTCGGTAGTTTACGAATGATTTGTTCACATTCACGGCGTACCACATATCCAACTTTACTATCGTCCTCCAATAGTGGTATAGTAATTTCTTTTGCACATAATTCGACATTTTTACGTGAAAATACAAATGCAATTGCTGGAAGCATGTCACGATCTCTCAAAAAGAGCGCTAGTTGATTCAATACATGTTTGCGTTTTAATTCTAAACCATGTTTTTGAAACATATCAGTATATATAGAAATATCACGGAATCCCGCTTCATTAAATATACCTTTATCGTTTTGTAATGGTATCAAACAATTGGTTTTATCACGGATTTGTTTTTCAATGTCTTTGTTTTTTACGATTTTGAAAATGGCTTCGGTTGTCGTCAAGAACCCATAATGAGATAGGGGAACAACACGATGGTTCGTCGATGCTAGCCATACTTGTTTGTCACTGAGACCGCGTTCACACCATTTTGCAAACCCCGCTGGATTATCGATGGTTGCTGAAAGCATGACCATTTGTACATGAGGAGGTAACATAAGGATAGTTTTTTCCCATACTTGACCTCTGGATTGATCATTTATATAATGGACTTCATCAAATACAACACATTTTAATTCGTTCTGGATGTCGATTTGGAAATCAAGACCTGATTTTTGTTTATCGGAATTTTGTATAAACAAATAATTCATAAGAATTTCGGTAGTCATAATAAGAACATCCGCATTGGGATTGGTTTTTATATCACCAGTCATAAGACCAAATGAAATATGTGGGTATTTATTGGTGAATTCATAGAATTTTTGATTCGAAAGAGCTTTGATAGGCGATGTATACACAACTTTTTTACCTTGGCTGACAAAATATTCGAGAGCGAATTCGGCAGGAAGCGTTTTACCAGATCCAGTATGTGCAGTCACTAGTACATGGTCACCTGTAACAATGGCTTCGATAGCATATTTTTGAAAATCACTTAGCGGAAAAGGGAACTTATCGAAATGTTCTTGGATTGCATGATTACAATAAGGAGTATTACAGATTTTGACCATTTTATAATATAGATTTGAAATGTTTATATTATATTTATTAATATAATGAGAATCAATTTTTTATTTATTTGTATTTTGCTAATAATTTGTCTAATTTTGTTGCATGTCCGTTTGAATTGAATGCGGATGATTTATGAATACGATGTTTTACTAATACATCATTGCAATTATAAAAAGACTTGTTCTCGGACCTTAAACGAAGCCATAGTTCATAATCTTCAATACCATTTTCAACCCAATGACATAATTCTTTTCTAATAATGACACTACTATTAATAATCGGGTTTACTATAGTAAAATCAAAATTACTAATGTCACCAAGAGGAATATTAGGTTTGATTCCATCCAAGTCACCAAAATAAACACATTGACTACCAATTACATCGTATTTATTTAAAAAGCTACTTTGTATTTCGAGCTTTTTATCAAGCCAAATATCATCAACATCCAAAATAGCAACATAATCATATTTACAATACGGTATCATAGAGTTCAATGTTTCAGCCTTTCCCCAAACATTATAAAAATCATATACACGAATTTTCTCACTGATTGTTTCATATTCTTTCGCAATTTTATATTGATTAGAATTTTGTGGATGTCCATTGATAGCAATAATAATCTCCCATTCTTCGTAAGTTTGATCTAGAACCGAAGTAACACATTCATTAATAAATTCTATTCCATTATAAACAGGTATCAAAACGCTAATCATTTGTATATATATAAATAGTGTTTTTATATGTATTTTTTGTTTATATAAATTTATAAATACAATATTAAAAATGTATTTATAATTGTAATTTACGACTGCATATATAGGTTCATTTAGTAAAAAGTTTTTGTTATATATAATATATAAATATGGACGATTACGATTCATATCATAACAATGACACCGACAATGATATCGATTGGATGTCGATGTGTGAAGAAATGACCAATACGATAGATGCTCTTAACACAAATATAATATTGTTAAATAGATTTATAGAAACAGCAGTTGATACTTATGACTGTAGCATGAATTTCAAAGAAAATATAGAAATCACAGCTTTTGACAGTAGTGGAAATATAATGACTTGTGTCAAAAGTGATGGATCTGGTAATTTTTTACCATGTGTATTCATGGATTTGTCATGTAATATGATACCTATGCCAAATGAAGATTATAGTGCAAACAATTTTAATACAAAACGTGAACGAAGTTTCTCACCCCTTAGTCCTTATTATTTTCCGTATTATTCATTATACAATCCATATTATTCATTATATAGCTCATATTACAATATATATTATCCAAATCTTCTAGATAATATTAATATTTATAGAGATATTCCTGTCAAAAATATGATAAAATCAAAGGATACAAATGATGCAAATAATGAACCAATGTATAATATTCCAATGCATAATCAATCAAATAAACGTCTACCATACTATCCACCACATCATCGTCCACCACATCATCGTCCACCAAATCATCGTCCACCATACTATCCACCACCATACTATCCACCACCATACTATCGCCCACCCCACTATCCACAACATAACCGTCCACCATACTATCCAATATATCAACGATCACAATGTCATGAATCAATGAATGAATAAAAATATTATAATAAAAACCTTTGAAATAAAAACCAATTATCATATTCAGGTAATTGTTCTTCAATTAATACAAAGTTATTAACATCACTAAATACACAGTCCGCTATAATTATTTGGTCATCTTTTATTAAATAATCATTTTTCAAATAAAGTTCTAATCTATCATAAAACGTTTTTTTCCACCAATCCAATTTAGAACGATGTGAAATAAAAAAACCTCCTGCAATGGAAACTTGATATGGCGGAATTTCCATTTTAGGCAAACCAATTTCATTTTTATCATTGATAATCGAAGACAATTCATACAAATATTGGTTATCATTATTTACACATGCATAATAAATTTTATCATGATTTAAAGCCAACACCTTATCGTTAGAAGGCCATTTTGTCAAAACATCATACGAAAGGTCATTTGAATTACCTCGAAAATACCCAATATCACACCAACCAAAATAATCAGTTTTGAAAAAATTCTTTTTCATTGTTTCAGAAACAAAATTAATCTTTTCACACCATAACATATTTATTTTCCAGTCAACGCGTGTATTCAACAAATTATTCTTTTCATGATTTTTTATCCAATCATTTTTGTATTTATAGGTATAAAATTCTTCGTATGCTTTTAACATTATTTTTATTTTAGGATTATTTAAATACGGTTTTATATATTGGAATCCGTCCAGGTCAGTATATACGACCAAATAATATTCATGAACATTCGATAGCATATTATGCATCCATTTTTTATAAATAGATGGATCAAATTTTGATTTACATATATACCAAGCTGTTGTAAATGTGATTGACATTAATATTATATAAATATATACTAATATATTTATTTTGTTTTTATATATTATAAAGATGAATATTAATGAAAATGAAAAAATATATGGTGTTCCAGAATATTTATATTATGGACAAAATGAACGTGTAGATGAATTAAACGATCGTATTAAAACCCGACAATTTCCAGATTCACCTTTAGAACCAATGTTTGCACCTAGGTCTGTTCCTACGAAACATTCGATTTTTCCAATAATAAATAGAAGAAAACCTATTAATGAACCAGTTATACCTTATTTAGACTATAATATGAAAATAAATTTCAATCCAGGAACACAAAATGGACCATTAAGTGGATACATAAATAATATAGATACAGAAACCGTATTAAGAAATCAAACAATTGCATTACAACGATCAGACCAAGCAGTATATATACCATCATCTACTAGTGATTTATATAATGTTACAGTTATATCGAAACCAACTGAGCAAACACATCCTTTGTTGTTTGAGCCTCCAGTATTTGAAAACAGATTACACCCAAATGTAGCAAATTCAAACATTGGTAGGGATAAATTATTCAATCACACTAGAACGCAATTACGTAATATGTAATGTTAATAAATATATAATAAAAATATATATTTTAGTATATAATGCAATCAATAATAAATATAATAACATCAAATAATCCGAATTTATTTTTTACAAAATTAGTATTAATATTAGGTATAATTTTAGCATTGATAATATTATATAAAATAACCAAACCGCCTGTCGATAAAATAGAAGGATTTACACAAAAAGAACCATTTGTATTAAAAACTGATCAAAACATATATGATGAATTTTATGTAGACATATACGATGAATTATATGATACAAAAAAGAGAATACAAAAAGAATTAGTACAAGTTCTCAAAATGACAGAACCAAGTGCAAAATATAGTTCATTTTTAGATATTGGTAGTGGTACAGGATATACAGTAGATCAATTAAAACAGGCTGGTTATAAAGCATATGGTTTAGATAAATCAGAAAAAATGGTAAAATATAGTGAAACTAAATATCCAGAATCAGAATATATTTGCGGTGATGTTTTAGACCCGATGACATTTGAAAATTCAACCTTTACTCATATATTATGTACGAATTTTACGTTTTATTTATTAGATAATAAGATGGCATTTTTTAATAATTGCTATTTTTGGTTGAAACCAAATGGTTATTTAGTATTACATTTAGTGAATCGCCATAAATTTAGTATTTATAAACCAGTTGCAATAAAACCGTTGTACAAATTACCTTCTAAAACATTACATCCGCGTATAACAAATACAATTGTTGAATTTGATGATTTTAAATATACATCATCTTATCAATTTCCTAAAAAAATATCTGATAAAACCATTACAGAGGAAATTGTATTCAAAGAAAAATTTGTAGATAAAGAAACAAAAAATATTCGTGAAAATGAGCAAATAATGTATATGGATAGTATTAATACAATATTAAAAATGGCAAACAAAGCAGGTTTTACTTTGAAAGGGAAATTAGACATGGTGAATGTAATAAAAAAAGGACAACATTCAGATAGATTTCAATATATTTATATATTTGAGAGAACAATGTAAATATACGTTCAGTTCTCTATGTCTAAATACCAAAATATATTAGTTCATATGATCCAATATATTTTATTATCAATTACAATTGTGTTTTTTTCAATATTTGCATACATTAAGCTAAGATATCCATTTTGGAATAACCAACCAGTATATCACTCATATGATATTTGGCGACATTATTACAATAGTCCATATATAATATATCCATACCGTCCCATAAAAACTAAATACTGCGATTTTTCAAATATAAAAACAACGGATTATTTAGATATCTCACAATACGAAAAAAACAATCTAATAAACATGTTACAATGTTACTATATTCCAACAGAAGAAATCATACATAATATACAATCCGCCGACATAGATGCATATTTAACAGGACAATCCATGCCATCGTATGTATCCCTATATATAGACATCGAATACAAAGTCAAATATTCGAAAAACGAACCAGAAACGGTCGAACCAACCATAAAACCAACAGGTTGTATAAGTTCTCGATGTATGAATTTTTACTATCATGAAAAAAAGAATTCGAGAACTTATACCGACATTCCAATATATTATATTGATTTTCTATCAATAAATCGCGAAAAAGATGTTAAAACAATTAGTCGAAAATTATTACAAACACATGAATATAATCAGCGAATAAAAAATACTAAAGTTCTCGTATCCCTATTAAAAAAAGAGATAGAATTATTCGAAGGTGTAGTTCCTCTTGTACAATATCCTATGTATTTATTCCATTTACGTAATATACATTTCCCAAATTTACCTGCTCATCATGAAGTTCTCCAAATAACAACTGAGAAAATAGACATAATATTGGATTTCTTTTATATACAAAAAAATACCACCGATCAAAATCCATTCAGTTTTGATATATTGGTTTTATTAGATGTCGGTAACATAATAGCCCTAATAAAACAAAAAATACTATATGTATATTGTTTAAGAAATGGTGAGAACATTCTAGGTATGTATTTCGTAAAAGATGCAAAAATGCAATATGAAAAGTTAAATCAAGAAGACATTGATAATAAAACATTACAATTCATAGGTAGTATTACAAATTGCGAATCGAACCAAGTATTTTATTTGGGTTATTTACATGGTTTACGCCAAATAATAGAGAAAAATCGCAAATACCGTATGATATTAATGGAAGAAATCGGGCATAATTGTTATTTGGTCAATATTTGGCGTAAAAATCACACGCCTATATTTAAAAATGATACAGCATATTATTTATATAATATGATATATCCAAGAAGTCCCATGAATCCAGAGCGGTGTTTTATTTTAAGCGTCTAGAAGATTTTTTGGTTTTATTTTTCATACATCCAGGTCCTTTACAATCGCTAAATAAACCAGGTATAAATTGACCTCGTTGTATATTTACAATTTCTATTACACTAAGTGGTTTTTTAATAGTAAATATTTTTTTACCTTTTTTGTAATGAGACAAAGATTTATGACCTTTTCCATTTTTGATGGCAACTTTACGAACTGTTTTACGACCACCGTTTTGGTGTACATCTGTATTATCATAATTAAACCCCCCAATTTTTGTTGACATTTTATATAATTAATATAGAAAAAACTGTCGATAAAATCAACGGGTATATTTTCCATTTTTTGAAAAAGAATCAACAATAAAAATGATAAAAACACCTAAAAATGTATACAAAATAAATTCTTCGGTAATGTTGTCGGTCTTTTCATTTTGCTGCTGCTCCAATAAATGAATCATATAATTAATTTTTTCCATCAATTTATCGTCTTTGGGTAAATTATTACCCATGCCCATCTTTACATAATATGGTGTTCCTTCGTAACTTTTATTATAACTACTGTATCTATCGTTTGAATTAGCAGTGTATTTTGTGGCGAGTGTTGATGCATCACTAGATGGTTGATTAAAATGAGGAAATCTTGGAACAGGTGGTATATAATGAGCATTATTGTTATCATCCATATCTTTTTTTACATTTAACGATGGAGGATCGATTGGTTTAAAGTCACCCATTTTGGAATTGTCTGTAGCCGTGTCAGCAGAAGTAATCTTATTTAATAATTCATTAACACGTTCAGTGCGGTCTTGTGCAACCGTTTGTGCATCTTCTACAGTACTAGGTTGTATATTTTGAAAATTTTCACTAAATGTCATATATTCTTCTGGTTCTTCAATATTTTGAATAGTAGGTCGTAGTTTTGTGGTTTTTCGCATAGTGCTTTGTCGTTTTTTCGAACAATTATCATTATTCCATGGTGATGCATATGTTAATAAAGATGACATATTTTTTATAATATATAGTTTACTTAAAAAAACAGTAGATATTATTTCTAGCAAATCAAACAACAATTATAAAAAATATCATTAATATATAAATGAAAAATACAGAAATTATTATTCAGTTTATTCCAATAATAATAATATTTACATTATTAAAGTTCTCAAAAGACTTTGTAAATTTCAGTTTTACAATTTTAGGAAAATTATTAGCAGTCCTTATAATCATATTTTATTCTTATTTTGATATTATGGTAGGATTATGTGTATGCGGATTAGTTATTTTATATTATCAATCAGATTATGTAGAAAATATGCTAAACATTAGTGATGTATTAGAAGTAAATGATTTAGTACCAAGTATACCAGATTTAGAAATTGATTATGACTATGTTGGTATACCAGATGATGGTATGTATTTAGTTCCGATGGTAGTAAACGATGATATAAAAAAGAGACGAAAAGGTAAACAAACATGTAAAAGTAAGTGTAATAAATGCGAAGGTATGACCAATTTTAAACCAGACTTAATAGATAAATTCAAGAAAGAAAATTGTGTTGGTGGTGAATTAAAATACAAAGACATGAATGTGAAAAATGATATGGCAGAACATGTATTTTCAGAATTAGCATTCGATAACAAACCATGTAATGCTTGTGATAACACATGTAAATATTCTATTATAGAGGGTAAAATAAAAACCGAAGAAAAAATGACGCCTATTTCAACAAGTCAATAAATATATATCAATAATATATAAATGACGAAATCAGATAAAAAAAATAATTCTTTTATTAAATTTTTTACTTATTTACATGATAATATTCAAGCTATAAATAATAGTAAAATATTTGCAGGATTAATGATAATTACATTGAATATTGTTTCAAAATTTGTTAATATAAAACTAAGTAAAACATTAGAAGCATATTTAAAATATACATTTAGCAAACAAATACTTGTGTTTGCAATAGCATGGATGGGAACTCGAGATATTTATATCGCTTTGTTTATTACATTGGTTTTTGTAGTTTTTACAGAATATTTATTACACGAAGACAGTATGTTTTTTGTTTTACCAGAGGAATTTAAAGATTATCATATATCATTATTAGAGAATGAAAATAATCCAAATGATATATCAGAAGATGAAATAACAGAAGAAGCTATAAAAAAATGCCAGTCTATATTAAAAAAAGCAAAAGAAAAAGGTTTGATCAAAAAAGAAATAATAGGCGTTTCAATTTAGCGTGAATATATAAATATAAATATATTTATAGTTATAATATATAACTATAAATAAAAATATTAATGGATGATAATGAAATAAATGAAATAAATGAAATTCAAATAAAATTCATTCCTAATTTTCAAGATAAAGAAATAGATTTTAATTTAGATATGTTATATAATGAAAATACAACAAATGGTAAGATAGTAGAATTGAATAAGTCAGGTCTTAATAAATTACCATATTTTACATACCTTATTGAATATAATAATTTATCTAATTTACTAACTACATATCAAGAACGTGTTGATTTTTTTTTTAATAAAGAAAACTTTAAAAAAACTATTTTAAAAAATGGAAAAATAATAAAAAAAAGTGATGACGATAATGAAAAAGAAATAAATGTTGCAGAAAATAATATAATGAAAATGTTTGAATTATTATTTCCTACTAAATTTACAGTTATTAAAAATTATCATACATCTTATGACTATGTTTTTGATAATCCTTCATTAAAAAGGATGTTAATAACTCCATTTGAAGAAAAAAAATTTTCATATTTGAAGTTATCTAATGGTAAAATTTATACATTTACAAGATTAGTTTGGGTTAATGACTTATTGAATCATCCAATATATAAAGAAATATTCAAAAAATTTAACAAAGAAAATCCATTCAATTATCCCAAAATTAAAAATAGAAAATCAATCAATGAAATATTACAGAATAAAAAAAATGAAAATAATATTAAAAAAACAATTGAACAAATAAACGATTTGTATATACTTAAAAAAAATGTAAAAAATATTGATGAAGAAAACATAAAAAAACTAATGAATACTAGTATAGAAATTTTAAAAGTAAAAGGAAAAAAACAATATCAAATTTATGTTGTTGCAGACTTTATTGTAGGGAAAGTTGATGATTTGAATGTAAATAACATTTATTGTCCTTATATAGGTGATTATTTAGGTAATATGTATGAGTTTTTATTTGAATCACAAATGTATGGTTATTCATATGATAAGTATAATCATAGATGGGATATAAACAAAAATCGTTTTGTTTTTAATATTGAACAAGGAAAAACAGAAGAAAAATCAAAAAATAAATTAGAAAAAGATGATAATGATAATGATAAAAATGAATCTAAAATTGATGTAGAAAATATTAATACTATATTTTATCAAAAAATAATTGAACCAAACGAATCAATTAAATCAATTATCAATGAACTAAAAAATATTGTTAAAGAAGTTAATGAAGTTAATGAAGATGAATTGCTAATAAAATTTGGAAAAAAATATGATATTTTATATAATAAAGATCTTTATAATATAATAATTGATACTTTTAATAATGATAACAATGATCAATACGAAGATAATAAAAATAAAATATTAAGAAGTATTGAGAAGGAATTAAGAACTGAAACAGAAAAAAAAGCAAAATTTGAAAAAAAAGAAAACCGGAATGATTTAGAAACACGAGATTTTTCAAAAACGAAATTATATATAGAAATTTTAGAAAAATTAAAAGAACAACATGAAAAAAATTTGTCAGGTGGGACAAAAAAAAAATATATATCAAAAATAAATAATAAAAAAAATCAAACTAGAAAAAAAAGATATTAATAACAAAGAAATATTAAATTATTTTTTATAAAAGTTAACCTTTCCATTTATATATTCACCAATTTCATCACCAACGTCTTCATTATTATCTATTGCATAAATTTTTCCGTTTTGTTCGTTTGTAACGTAATATGACTTTCCTGATATATTAATTTCATAAACTTCTCCGGCATCTTCTTCTACGACTTCCTCCTCTTCTTCTACGACTTCCTCTTCTTCTACGACTTCCTCCTCCTCTTCTACGACTTCCTCCTCCTCTTCTACGACTTCCTCCTCCTCTTCTACGACTTCCTCCTCCTCTTCTACGACTTCCTCCGTTTCTTCAATTTCATAAACTATATTTGGTTTGTCATTTGGATTTTTATCTAAAATTACAACTTCATCGTCTACCAAAGCATTCAGTTCTCTAATTTCATCTGCACCAGGTTCCTTTTTAATAAATACTTTATCTACAAACTCAACGGTTTGTTCAAACAAAGGCCGAACCTTGTTTTGACCACAATAATTAATGTGACAACTACAACGAAATTCTGGTAATGAATACATCAAATTACGTAATGCTTTGTTTTTTTTTTGTAATTTTTTATTTTTTTTCATCAATTCCTTTACAATAGGTAAATTTAAAATAGCGTTCATGTTTTCTTCGTAAGACATTTTGTGATAGATTTATAATATATCAATAACTATTTTACGAATTCAATTTTTTCTAAAAATAAATTTTTTTCCAATTAGTAGGATAAAGATCTATTGTATCATGATTCAAATTTGGTCCGAACCATTGACATGGATAACATACATTTTTTGTTTCATTTTTATTGAAATAGCTACCCCACCAACTAAATGAACTATTTGCTATAATATTATCACGACAACAACTCATTATCAACATTTGTTGCCAATCATCAATAGTATCATCTACCTTAATAAATTCTATATTTGGAAATTCTTTTATTAGTAATGCAATAATATTAGACACATCGATAATATCATCTTTTTCACAAAAGAAGAGAACGCGAAACAATGGATTCTTACGACAAGATAATATATAATTCAATGCATTTCTATAATATTCATACGGCATAATAGGATGAAAATCTTGAACGTTTTTATAATCACCTAACCGAAAATGCATACTAATAATGTATTCATGATCAAAATATTGAGAATACAAATATTCCATGCTCTCTTGTTGTTTTTCCAAATTTATCAAACAAAACAACTCGTTTTTGCATGATTCAAAATATTTATAACTTTGAAAATAACCATATAACAAAACATCATGATTTTGTCGTGGTATTTCAGTATATCGAAAATCTTGTTCTTTGTAAATCGGTAATGACATTAACATATTGTTTGTATATATTTGATCCATATAAGATGTATATTTTTTCAAATTAATAAAAAAACTATCCCAATAAGTTTTTCTAGTAACACCGATATTTAATTCAGTCGAATATGGAAATATAACTTGAGAACCCGTTTTCAAACCATATGCTAATGTTGTAAAAATTTGAAACAATTGATTTCCAAGACCCCCCATCAAAAACGTAGAAACGATTTTTTTTTCATCTTTATTATTTGATGCCATATTATATTGTATTATTATATTATAAAAAATGCTTCTATATATATTTATTAAAAATATATAAAGATTTTATGAATATCGATGTATATATATGTCTTCAGATAGTTCGTATAAAGGGCGCGCAATTGGTATTGATTTAGGTACTACTTATTCTTGTGTTGGTGTATGGCAAAATGATCATGTAGAAATTATTGCAAATGATCAAGGAAACCGTACAATGCCTTCTTATGTATCGTTTACTAATGATGAGCGGTTAATAGGAGAAGCCGCGAAATCCGTTGTTGCAAATAATCCAAAAAATACTGTATTTGATGCAAAAAGACTTATAGGACAAAAATTCAATGACCCAAAAGTACAAAGTGATATGAAGCATTTTTCATATAATGTAATTGATCGCGAAAACAAGCCATTTATTGAAGTAGAATATAAAAACGAAACCAAGGTCTTCGCACCTGAAGAAATCAGTTCAATGGTTCTAATAAAAATGAAGGAAATCGCAGAAGCGTATATTGGTGAAAAAGTTACTGATGCAGTTATTACTGTTCCTGCTTATTTCAATGACTCACAAAGACAGGCAACGAAAGATGCTGGTGTAATTGCTGGTTTGAATGTTTTAAGAATTATCAATGAACCAACGGCCGCCGCAATTGCTTATGGTCTCGATAAGAAGTCAGTAGAAAAAAATGTTTTGATTTTTGATTGTGGAGGTAAAAGTTCTGCTTCCTGTGGTGTAAACCCACCTATTATGGTTTGTTAAACCATATTAGAATCTGGTTAATTGCTGGAAACTCCTGTAAGCTTTTCCTACCACAACATAATATGAAAATGTAAGTGTGAAGGTTTGAAAAAGGTAAAAGATTGGACAATCAGCAGCCAAGCTTCTAAGTGTTTTCTAAACATATGAAGAAGGTTCAACGACTAGGTTTTATAATAAACCCACGAATGCCAGAGTTTAATTATTTAGTATTAGTTTTAGTATGTTAAAAGGTAATAAAAACAAAATCTATTGTTATATTAATAGTATGACCGAAATTCCAATTAGAAATAAAGTTTTGAATTCCATAGTAGAAATAAAAAATAAAAAAGATAACAGCAGTATTCCAATAAAATCAAAAGAATTGAAGTTTGAATCCAGTAAATATTCATCTGTAAAAAATGAAATTTGGCATGTATTCATAAATGGTGAAAAAATAAAAAAAACATCTGACATATTGATTTATTATAAATGTCTAACATGTGATAAACCAAATTCATGTGCTTCTACCCAATTTCTAAGAAAAATAAGAAAAGGAAAGACAAAATGTCCTCAATGTCAAATTATTGATTTGAACGATAGGGATAGAACATTACAAAAGCCAAAGAATTCATCACACATTATAAGTGTTGAAAATACAAAAAAATCATATCAAGAATTATATGAAATTTCAAAACAAGAATTTGAAACATATCCAGACCAATATAGAAATTCATATTTATTGTCTCATTTATCGATCGATGATTATAATAGAATAAAACCAAATATTATTAGTTTTTGTAATGGCAAAAATGTCGATATGAATAACTATGAATATTGGAGTATATACAAAGTCAATAATCAAATGAAATTTTCGTATGTTTTATATGATAAAATAAATGATATTATTTTCAAAGCTCATCAGCCTATTATAAAATGTGATAATTGTGAAAAACCATGGCGGTGTAAATCTCTTGAAACATTCAAAAATTGCTATAAGATTTTATGTCATGATTGTAAATTATGTAATCGTATATTCAAACTAAGACCGATCAAAAACATAAACAATGAAATTATAATGTATCAATCAAAACTAGAATTGAAATTCATAGAATGGTGTGCAAGTAATAATATTATTATAAAAAATGGTCCGAATATAGATTATACATTCAATGACAAGCAACATAAATATCGTGTTGATTTCGAAATCGATGGGTTTTTGATTGAAATAAAAGATTTTCATATATGGCATAGAAATCAAGTAGAGAGTGGAAAATGGGATGAAAAAGTGAATGCTGCAAACAAATTTATAAATGATCATAAAGAATACAAAAAATATTATTTTATAACACCGAATAATTGGAATCAAAAACTGAAAGAATTGGAATTGGAATTACAAAAACAAAACTAACAATAATACTAAAAAATTAAATAAGATATAGTCTGACCTCATATGAAAGTATGAGAAATAATGATTTAAATATCATTATACAAACCAATGAATGTGGGAACATTCGACGTGTCCATTTTAACAATCGATGACTCGATATTTGAAGTCAAAGCAACAGCAGGTGATACCCACCTTGGTGGAGAGGATTTTGATACAAAAATGGTAGAATTTTTTATGGAGGAATTCAAGCGAAAAAATCGTAAAGATATTTCAGAAAATGCACGCGCGGTTCGTCGTCTGAGAACAGCATGTGAATCTGCAAAACGTACTCTTTCATCAGCAAATGTCGCAAACCTTGAGATTGATAGTCTATACGAAGGTATTGATTTTGCATCCACAATTACACGTGCAAAATTCGAAAATATTTGTGATGGATTATTCAAGAAAACCATGGAACCAGTAGAACAAGTTCTTCGTGATTCCAAACTTTCAAAGAGTGAGATTCATGAAATTGTCTTAGTAGGTGGTTCAACTAGAATTCCAAAAATCCAACAGCTATTGAGTGAATATTTCAATGGTAAGGAATTATGTAAATCTATTAACCCAGATGAGTGTGTAGCATATGGTGCAGCAGTTCAAGCTGCCATTTTGACTGGCATTAGAGATCAAAAAATCAACGACCTGTTGTTATTGGATGTATGCCCTCTCAGTTTAGGCCTAGAAACCGCAGGAGGAGTAATGACCAAAATTATAAACCGTAATACAACGATTCCATCAAAGAAATCACAAATATTTTCTACATTTGAAAACAACCAACCAGGTGTATTGATTCAAGTTTTTGAAGGAGAACGTGCATTAACAAAGGATAATACTATTTTAGGTAAATTCCAATTAGATGGTATTCCACCTATGCCTCGTGGAATGCCACAAATCGAAGTCGTTTTTGATTTGGATGCAAATGGTATTTTAAACGTATCTGCCTCGGAAAAATCCAGTGGAAAATCCGAGAAAATTACTATTACAAATGATAAAGGACGCCTTTCTAAGGAAGAAATTGAAAGAATGGTAGAAGAAGCAGAACGTTATAAACAAGAAGATGACCTAGTCAAAGAAAAAATAGAAGCAAAAAATAAAATGGAAGAGCAATTATATCAAATTAAATCCAAAGCAAATGATGAAAAAGATGAAGGGGTAAAAGCATTACTGTCGGAAGCAATAAAAAAATATGATGATTGGCTTTTTGAAAATCCAATGGAGTCAAAAGAACAATATGAAGAAAAAACAAAAGAAATGACTGATGCTGTTGCAGAAATTATGACAATGAATACTGGGTCTACCAATCATTTTGATGCATCAAAATTCAATATGCCTGAAACAAATCAATATAATAACGATGATACCGAAGAAATGAAAATAGAGGAAATAGATTAAATATATTAGAAACGACTTTAGTATTTTAGAAAGCGTATAATTATAATAATATTTTTAGAATTATAATTATAATGACAATTGACTTTGATTTAGAACAAATACGAAAACGTTTTGATTGTACTGTTTATTTTGAAACAGGATTATGGGATCCTACTAGTGAAGTTTCGAGTAAAAAAGCATTAAGAAGTAATTTCAATAAAGTATACTGTATTGAACTTAGAGAAAAATGGATAGATTTAGGAAAACAAGTATTCAAAGATGAAATCGAATCGGGTAGATACAAATTAATATCAGATGACAGCTCAAATATGAAACAACATTTAGATGATGATATCAAAAGCAATAAAACAATGTTTTTTTTAGATGCACATGTAGATAATAACAATATTCATAATTATAAAAAACTATGTCCATTGATTGATGAATTGGATGCAATCAAGTCTTTACCACGTAAAGATAATATAATATTGATAGATGATTTAAGAATTATAAAAATGCCTTTTCCTTGGGGAGAGGATAGTTATGGAAATATTAATTTTTTTCAAGAGATTGTAAATAAGATTTTAGAAATAAATCCTGAATATAAATTTACAACTTTGAATGGACATGTTGAAGACGATGTTTTATTGGCATTTTTGTAATTTTTTTCTGGATGTATATTAGTATTTATATTAATTATGCAAGAATCATCAGTAGATGAATCATTTATGAGTCAAAAAAAATATACCTTGGTCAATGGTTTAGACCTGTAAAAAATATCTATGAGAAAGCTTTGGAATTAAAAGGTAGGTATGATAAAGGGACATTAAAATATAAATCTTTTAATAATATTTCTAAACGTTTTGAATTTTTGAAACAATTTAATTTTGATAATGAATGTGATGCAGAATTGAAACATTTTTGGCCACATATGGAAAACAATGGATATCGGTCATGTCCAATACAATATGACGGCAGAAAAGAATTTAGAAACTGTTATCAAGATCGAAGCGTTAATGAAGCAAATTGGGGTTGCACGTTGCTAGGTGGAAAAAAATCCAAAAAACGTAAATCAAAAAAAAACAAGAAATCAAAAAAATCCAAGACCATAAAGCGAAAACGAAATATCTAAATATATATATAATAAACAAAAAAAGAATTATTTCAAAGATACTAAAAATTTTGAAAAGTGTCCTAAATATTTAGGAGGGTTATATTATCCTATAAACTCTATAAAAGACAAATCGGATTTATTAAAAAATGAAATAAATTTTGGATATATAATTAGAGATTCACAAAAAAGAAAAAATTTTGTTGAAACATACAATAAAAAAAATAGTACTGAAATATCATATCCGGACATATGGTTAGATATTGATAAAAATAATAATTCAATAACTATAAAACCATGTTTTGAAAAAAAAGAATATAAACATGGAATAGAAGATTTAAAACATTTAGAATATGTAACATATTGTGATCCAATAGAAAGAGACAATGTAAATAGTTTTTTAAACATTTTTAACAGTTCAAACGCCGATTTTACACATTTTATCATTCAATTTAGGAATAACAGTTCAAACTCCGATTTTACACATTTTATCATTCAATTTAGGAATATTATATATATATATATATATATATATATATATGTATATATATATATGGAATCAGAACATAAAAATCAACGTGAGTTAACGGCTGAAGAAAAATTTAGAAAGGAAAAACATAATGTTATATTGACTGAAGATGATATTAATAATAAATATACTTTTGTAAAAAATAATTTGATTCATAAAGGAGAGTTTACTGGATTTAATAATAATGATATGAATTTCGCAAAGGTTATTGTGAATGACGAACCAATGATTATAAATATAACACCAAACGCTTTGCGTGTAAACGCAAAGCATTTACAAGAAAAGCATTTGGAAGCAAATTTGGAAGCAAAGCAATTGCTTGCAAACGCAAAGCATTTACAAGAAAAGCATTTGGAAGCAAAGCAATTGCTTGCAAATGCTTACAGTGAAGGTGAAAAAGGATTTAGGGTTTTTTCAGATGATCCACCACCACCACCTTATACAATAGATGAAAAAAATTCAAATGGAGGAAATTCCAAGAAGTCCAAATCAAAAAAAAACAAGAAATCAAAAAATCAAAATCTATAAAGCGAAAACGCTACTAAATATTTTATTTTTATAATTTAATCAATAAAAATAAAAATTCTAAGCAATACCAAAACTCTCTTTCATAATACTTTTCTTACTAGGTTTTTTCTGTTTTTCACTTTGTCTTTTTACTTTATAAACACCTTGATTGCCTTGATTTCCTACAGTACTACCATAAATATTCATAATAAAATCATCATTATCTTCATGTAATTCTGGTAATATTCTTGTCATAGGTTTTTCTATAACCAATAACATATGCTCTGTTTTCAATAATTTTCTATATTCTTGTATACTCAAATTACCATAGTATTTATCTAATAAAAAATATGGGTTTGGTGCAGGTTTTATATTTTTCTTATAATTATAAATTTTACTATATATTTGATTTAATAAATGATATCTCTCAAATTTAGTAGAATCATCCAAATTCTCTTTCATTAAAAAAGCAACTGCACATTCCGGTCTACAAAATGAACCATAACCATACAATTGATTATCCATTTCATATTTTGGAATATAACAAGATGGATTATCGTACTCATATGTACACCAAAAACAAGATGATTTTTTATCAGGATTCATATTTTTATATAACTGTAATTTTATTTTTTTTAATTTTTGATTTATATCTTTTATATTAACTTCTGAATCATCGTCGTCATTATTATCATCATTATTAGATGTATTTGTATAATTTGAATTACATGCTTGACATAAATTCGAAACTTTATTATCTAGTTCGATATATGCATTATTATCGCTTTTTTTCATATCTAATTCATAATTAGAAAAAGCATTTTCTATGTTTGCATTATACGTCATAATAACTGGAGGAACAACAGGATTATATACAAGTGGATCTGTTACAATCTGGGTTTTATTATTATTATATTCATTCAATTCATGAATAGAACATTTCAAATGTAGAATAACATTGGCAATATGTTGTTCTACTGTTATTGCATTAGGTTGTTTTAAAATTAATTTACCTCCCTTAGGTTTACGTCCACGTTTTTTTATAGTTGTTTCCGTTTTACTCGAATCATATGGTTTTTCTTCTATTGATATTGTTATGTTTTGTTCAGTTTCTGTAATTTTCTTCTTTCGCCCTCTTTTTTTTTTTAATTCTTGAACAGTTTCGATCGATCCCTCCATTTTATCAATGAATTATTGTTTTCATTATGTATTTTTTTTTATATTGTTTATAAATAGTGTTTTGCAATTTTATGAATCTATATATTATTATATTTTTGATAACAGTATCTACATAAAGGTACATAGTTATCAGAGCCAATTACAACTTGTTCTTTTTCTTTAGTAATACGATGTGAAAATATTGCTAACTTTGAACAAGTATGACATTTTGATTGAAGTTTGGTTACTGAATCACAAAAAGGAATCAAATCCAGAATATTTCCAAATTTATTACGTTTGAAATCACCATCCAGACCGCATATATGAACACGTTTTTTATAAGTATCTACAAGTTTCAATACATTTTCATATAAATCTGGGAAAAACTGCCCTTCATTGATCAGTATAATATCAACCATTAATAATTCATCAAACAAATCTGATATTTTATCTGTAAACAAACAAGGAATCATTATTTTGTCATGTGTAGAAAGCATAGTATCATTATACCGTTTGTCTGCAGAAAAGTTAATAGCTAATACTTTTTGCCCAACATCATTATAAGCATTGTATAAATGTACTAAATGAGTTGTTTTACCAGAAAACATTGGCCCTAAAATGATTTCTAAGAATCCGGTGTCCATATTATTAATATGATATTGATTTTTCATACATTTATCTAATTCAATTTTTCAAAAACTTACATAAATACTAAACAACATAATATTCAATGATAACAACTAGCCAAATACAAAAAAATCAAAACATACCATGGGTAGAAAAATATAGACCTACTCAATTTGAAAATATAGTTCTCGATCCTATAAATCGTAAAATATTCGAGAACATATTGGACAAAAACTATTTCCCGAATTTATTATTTTATGGTCCGCCTGGAACTGGTAAAACAACCACCATTATAAATCTTATAAACGAATATCAACAAAAATATAATCAAATCAACAAAGGGTCTATTATACATTTGAATGCATCGGATGAGCGCGGAATAGATATAATACGGAATCAAATTTATCAATTTGTAAAATCGAAAAATTTTTTCGAAAAAGGTTTGAAATTTGTCATACTAGATGAAGTAGATTATATGACGAAGAATGCGCAACAAGCATTGAAATATTTATTACAGTCGTCATGCTATAATGTCCGTTTTTGTTTAATATGTAATTATATTAGTAAGATCGATGAATCATTAAAAAACGAATTTATTTGTATTCGTTTTAATCAACTTCCAAAACAAGATATATACAAATTCATAAAACAAATAACTGAAAATGAGAATTTGGTGCTAAATGACAACGTAATCGATATGATTCAAAAAATATATAATTCGGATATTCGAAGTATGATTAATTTTATTCAATTAAATCAAAATATCAATCAATTGGAAAATAATATTATAACAGATGATATTTTTGAAAAAATTCATAACCTTTTAGTAGATAAAAATACAGAAAAAAATTATATATTTGATTACATAAATAATATTAGCATTCAGTATAATACGGATAAAAAGACACTAATAAAGAATTATTTCAATTATATAATTCGTAATAAAAAGTCAATCATAAATAATGAATTTTTAAAAATAATAGAGGGCGCTATGCATGTAACAGATTCAAATATACATCATATATTGACATTTTTTATAGTTCATTTGAAAGATTTTTATAAAAAAACAAAAAATTGAAACAATATAAAGAAACTATAACTTCTTTATATAGTTAATAATGGCATGTATAGACGATGAATGGGAACAATTTTTAACTTCACAAACCACTGGTAATTTTGGAGGTGTATCAATAAATCAGAAACAACGAATAGAACCTAAAATAGAAAAAATATCAATTGAAACGCTGCCACAACAAAATGAACCAGTATGTGAAGATCTATATATATCTACAAAAACCAAAGTTTTATTTTTGAATCAACCAGTAGATATAAATAATATATTTTGGAAAATTCCGGTTATTGAATATTGGAATGCAACTGATGGTGTAGTAAAAAAACAAATGAAAATAGTTTCCAAATCGAAGGAAGAATTCGATGAATATCAAACAAAGTTAAAAACAATACCTTATTATACTGAAAATATTATTAAACAAATTGATAATCCAGCAGCGCGTAGAATAAAATTCAAAGATGAGCGTAAAATAACTATAGGAATATCAAAAAAAGATATAATGAATTGTCGTGGAAAAGTAAAAAACGCATTTTATAATTGTTTTGCTATTATTATTCGTTTCAAATTTGAAGGTGTTTTCCGTGAAATACACGTAAAAATATTTAATACAGGTAAATTAGAAATACCAGGAATTTTGAATACAAAATTATTAGATATAGTAAAAGAAATGGTTTTGAATTTACTTATACCGAATATTGAGACAACGTTGGAATTCGTCGAAACAGATAGTGAAGAAAATGTATTAATAAATTCCAATTTTAATTGTGGATATTTTATAAATCGCGAAAAATTACATTCGATATTAAGGAATAAATATCGTATAGAAAGTGCGTATGATCCATGTAGTTATCCTGGCGTAAAATGTAAATATTATTTCAATAACGATTTAGGGTTTGATAATGTAATACAAAATGGACAAATAATACAGGAAGATCGAGCAATGAAAATGAGTGAATTAGGTGATAATAAAAAATATACAGAAATATCATTTATGATTTTCAGAACAGGTAGTGTATTAATTGTTGGTAATTGTACAGAACGTATTTTAAAATATGTGTTTGAATTCATTAAAAAAATATTAGCAGCCGAATATAAAAATATTCATGTATTGACAGAAGAACCAGTTAATAAAAATAAAAAGGTCAAGTTACGTAAGAAGACAATTGTAATGACGAATAGTGTGAATAATTGATTATATAAAAATATATAAAAGTATTGTTGTCTTTATACAATATGAAACTCATTCAATATGCTATTATAATGCCAATAATACGTGCAACAATGATTAGTCCAAAAAAATTATGTAAAGATTGTAAATTTTTTATTGGAAATGAACAACGATGTATGAAATTTGGCAATACGGATTTAGTTACTGGTCAACAAACATATAATTATGCTTCTTATATAAGAAACAATAATAATAAATGTGGCGAAGATGCAAAATATTTTGAAGAAAATACCATGAAATTCTTGACTATTCCTTATTATTTCACATTGAAATACTGGTTTGTTTATCCATTAATTTTCACTTATGGTGCTTGGATATACGTAATTCTTCATAAATAAATTTATCAAATCTATTTATATAAAACACCATTTTACCAGACCCTTGATATTATTTTCATTTATTTTATCTTCAAAATCATTTTTTTGAATATAAAATTTATTCAATGTCCATTCATTTATATGACATATTTTTTTCATTTTTTTTTCATTCAAATCAAACAATTCTTTTAATAATAATAAATATTCTGGATATTTCATAGTTATTTTTTTTTGTAATATTTCCAAAAATTGTACGATATGTGGTACGGAAAAACATTTTTTCATAAAAAAATCCAAGTAATTACATAATTCCTTTCTTTCATAAAAAGTAAAATCATTATTCTCCCAATAAAATAAACTATTCATTATTTTTGAAATTTTTTTCATAATTTCCTGAAGATTATTATCATCAATATTCATTATTTCACCATTGGATGCTATAATATTTGTCATTGTACCAAATGTATCTTCATTTTCACCATCATATAAATCGAAAATAGTTTTTTTATAAACGAACAAGATGGCATCCATTTGATTTAAATTTTGTTGAAGATTAGAAGAATGTATCTGTTCCATATATTCTAAATAATAATAATAGGTTTTTTTTGAATAATAGGAAACTTTTTCAATGTTCTTTGTTTTCATCAAAATATATTCAAATACGCGATGTATAGTATTCATTCCAATAAACATTGTAATTATTAAATTGTTTGGATTATCGCAATGTTTTGACTCATTGATCAGTGTTACAAATTCTTTCAATATACCTACATACGTATCTGTTATTTTATCTATAATTGGTGATTTATTATTCAAACGCATATATAATATTTATCGATTAAAAATATTTAGGAAAAATAATAATCATAAATAAATTATTTATATGTTTAATGATATAAAGTAAATTCTAACATATAATTTATAATTAAATAAAAATGAGTACTTCCGTACCTTCTAATACTACAATAGTCGCTGGACAAAATCCAGGATATCGCTTACCTGAAAATACAACACTTCAACATGCAGCTAAATTATCAATCGTAGAAGATAAACCAATAATGCTTGATTATTGGACAAGTTCTTTAGATAAAACTGTTTTAATTGGTGTAAAAGATAATCAAGAAAAGCTTCTTGTAAAAAGTGAAGAAGAATATACTAGTCCAATATCTAAGATATACAAAGTTGGTAAAGAATATATTATAATTACTGAAAATTCTATTTATTTGGTGGATGTTGAAATTCCAACAAAGCGCATTAGTGCTTAGATGTTTATAAATTATTTATAATTACAAATAATTTATTATTAACTATATATTGCGGAAACAACGCGGTCATTATTTGGTCGTGCATATAAACTGCTATTATAATCAAAAACGGAAAAACAACGAACTAAAAAACGATCATTACCATTATATTTTGGAAAAAATGGTGAACGACCATGAACTGCATAACGATTATCAATAATAACAATCTCGCCTGGTTTTAAATTATGTGATATTCTATGTTTATAATAAATATCTACTATTTTTCCAATCAAACGGTTTGATTCTTCCGTTATTCCAAACATCAAGTCTTGATCGAATACTAAATTAAATCGACCATTGGACCTATAAACCTGATCCAATATAGGAATTGGTCCGCGAATATCACCTTCTATGAATTCGTGATTATTTAATTTGAATGATAAATCAACGCCTGTTTTCCAAAGCGGTTGCTTTAATAATTCGAGATCGCTATCAGATAGATTATCAATAATAGATTTTACAGGTAAAATATATGTTATTGCATCAGGATCACCTCTTAAACAAGCTAGACTTAATAAATCAGGACGTAATTTAGAAAAGGCTTGTTCTGTATGGATTTCTAGTTCAGTATTACTACCTAAACTTGTTTGATCTTTTTCTAAAAATCGATTAGGAACAATATCTTGAAATATATTTCCATAACATTCCGCTTCATATGCAATAATATCACTTACAAAACTTATCATTATTGCTTGTAATTTTGCTAGATTTGTATTTCCGCCAATTTTATATGTATTATTACACGGTGTATCTTGTAATTGTTTATATACGTTTTCTAATCCTTTGATTAATAAAAACTCTTTGTCATTTCCATTTTCAACAAAATTAAGTAATTCTATCTGTATTTTAATTGGGAGTTCGTTTGATATATTTTTAACTTGTTTACAAAATAATTCACTTTCGTTATATGGACATGCTGTAATTTTATTTACTAATGTTAATAATATATCAATTTCATCTGTATTTATTTCGATCATATTTTTATATATTGATTACAAAATATTAATCAATGTTTCAACTTGTTCTTTTGTCAAACTATCTGGAAATTCTATTTCAAAATCAATTATCATATTTCCTACTGAATCTTCTCGAAAAATTCCTAAATTAGGAACTACTTTTTTGAAATTTGGTTTTATAACGGTAGGATTACTATTATTATTCAAACAAAGTTTTTTTCCGTTTAAATGGATTATTTCAAAGGAAAATCCACATAATGCTTCTTTTAGTGTTATTTTTTGATTATAAATTAAATCTAAACCAATACGTTTGAAAGGAGTATTATTAACGACTCGAAAAGTGATTCTTATTTCACCCTTTCTATCATTTACAATATTTCCTTTTTCATGCAATGTTACCGTTTCATTATCGTCAATTCCTTTTGGTATATTAATATATACAGTTTCAGATTCCATGCGTTTAGTATTATTACTGACTACTGTACGTTCTATTTCGATAGGTAAAGTACAACCAGTATAACTTTGTTCTATCGTAATTTGTAAATGTTTTTGTATAGTTTCAGGTCGTGAATTCATACTATGAAAAAATTCCGCATGAAAATTACCTGGTCCACCGTGAAAAATACGGATTTCTGGGCCACCCGGTCCGCCAAATCCTGGCATTCCACCACCAAACATCATATTGAATATATTATTAATATCATTCATTTCATTCATACCATTCATATGTCCAAAAGGCATCCCACCCTGAATTCCAAATTGTAATTCCATATCATATTGTTTACGTTTATTTTTATCACCAAGTACTTCATATGCTTCATTTACCTTTTGAATCATATCTTTTGCTTCTTCAGTTGAATTTCTATCTGGATGATATTTAAGAGATAACCCACGATATGCTTTCTTTATTTCAATATCTCCTGCATCTTGTGATACACCAAGAATATCATAAAAATTCGTCATTTAATAATAATATACATATGTATTTTTTATATATTATTTTTTTGTATAATATATAAAAACATCATTTTATATTATTACAATGTCTATTATATCTGAACCAAAGTCAACCTTTATAACAAAATACAAACCCTATTTTATTAAGGACTTCTGTATGGATGAGAAATTATTATCTGTATTAAATACACTTATTGATATCGATTATTTGAATATTTTATTCATAGGTAATTCTAGTTCAGGTAAAACAACTGTATTATATGCTTTAATTAGAGAATATTATGGTTTATCAAAATACGCAAATTTACCTGAAAATAACATTTTGTTTATTAATAACTTGAAGGAGCAAGGGATTCAGTATTTTCGTAATGAAATGAAAACATTTTGCCAATCACATAGTTCTATTTATGGAAAAAAGAAATTATTGATAATCGATGATATAGATAATATAAATGAACAAAGTCAACAGGTATTTCGTAATTATATTGATAAATACAAACATAATATTCATTTTATTTCTGTATGTACAAATATTCAAAAGGTAATTGAAAGTATTCAATCGAGAGTTCATATTATACAAATTCCACAACCTTCAATAATGCAAATAGAAACAATCATGAATAAAATCATAGACACAGAAAATATAATTATAGATCAATATGCGAAAGATCATTTGTTGTTAATGTCTGGTAATTCTATACGAACGCTTATTAATTATTTGGAAAAAATCTACATATTAGGTGTGCGGATTGATATAGAACTATGTAAAAAATTATGTTCAAACATATCTTTTCAAAATTTTGAAAATTATATTGAAAAAATTAAAACCCGCGAATTATCGGATGCAATTGATATTTTATATAAGATTCATGATTATGGTTATTCAGTAATTGATATTTTGGACTATTTTTTTACTTTTATAAAAATAACAACGATAATAGATGAAGAAACAAAATACAAAATAATACCACTCTTATGTAAATATATAACGATATTTCATAATTTACATGAAGATTGTATAGAATTGGCGCTTTTTACAAATAATTTATCTTTGGTAATATAAAATTGTATTTAATATTGTAATTCATTATAAACTCGTTTAAAATGAATATTTTAGTGAATAATATAATAACAAATTATTATAAATATATAAAATGTCGAACCAGGTTTTTCGAAAAAATGTTCCAAAAGAAATCTTGTTCGATTTATTGGAAAAAATATGTTTGAAAACCGACAAATATTATTATATCGATATGAATGCATATCGAAAAATGGTTTATAACAATTATAATGAGGATTTTTGTAATATTTTAAAAGATTATTATCATTTGGGAAAACAAATGTATATTGAGCGTAAAATGTCGTATAATTCTTTTACGAATATTGTACGTCAAATATGTAAAAATTGTATTATTATGTATACATCACAACTTAAATACAATGAATCAAAATATAATATTGACTATTTTATTTATTTTTGAGGATTTTATCTGTCTATATATATAATTTATGATGTTTAGTTCAAAAAATATCAATACATATATTTTTGCAGGTGTTATTGTATTAATAGCTAGTTTTTTTGCTAATCGTGCTAAATCACATTTCAATTCAAAAGATGATGAATATGAACTTATCCGTAAATATTTATTAAATGATTCACCTTTATATGGATATAATCGTCCAAAGATATGGATTCATACAAAATATGATATCAACGCACGTAAATGGAAAGATTTCCAATCTCGTAATACTACCGACTTGAATCAGCCATATATTCATTTAACTATAAAAACTATAATCGATCATTGTGGTGAAGATTTCAATGTTTGTTTGATAGACGATGAATCATTTAGTAAATTATTACCATCTTGGGATATTGATTTAACAGTAGTTGCTGAGCCAATGCGCAGTCATTTCCGCGAATTAGGTCTTTTACAACTTATTTATTACTATGGTGGTATGGTTGTTCCAAATTCTTTTGTATGCATCAAAAATTTGAAATCATTTTATGATGAATCTACACATGGAAATCGCCCGTTTGTTTGTGAAGCAATTAATCGTACTATAAATCTTGAAAAACAAAAACATAAGATGCTTTTTATTCCAGATACTTATTTTATGGGAGCCAATAAAAACGACCCAACCATATTAGAATTAGTTGAAAAAGTAAAACACCTCAATAAATCACCTTTTTTCTCAAGTGAACATGACTTTTTAGGAACTATTTCTAATTGCTGTATCGAGTGTATTGATGCTGGTAAAATGAATTTAATAGGTGGTCAATATATTGGCGTAAAGACCAAGGATCGTAAAACTATTTTATTAGAAAACTTAATGGAAGAAGAATATCTGGACTTGGCATGTGATGCTGTTGGTATTTATATACCAGAAGATGAAGTATTGAATCGTACAAAATATCAATGGTTTGCTTATTTAAGTAAAGAAGAAATATTGAATTCAAGGATGATTATATCAAAATATATCATGGCATCCATTATTGATACATCAAATGAATATTATAAAAAAAATGAAATTAAAAGTATAGTTGCTATATAATTATAAAATGTCCGATTTAGTAGTAACTATACTAGCAGCTGGAGAAGGTAAACGTATGAATTCGAATATTCCAAAAGTTCTCCATTTATTTCATAATAAACCTATGCTTGTAAACGTTATTGAAACATCCATGTCTTTACTACCTAAACGTATTATTGTTATTACAGGAAAATATGATGAACTAATAAAAAACACACTTTCAAAATATATAAATATAGAAAATATTCAATTTGTTATTCAAAAACAACCACTAGGAACGGGTGATGCAATTAAAAATTGTTTACCATTATATAACGATAATGAAAAGATATTGATTTTGAATGGTGATATGCCAAACATTACCAAAGAATTATTAAAAAAATTTATAGATCGTAATTATCCATTTGTTGTTTTAGTGGCAAAATTGGCAAATCCAAGTGGTTATGGACGTATAGTTTATAATAATAATATATTTATGGAAATAATCGAAGAAAAAGATTGTACAGAGATACAACGAACAATTAATATTATTAATTCAGGTTTGTATTATATTGATTCCGAATTATTACAACAATACGTTCCAATTATAACAAATAAAAATATGCAAAAAGAATATTATTTGACAGATATTGTAAAATTAGCGAAACAACATATGAATATAAAAACTTTTTTGATAAACGAAAATGAAAATAAATATATACAAGGTGTTAATACACAAGAAGATTTGAGACTATTAGAAATGTTATAATATTGATACTAAAAACAATATAAAATAATATTTATATATCTATAAACATTATTATCATGGACAACATCGACCAACAAAAAAAGTTAGCGCACACAAAAATCGATGAAATTTACGAAAAATACGCCAATAATGAATACATGTTAACCAAGATCGATAATTATATTTGTCAACAATTACCGTCTATAATAGAAAACATGGAACGTCTACACATCGAACGAACAAACCGTATTCGCGAATTATCAACTGAACAAGATAATTTTATTCAGTATTTTTTAAATAATAATCAGTATTTTTATGTATCATCCACAGAACTATTTTTTTACTATGATGGACTTCATTATTATGAAATCAACGAAGATGATATTCTGTATCAGGTTTTATCAACTATTTCAAAAGATCGTAACCTCATGTCTTGGAAACAACGTACAAAAATCAATATTATGAAACGTATAAAAGAAAATTCACTGTTGGCTAGTATTCCAGAATCTGACACTATTCAATTTGTTCTAGACATGCTATGTCCGCTTTTGTTTACAAATCGCACAGAAGCCAAGTATTTTTTGACTATTTTTGGTGATAATATTTTGCGTAAAAATACAAATCTTATACATTTTATTTATCCAAAATCAAAGCAATTTTTACAGACTTTAAATAATATTTGCCAAGCAAGAATCGGTGTTGGATTATCACAAACATTCAAATATAAATATTATGAACACGAATATCAAGATTGTCGTTTAGTGAAAATCAACGAGACTGTTAAAAGTGAATTAGCATGGTCTTCTAATATAACACAATATGCCTTGGATATTATAACGGTTGCATGTCATTATTCTATTCGTTACAAATCATCAGATGAGTATTTGTTGGAATCAAGTAATAATGTTGAACTTTTGAATAGTGTATTTTTCATGAAAGATATACAACCCAATAATTTAATAAAACAGTTTGTTGATGAATTTTTGGATATCAATACAGCATCAGAAAGTCATGAACCAAATATGAATATCAGTTGGAAAAACATGCAGTATTTATGGAAACAGTTTTTAGAAACGAAGAATTTACCATCGATTGTTTTTATGCAAACTCTTAAACAAAATGTCGTCGAACAATTGAAACACTATTACAAAGAAGACCAGGATGTATTCGTTGGCGTTTATAGTAAACATTTACCAGCTATCCAGAAATTTTTATCTTTTTGGAATGAAACCATGGTATATGATGAAACAGAATCCGACCTAGAAATTGAAGAAATTATTATTTTGTTCAAAAAATGGTGTCAATCGAAAAATGAAACATCGTCTCAATTGACTGATAAAAAAATATTGGATTTGATTATGAATTATTATCCAAACGTAGAAGTCGAGCAGGAAAAATATATTTTGAAAACAAGGTCTATTTTATGGGATAAACAAATGGATATTGTAGTGGCATTGGATAAACTAAAAGAGATTATACGGGGGGATGCCAATATTAATAATATGAATTACTCGATTTATGATGCATATTCGTTTTATTGTAAACAAAATAATATGCAAAATGTAAGCAAATCATATTTTGAAAAATATATTATTGATAATTTCAATGAATACATAGTGGATTCAAAGTTTTTATCAAGTCAATGGTTTATGGGTTGATTTGATTGATTTTTATATATAGTTATTTATAAAAATCATATTGTGGTTATATTTTTTCTTATTCTTCGCTTCCGTCTTCTATTTTTTCGTCTTCTTTACAATCAGGTTTATCTGCAGGACAAACCCTTTTTCCACCCTTCATGCTCTTACGATTCTTACGAGTACTTCTCTTGACAAAGCCGAATTTACCCTTCTTGGTGAAATATCCAGCCTTCTCAAGTCTCTTTTCTTTCTTGGCAGTTCTATGTTTCTTAGCAGAAACAATGCGTCCCCATTTGTTCATCATCAAATTTTTTTTTGTAAGTCCACCTGGTGTCTTATAAGCAGTTCCATTATATACTTGAGTACGGGAACCAAATAATTCTTTGTATGATTTACCACTGATATGGTATTTACCATCATTTCCTCTGACTGGTCTTTTCATTTAATATATATATTATATATAAATTATTTATAAATATGTCTAAAGTATTTAATCTAAACGTATCAATAGTATTTTAAAAAATTAATATTAGTTTTTATTGGTTTATTAGAATTATAATGAGGCCATATAGAACCATAAGGATTTACTATTTGAATGTATCTTTTTAAATAGAAAGCCTTATCAGGTGGCATTAAAGGTAATATTCCATTTATTAATTCAGATAAATAATTATTATCTAAATTGATAAATACTCTATTTAAAAAATTATAATATACTTCGTTAGTAACCAACCCGTTAATAAAATTAGTTGTCATATCTTCAATATATAAAACATCGATATTCATATAAATTCCATAAAATTGCATAAATTGTTGTATAAATAAATTAAAACTATTTACAAATAAATTGAAATTGGTGATATTTATGGTATTGCTATTAATATTTTTATAATCTTGAAACCATATATTCATTTGATCAATTAATTCATTATAATCGTTTATATTAATATTAGTATTTATATTTTTTTTTAATACATATTGCTGTGTAAAAATGTTGAAATTATCTAAATTTATATTGATGTTATTATGTAGTAAAATATATTGTTCTATAAATAAATTAGTTTGTTTTACATAATCTATAGGTGCAGCTACCAAACGTGCAGGTCTCGAATTTTTTACAACCTGTGAATATTTCATTCGTGTAGATATACTTGGATCATTACCCGCTGTTACTATTTTGGAATATTTTACTTTATTTTGACAACAATTTAAAATTTTTTTCATTTTTTACTATTATTATAATAGATATAAAAAATTGAATTATAAAATTGACTATTATTAATCATATATATTTACGGTTTTGTATTAAAAATGTCAACTATTGATTCTAAACTCGCTCAACAATATCAACAAAAAACAGATAAGCAACATATTCTAGATAATCCAGATACTTATATTGGTTCTGTAGAAAATGTCGATGCCAACATGTGGGTATATGATGACCTAAGAAATAAAATCGTCCTGCGTGATATCGAATATATTCCAGGTCTTTATAAATTGTTTGATGAAGGTATTGTCAACTGTCGTGACCATGTTGTCCGTATGATTCAATCCAATAGTATAGAAAAAAAATTCGTTACCTATATTGATACTACCATTAGTGATGATGGTGTTATTACTCTTTCCAATGATGGTAATGGTATTGATATCGCTAAACATCCAGAAAATAATCTATGGATTCCTGAAATGATTTTCGGACATCTTCGTACGTCTACTAACTATAACAAAGAAGAAAAAAAGATTGTTGGTGGTAAGAATGGGTTCGGTTTCAAATTGGTTTTGATTTGGTCGGAATATGGTAAAATCGAAACTGTAGATCATATTCGTGGTCTCAAATACGTGCAAGAATTCAAACGTAACTTGGATGAAATTTGTCCACCTGTAATTACCAAAGCAGCTGGTCAAAAGCCATATACTAAAGTAACATTCAAACCTGATTATCGCCGTCTGCATACACAAGGCTTAACACAAGATATGTTGGCACTTTTGAAAAAGCGTGTTTATGATATCGGTGCAGTGACTGATCATTCTATTAAAAAAATCAAAGTTGGTTATAATGGTACTACTGTTCCAGTTAAAAATTTCCAGCAATATATCGATTTGTATATTGGGACAAAGGAACAAGCTAAACGAGTATATGAACAACCGGATGAACGTTGGGAATATGCTGTTGCACTTTCACCTACACATGAATTTATACAAGTATCCTTTGTTAATGGTATTGCAACCAGTAAAGGTGGTAAACATGTTGATTATATTACTGGACAAATTGTGCGTAAATTATGTGACTATATCGAAAAAAAGAAAAAAATAAAGGTGAATTCAACATCCATCAAAGAACAGCTGATTTTGTTTTTACGTTGTGATATTGAAAATCCGGCATTTGATAGTCAGACCAAGGATTTCATGAATACGCCTTCTGCGAAATTCGGCTCTAGTTGTGTAGTGAGTGATTCATTTATAGAAAAAGTAGCAAAAATGGGTGTCATGGATGTCGCCATGTCTTTGACAGAAGCCAAAGAAAACAAACAAGCCAAGAAAACCGATGGATCAAAAACAAAAACTATTCGTGGTATCGCAAATTTCATCGATGCCAATTACAGTGGCACGGTTCAATCCAAAGATTGTATTTTGATTTTATGTGAGGGGTTATCAGCTATGTCTGGCATCGTTTCTGGTCTTTCTAGTAATGACCGTAATACTATTGGTATTTACCCACTAAAGGGAAAACTACTGAATGTTCGTGGAACAGCTGTGAAAAAAATAGCTGAAAACAAGGAAATAACAGATATTAAAAAAATCCTGGGTTTGGAAACAGGTAAACAATATAATACAATCGCGGATGTCAATCAAAATCTCCGTTATGGTAAAATCATGTATATGACAGATCAGGATTTGGATGGCTCCCATATCAAGGGTCTTTGTATTAATTTATTTCATAGTGAATGGGCTAGTTTGATAAAAATTCCTGGGTTTTTATCGTTTATGAATACGCCTATTTTACGTGCTAAAAAAGGACAGCAAGTCAAGTTGTTTTATAATGATGGTGAATATGAAACATGGAAACAAACTTTTGGTCCAGCTGGACCAACTGGTTGGACCATCAAATACTTCAAGGGTCTTGGTACATCTACTTCGGCGGAATTCAAAGAATATTTCGCTAATAAAAAGATAGTCGATTTTGTTTATACTGGTCAAACCAGTGATGATACAATCGATAAAGTCTTTAATAAGGAACGACCAGATGATCGTAAAACATGGTTAGAAAATTATGACAAGAACGCTTATTTGGATACAAATCGTCCAAATGTTCAATATGAAGAATTTATCAATAGAGAGATGATCCATTTCAGTACATATGATTGTGCTCGTTCGATTCCAAATATGGTAGATGGTCTCAAGACATCGCTTCGTAAGATTTTGTTTAGTGCATTCAAACGTAAACTGACAAGTGAAATCAAAGTTGCACAATTTTCAGGGTATGTATCAGAACATTCGGCATATCACCATGGTGAAGCCAGTTTGAATGGTGCTATTGTAACTATGGCGCAGAATTTCGTTGGTTCTAATAATATTAATTTGTTGGAGCCGAATGGACAATTTGGAACCCGCATTCAAGGCGGTGATGATAGTGCATCAGAAAGATATATATTTACTATGTTGAATTCACTTACAAGATATTTATTTCCAGAACCCGATGATGCTATTTTGAGTTATTTGGATGATGATGGTACGGTTGTCGAGCCAGAATATTATGTTCCAATTATTCCATTTGCATTGATCAATGGAATTTCTGGTATTGGAACAGGATTCTCATGTAATATTGCGCCATATAATCCAAAAATAATAATCCAATATTTGAAAAACAAATTATCAAAACAGTCTATCAATACCGAGTTTGTGCCATATTATGAGGGTTTCAAAGGAACCATCCATAAAATCGCCGAGCAAAAATATTTGATCAAAGGTCTCTATGAAAAAATCAGCGATGACAAAATTCGTATTACAGAATTACCAATCGGTACATGGACGATGCCTTATACGTCATTTTTAGAAAGTCTTATGGATGGTAGTTCTGTCGATAAATCGGGTAAGAAAATCCCACCTAGTATCAAGGATTTTACATCGGTTTGTACAGAAGTATCTATCGACTTCACTGTGGTATTCCCAAAAGATAGATTAGCCGAATTGGAAAATTCTAGGGATGCAAATGGTTGTAATGGTGTTGAAAAATTATTGAAACTGTTTACAACTGTCAGTACTACCAATATGCATATGTTTGATTCAAATATCAAACTACATAAATATAATAGTGTGGAGGAAATAATCGAAGATTTTTATAATATTCGATTATCGACTTATCAGAAACGAAAGGACTATTTAGTTGCTGATATGGAAAAGAAACTAGTGAAACTATCGAACCGAGCCAGATATATTCAAGAAACATTGGCAGGTAATATTGACCTTCGTCGTAAAACCGCGGAACAGGTAACCTCGCTTTTGACTGGCATGAAGTTCGATTTATATGATGGTGACTATAAATATTTGGTCAAGATGCCAATGGATTCAGTAACACAAGAAAATGTAGCCAGTATTATGAAAGAAAAGGCGGATACAGAGATGGAATTATCAGAGCTCAAAGGAACAACCTTGGAAAAAATGTGGTCGAATGAGCTCGATGAATTAGAAAAACAATATGATATTTATAAAAAGAAACGCGAACAGATACAAGCAGGTAGTATTGGTGTTGAAAAGAAAAAGCTTGTTGTAAAAAAGAAATAATTTGTAAATATATATTTAGAAATAATATACAATTTTTTTATGTATATTTAGAAATAATATACAATTTTTTTATGTATATATATTATATAATGCCAAAATCGAATAGTCCAAATAAAACTAAACGCAATAATAGTTCTAGTAGATCTAGATCATCATCAAGATCCCCAAATAGATCAAAAACCGAAAAAAAACCAGTAAAAAAATGTAATAAAATGCCTGAGCACCGAATCAAAGCAATAATCAGATTTGAAAAGTTATTAGATTCCACTTTTGATGCAGGTAGAAATCGTAGTCCAGGATACTATGAAAGTTTGGAAAAAAATTTAAAAGAATTTTGTTTTCCAAAAAACTTTGGATATAAACAATGGAATGAAATATCATCCTATAATATAGCATTACGTAGAGCTATATAAATATATTATTTCTATAAATACCATAAACCCTTCTTTTTTATGGCATTTATTTTTATATCTATACCTACCATCCAATTTGCATGGACAAATGCCAATTTTTTGGTTTTGTCTTTTTTTTTATGAAAATTCTTTTTGAACTCACTGAATTCAGTCGATAATTCTATTAGTTCTGGTTTATCAAAATAAATCAACCCATTTGGAAAACGTTCCAAATCAAACATCGTCGTTTTAAACACACCAGGATTATGTAATAAAAAATAATTAACAAAGTGTTGATCCGGTATTTGCCAATTCATACCCTTATATACATAGTCTGTCATGTCCAATGTTTTTTGATTAGAAAAATACAACATACATCCTGTGCAATTTTGTATTTGATGAACATCGTTCTGAAAAACAATATCATATCCCTTTCCAACATATTCTTTGTATATATTATTTAAATTATCGAGAACAACTGTATCCACATCCAAATACCATACAGATTTATACGTTTTTAAACTTTGATTAATAAATTTATATCTTAAAAACGAGAACTGTACAAAATCAGGGTTTCCAAATGTCTTTTGATTCGTAGAAAAATTAGCATCATCAATAAAAGTACATTTAAAACCATGGGATTTTACTATTTCATACGTCAATTTATCGGCAATAAATGCCATATAGTTCTCAATACCTTGATTTTTTAATGATTTTAAATGATTTAATCCAAGTTCTCCAGAACCTTTATCAAAACAACATACAAATAACAAATCTTCGTTTGTATTTATATCAATCGGAATTATTTTTGTAGTTTCTATATTAGATTGTTGAGAACCTGTAAATAATTTATTGAAATTATTCGTTAATTTATCAAAAGTAGACATTTGTATTATTATATTTTTATATTTATATCAATAAAAATATAAATATAAATAGATTTTCATTGTTATTCATATCAAAAAAACAATGTTCTCATTTATACCAAATGAATTGTTTATAACAAAAACAAATGTGGTATACCCGCCATTTAAAAATGGACTTTATATGGAAGAATATTTTTTAAATCATGTTTCTACAAAAAACATACAATTGGATAAACAAGGACGTCGTTATATACCTGCATTATGGACTAATTTTCAAATAGAGCAATGGTTTCCGACACGTCGTGAAGAAATGCAGAGAACCTTGGATAAATGGATATCAGAAAATCCTAGTAAAAATGGTTATTTTATTGTTGTTCAACATGATGATGGACCAATGTTGCGAGTCCCACCCAATACAATTGTATATGGTGCATGTACCGGTAATATTGAACTACCATTGATTTATCAAGATCTCTCAAACAAATTAGAGAACATTCCACCAAAAACATTCAAAAACAAGTCGTTTCTATGTTCTTTTGTTGGAAGTATTACACATAATGTTCGTAAAACTATTATAGATACATATCACAAAAACCCGAAATTCAAGTTCTCGATCAATCATGGTTGGACAAACAATGTTTCTAAGGATAATCAAAAAATATTTATAGATTTTACTGTTAATTCAAAATATGTATTAGCACCACGAGGATATGGAAGATCGAGTTTTCGTTTTTTCGAAATTTTTAAATTAGGATCAATTCCTATTTATGTGTGGGATGATAAAGAATGGTTACCATACAAAAATGTTCTCGATTATGATAAGTTTTGTATTAGTATTCATATAAGTGAAATTGATTTATTAGAAGAACTATTGATGTCTATCAATCAAACTCAATATGAAAAAATGTTGTCGGAATATGAAAAAATAAAACACATGTTTGAACTCGAATATATGTGTGAATATATTTGTGGACCAACAGTCGAACCAAGTCAACACGCATATGTAGGTCTAGGTAAAGGATTTATTGAATCAGATAATGATGTAATCAATATAACATTTTAGAATGTGTATCAAATGGTATTGATGTGTTCTATATCCATACCTGATGTAAAATGTGTAAAATAATTCAGACTAGTAAAATTATTAACATATTGTTGTTTTAAATTATTCGGCAATAAATGGAAATTAGGATAAAAAATTTCACGCCAATAATACCATATTTTATTAAAACGTTCATCTAACCAATAAATCATATCGTTATCTATTAAATAACTTGATAAAAACGATTGATCATCTTGGTGATATTTCATATATTTCGAAATATTTTTTTCATATAAATCTACAAATTTTTCAGCATGATATTTTGGTTGATAAATTACCAAACCACCATTAATATGATCATTATAATTTTTATTTTCACCTGATAATGCATACCAATCTTTACCGGTTCTTTCCCAACCATTTTTTAATTGTATTTGTTCTCTCCATTCGTAATTATTGAAATATTTTCTTTCATTGACGGCTGCTACTTTACCTTGTGGTATTTCATTAAATGGTAGAGGAGGAGCATTACGATTTATAAATATATCTGAATCAATGCTAATAACAAAATCGTAATCCTTGAATTTATTTGGTATTAATAAACGTTGCCAAAAAAATTTTTTTCTATCCATATTGATTTCAAATTTTATAAGTTCATTTAATATAAACAATTCATAATTGTGTTTTTTACAATAATTTACCAAGTTTTTTTTGAATATATTATTAAAATGATGAATATAAGCGTCACCTATAACAAAAACTACGACTGCAACTTTCATTTATCATAATCATATAAATATCTTTATATAATTATGATATTTATAAATATATATATCTATAATCATATAAAAATATTGAACTAATTATAAAAATGTATAAAAACGTCGCATTTATTACTGGAATAACTGGACAAGATGGATCGTATTTGGCAGAATTATTATTAGAAAAAAATTATATAGTACATGGACTTATAAGGAGGTCATCCTCTATTAATACGAATCGAATCGAACATATTTTTTCAAACCCTTGTATGAAATTACATTATGGTGATTTAACTGATAGCAGTTGTCTAGTTTCCATTCTTGCTACTATAAAAAATAAATATCCAGAAATGGAACGTTTAGAAATTTATAATTTAGCAGCACAATCCCACGTAAAAGTATCTTTTGAAATGCCCGAATATACAGCCGATACTGATGCATTTGGTACATTGAAATTATTGGAAGCAATCCGTATTAATAGTCTCGAAAAAATAGCCAGATTTTATCAAGCATCCACTAGTGAATTATATGGTTTGGTACAAGAAATTCCACAGAAAGAAACCACGCCTTTCTATCCACGTTCTCCATATGGAGTAGCAAAATTATATGCATATTGGATAGTAAAAAACTATAGAGAATCATATAATATGCACGCTACGAATGGTATTTTATTCAATCATGAATCCGAACGTAGAGGTCATAATTTTGTAACCAGAAAAATAACATTAGGACTTAATAAAATCTTAAAAGGTGAAACAGATCGTTTAGTAATGGGTAATATAGATTCACAGCGCGACTGGGGGCATGCTACGGACTATGTTGAAGGCATGTGGAGAATTTTACAAAATGATAATCCAGACGATTTTGTATTAGCAACTGGTGAAATGCATAGTGTACGCGAGTTTATTGAAACTGCTTTTAAATTAAAAGGTATTAATATAAAATGGAAGGGCGAAGGTATAAATGAAATCGGATATGATGAAACATCAGGTAAAGAGTATATATTTATTGATGCCAAATATTTTCGTCCAGCAGAAGTTGAATTATTAATAGGCGATGCGAATAAAGCAAAGACAATATTAGGATGGAAACCTAATATTAAATTTGAGGAATTAGTAAAACGAATGGTAAATCAAGATTGTTCATAGATATTGTTAAAAAAATTATATAAATACTTTGATATTGTATGTATATAATGGAATTTGAAAAGCCATCCGAAGTGGGGTATACAATATATTCTAAATCTAGGTGTCCTTTTTGTACAAAAGTCAAAGTTCTTTTAGAAGAAGAGCCGTATACAATAATCGATTGTGATCAATATTTGGTTGATGATACTACAAAACAACAGTTTTTACTATTTATTGAAAATCTTATCGGAAAAGAATACCGTACATTTCCAATGATATTCAAAGACGGTGAATTTATTGGTGGATTTTCTGAAACCAAGGTTTTTTATGATAAAGAACAAGCTTTTACTGGCGGGGTTTAGTTATAAAAAGTGAGTTACACCCAAGGTTTCAATTCCAATTGTTTATATTGACGATCGTGATGACGAGGTATTTCTAAAGGTACGACTAAAGTACTTTGATCTTGACAGTAACGTACGTATCCAACGGCTTCATTATAAACAGTAGGTACAGCATAATCCAATACAAGTTGGTTCAAACGTTCTACTTGCGCAGTTATATCAGTTTCGCGATGTTCTGCATATTGTAAATAAATACTACGCATAATAATCTTCAATGTATCTATATTTTGTGGACCAATGACAAAACGTCCATCTGATTTTTTATATACTCCTGCACGAAGTCCATTTTGTATAATTTGAATATTACCAGCTGAAAAAAATACTTGAGATAATATATTAGTTTCCCATATACCATCAAGAGCTTCGCGATATTCAGTAGTTTTATTTTTTATAGCTAAACGTTCTTGCATTTTAAATTGAACATCTGGACTAGGTTGTTCAATTATATTAACACGTCCATTATATTTATCCATATCTATTATTTTATTAACGTAATTAATGTTATAATCACTCATTATATAAATTTACATAAGAAATAAAACTTAAGAAAAAACGTAAATACTAAATAATATAATATTTAGTAAAATACTTATGTATCCAATATATATATAAATATACAATGGATTTATTTTACATTGTTGTATTGACAATTTTTATTATATTTTTACTAATAGTATTATCTTATTATGGAATTGTTTTACAAAAAAGAATAAAAGATAATAAAGAATATCCACCACAACCGCCTTCAGCGTGTCCAGATTATTGGTCATTGAATGTAAATGGTTCATGTATTATACCAACCTTAAATTCAAAAAATACAGGTAGTATTTATGGAACTAATAATACAATAAATTTGAATACTAATTCAACATACGGTTATATTAATGGTAACATTAATTTCAATGACAATGGTTGGAGTACCGGTGGAACTAATGCATTATGTAATAAAAAAAAATGGGCAAATATGAATAATATTGTTTGGGACGGAGTAACCAATTACAATGGTTGTCAATAAATAATAATATATGCGAAGTTACTCAGGTGGGTAGTATTAGTTTTGAAAAGAAAATATATAAATATATAAATATATTTATATAACTAAAAGAGGATTATTATTAACGGTAATAAGAACCATTATTACGTAATAATAAAAGGGGCAACAAAAAATCAGAAAATCTATTATCATCGTAATAATAATGATAATGATAATAATATCTACTACTCGATCTACTTGAGCTATCACTGCTACTACTCGAACTAGAGCTAGAACTAGAGCTAGAACTATGGTGTCTTCGGTGATGTCTAGGCATCCTTTGAATATATATTAACATATCAAAAAACATTTCTAAAAAAATATAATTTTCCTAAACGAATAAACCTATTATGGTTTGTAAATTACAAATTATAATCACAATATTACTTATTGAATTTTATTACCCTATGAGGTTCTCCAATATTAGAGTCTAATTTTGTTAACTCAACAGGATATTGATAAAGCGAATATTTATGTTGATAATTTTCTGTATATGAATTCAATTCCATAATTTCATATTTAAGATTACGTAAATTACGTGTTTCTGGTTGAATTTCTTTAATTTGAATATGAACTGCTTCTTTTAGTAGCTCTTTATTTTGCGTATTTTCATATTCTTTCAATAATGCGTTTACACGTTCATTTAAATGGAATATTACATCATTCTTTTTTTCAATCAAGTGTTTTTTATCAATACTATGATATAAATCGTTTTTTTTATCGAGTAATTTTTTATAAATACTACTATTTGAATTATATTTTTCTAATTCTTCTTTAAATAACTTAATAGATTCTTGCTCAGTAGTATAATTAAAAAGAGTGTCCAATTTTTGACGAATAATATTATCTTTTAATTCTTCACTGTCCTCACGAAATATTTCTAACATATAATTCAATTGCATATTAGAGTCACCTACATAAATTTGTATATCCAAACCACAAGGTTTTACACTATCTCCACAAATTGCATTATATCTACCATTTTTTTTTGAAAAAACAGTTCCAACAGGACGTTTACATTTAATACAAGGTGGTTTTATAGTAAGTACTTCTCTCTTTGCTTGACGTTTTGTATCAGCCTTTTCAAATACTTTTTTCTTCATGTTATAAATAATGGTTTCATATGTACTTTTTAATTTAAAATATTCATTTAATGCATCTTGCACATTTTTTTGTTTTTCCTTAGGCTCATTATTTTCTAGGATGGCTGCCGCACTGGAATTACGAAATTCGATACTTGGTGTATTTTCCATTTGAAAATCAACAATTCCTTCTGGTAAGTTTTCGATTACAGTAATAGGGTTGTTGGATACTACTAATTTCTCTAGTTTAATGACACCACTTAGATTCAAAAACGATAAATTATTATTACTACAGTTCAATTCCTTTATATTAGGTGGAATGTTCTCAATGGTCGTCAATTTATTATCATTTATTATCAATATTTCTAGATCCATCAATGAACTTAGATCAAATTCCTCCAAATAATTATGTGGTATTTCTATTCTAATCAAATTACTAGGTAATCCGTCTAATGAAACCAATAAATTATCAGGACATTCGAATTCTAATAGTGATTCGGGTAATCCATTTATACTAGTAATTTCACCCTTGGTTAGTACAATTTTTGTAATATTTGTTATGCCATATTCTTTTAAAATACCAAAATCTAAATCTCCATGTAATGCTTCTAAAATAGATATATCACGGGATGCCTTATTGAATTTTTCTAAAAAATCTTTTAAATATGCTTGTGCTGTATTATTTTCTTTTAATATACGTTCTCTTTGTTCTTCAATAATATTCATAATATATATTGTAAATATATATATTATGATGTTGTAAACGGTAAATTTGTAATACCTGTCATTTGTGACTCGTCCATGTTCTTTTTGTCCTCCTTATAAAAGCGTATTTTTGATAAAACATATTCTTGATCCTTGATAAGCTTTTGGTTTCTTTCATAATCTGATAATTTTTGTTTACTAGAATAATACAACCCTAAACCAAATATTACCACTATAAAAACTAAAACGCCTATATTTAAAACATAATAATAAATACTTACACGTTTTGAATGACATTTTTGTAATGTATCATATAAATAATTTTTCACGTTAGGTTCTATCAAATTTATATTATCCATTTTTATAATAATAAAATCGAATATTTTTTTCATACAAATAACGCTAAATATTTATCAAAACCGTTGTAAATATACATTTACAGAAAAATAACAAAGTATGGCTAAAATAATAGAAACCAGCCATATAGGTATAACAGTTTTATTACGATATCCTACTCCAAATTCACGAAATCCACCGTCTTTTGTATACAACAACCCCGGTTTCAAATAATGAATAATAGAAAATATTACTAAAAACATCAATATGGCTATACTTATTTTATTATATCGTACAAATTGTTTAGTTTGTAACATATTATATATTGTTATCTATAAAATCAATATATAATATTTTTAGTTATTTTTACATAGGTTCAATTGATACTAATCTTCTGGGAAATCATCTTCAACTTCATCTCCGTAATAATCACCATCCATAAAACCAGTGCCCATATCTGTAAAATCATAATCATCACGACCTATTCCAGCATCTTCTGTGTTTTGATTTGTTTCATCTAAAGCATTCAATTGATATATATCCAATAATTCTTCGTTTACATTATCTAACATACCGGCGCCACGTGTTTCTTCATCCAATCCTTTCAATAATTCATCGCGTTCTCTATTATATGTTTCTTTATCATATTGGAATAAACCTTTTTGTTGTCCAACATTCCAATGTTCTAAACGATAATTCTTCAACATATCTTCAACACTACGTGCTTCAATACTCAACTTTTTAAGTTTCTTAATAATACCTTGTTTTTCTTTTTCTTTGGATCGTCCAACCTTTTTCAATATTTCATCATATGAAAAATCAGTTGATTTTTTATTCGTTTCTTCGATGTTTAAAAATGCCAATAATAATTTGCAAACACGGGTTTTCAATGCTTCTGGATTATCCATTTGAATACGATATTCTGTAAGTTCATCATCTATTTCAGCTATTTCTTCATTCAAATTAGTCAAATCTGCCTCTAATAAATTGGCTTCATTCATATTTGCAGCTTTTTTTGCTCTACGATTCTCTTTATGTTCTTGAATATCAAGTCTTAATAATTCATCATCTCCACAACATAATATATATTCATAAAGGGCGGATAAAAAACAATATTTATACAATAGCAAAATGGTAGTCTTATTAAACATAGAATAAAATGTTTTAACAACTGGTCCATCTTCACCAGAATACTCACGAACCACTTCTGTATGAACTGGAATATTCTTTACAAATATATTTAAATCATTCAATCGTTCACTTACTTCTTGTAAAAGTCGTACTAAAACAGTGTCTTGGCGAAATTCTTCTAATTCTTCGTAATATTTATTTATAAAAACTTCCACGTCTTGAATATGTTCTTTGGATAAATCCCAGTGTTTTGGTATTCTTTTATAAAAACTATCGTTATTTATAAGCGCATTTGGATATACTTTTGAGAACATTTCAATCGCATTTGTTATATATTGTGTTATTGTATATAACCCTTCATCATAATATGATTTCTTTTCACTCATGGGTTTATCTAATTTCCATTTTTCAACATTGATTAAATATTCATGTAAATTTCTATATTGTGAATCTGAAATATTCAATCCATAATCATCGAAAAATTGCATTATTTTTTTATACAAATCTTGGTTATTATTAATCAAGTAATCGATAAGATCATTCAATTCTTTTGTAGGTGTATCCGGCATAACTAATGGGTTATAATTATCTAATATTTTATACAACAAATTACGTAAAGGTTCATCAATAATCGTAGAATTACTCATATCTAATTTTTCCAAAATATCTTTTAATATGTCAACTTGTGTAAATGGTTGTCGATGGTCGCTTGATACAATATTTTTTTGATTTACTATTTTCATTAATTGATATAAATCATCGATTGTATAACGTTTACCGTTTTTTTTCAAAAATTCTATTTTTTCTTCTAATGACCATGTTGTCAAATAACCTTCTGGTTTCTCATTACAAAATATTTTGAATTCAGTTGGAATAGGTAAATTACGGTCGAAATTACAATAATGAATAACAGCCAAATAGGTATTTTCTTCGAAATGTCCTAATTGTACAGCTGGATATTGTATTCCAGTTTTTCCTGGATGATACAAAAGATCCGCCATCGTCAAATTTTTCACGTATTTCAAAATTTTTTCGATTTGTTTCGATCCACGTATACAAATATCAATATTTTTATCCTCATTTTCAAAATATTGTATTGGATTCGTTTTGTCAATGTTTTCATTACAGCATGCATTTTCTAAAAATGGAACACGTCCTGAAGTTTTCAAAATCGTATCTTTTGTTTTTACTATATCATTGATCGATTCTATAATTCCATATCCAAAGTATATCATTTTACTTTTTAAAACAAAAATCGATTCTGTTTGGTGTTCACTACCTCTATGAATTAAACCATCGAATTCTGACATAAAACTACTACTAATATTATGTAATTTCTTTACTATTTCATAAGGAACAATCGGTGGTAAAAACTGTTTCCATTTTGAAATACTATGTTCATCTGGAGCTATTAACTCGGGATTTAATAATAAATATTCGCGTTTTTTAACATAGAGTTCATCCATTTCAGGACGCGTCATGATATTATTTTCCAAGAGGGTTTTTATACGGGTTGTCAATACTTCTGCTTTATATTTACTGATAGATAACCAAGGATCTTGTGATAATTTCATTTTATTCAAAACACAAGCCAAGTATTGAATACCAGTAATATCTTCTATTCCAGTCATAGGATATCCACTAAATGAACGAACACAATTAGGAAATGTACGTTTTATTTTGAAAGAAGGTATAGCGGTTTGTATGGCTATTAATAAAACACCTGCAATAATTGTGATCATGGTTTCATTACGGTAGTCTTTGTAGGTAGTTTTGAAATATTTGCCTGTTTTTTTGAAGTTTTGTTCCGATTTTTTTTGATATGCTTCTTCAGTGAATATTTCCTTTTCTATTATTATGTTCGAATGTCTCAATATAAATTCACTAATGTTATCGATGGGAACATCGATGTTTTTACAAATAGCACTCATTATATTGTATATGCTCTCGATAGTCTCGCTTTCAAATACTGGTTTTTGCTTCTTGCCTAGGGCTTCCATGACAACAGTTCCTAAGTCTTTTTCTAATATTTCGTTTGTCGTAATTCGATAACCAGTTTGGTCGAATCCTTCTTCGGTACTAAGGTCTATTTTACAAATAACAAAACCACTATATTTATCAACAATTGAATCTCCGTCATCACTAGTAATTCCAACAGTATGTCTAAGTTCCTCTTGTTTATGTCTATAATCACCACCAGAAACAAAAGTCTCTGCCAATTCATGAATACTAATAGGAAATAATTTTGTATTTGTTTCTTTACAATAGAACCAATGAGCATCTTCGTTCAATTGCTCTACCATTGGCTTACGACAAAACTTATCGACAAATCTGCATATATAATGTTGTATTTTTGGGAAGTCATCCTGTCCCATAATCATATCGCGAAGTCTTAGATAAGGCGAATAGATCAAATCATCATTTGAAGTCGACATTTTACCCAATTCATATGCCAAATTATTTGGTTTACTCATTTGTATATCTTTCAATATTTCCATTTTTTTCAACATTTTCAGATGATATTGAATATTATTTTCTAATTCTTTTTCTAGTTCGTCAATAGTTATCTCATATCGTTTATCGAATTCTTGTAACATATTCTTTTTAGTGATTTCTTTGAAACGGCTATTGGCGTCATCAGTGGTTTCACAAACATTATTTTTCTGGTTTTTGAAACAATTTGCACTAATATTACAAAATAGAGTATTGGTATCTAAAAACGCATCCTGATTGATTTCATTATCAGCTACCCATACATCCTTGAGTCTACGATAATAGCTTACTTTTTTACGAATATCAGCTTCAGATTCGATGGCTTCCTTTTCTTTTTCATCTAATTTTGATTCATCCATATCCTTAGGTAAGGTTGGTTTTATTTCCAACATGGCGTAGTCTCCATCACCAATGAGTTTTTTCTTTGCAATCAAAGTGGTGGCCAAGGTTTTCGCAATTTCCCTAGGACAATCATGTTTTTCAACCAAATTTTCGACCAAATAGTCATAAAAGTATTCTGGTAACATTTCTTTTTGTTGTTTTTCGTATTTTTTCAATATATTATATGGGGTATCATCAAAATCTTTATCATAATAAATTTCTTCGGTATTATTGTCACTCTGTAGGGCCTTTATTGAAGTATATTTTTTCGCCAAATATCGACGAGTACAATCGGTTGGTTTGATTTTTTCATTATCAGTCAGATCATCTATATTTGGTCTCGAAAGTGCATCCATCAAATTATTAGGAGTCATCAGTGTTAACATAATAGACGTCAATACGTTTGTATACAAATTAATATTATCCATATCATACATTCGACGTAATATTTCTTGAGAAGTTAATTTGGTGTCCATTTTATCTTTTGATAAAAAACTATAAGTTTGAAAAAATGCATCGGCAAATTCTTTCTTTTCACTTAATAAACGTAAAATAGTGTTTGATTTTGGTGAAACATCATATTTTGTATTTCGCATTAATGCAAATTCATTATAACGTTTTTCATATTTTTTCTTTATTTCTGAAATAAGTTCTCGAACGGTACGATTAATATCAACATATTGTTTATAACTTATATCCGATGGATAAATCATAAATGGCTCTAACTGTTTGACGATGCTGACAAAACTGACTTTGTCTTTTATGTACTTAGTTACAAGCCGAATTAAAAACCGTGTTTTTGGAATAATGGTTTCTAAGAATTTATTATATTTATCATCAACATAAATGTCTTTGTTTAATGCAAACTCTTGAATTCCTTCTAAAAAGTTGATCTTATCTTCTTTTTCCATACGCTCATAATCAAATTCTTTTGAAAGATCTTCGATTACATGAGGTATAATATCGGTGTTTTTCCTTAAAAGACGAAACAGCATAAAAACACTTTGATGTAGCGAAGCCTTTTCCAAAATATTTGTAGTAGGAAGCTCTATATTAGAAAAACGGAAAACTGGTTCAGGCATCATTAAAAATGATTTCACACATATTTTGTCACTTGGTGTCATTTCAACAGTTTTAAAGGATTTTTTACCAGTTTTCGATAATTCTTGTGATAATTTATTAATACCCATGTTATAACGCTGAATTATAAATTTACGTTGTTTTACGTCATCATTGATGACAACACTACTTTTGAAATCTTCCAAATTATCAATAATGGATTCGATATTTGACATAACATTCATAGTAGTCAGACAAGACATTTCGTTTTCAGGGAGTTCGATAGGCGTCATGATATCTTGGATACGATTATACATATTATCATATCGATCATTATCCTTTGATTTAGAAAGAAGAGATTCTAATGCACGTAATTCGCCACCCTGCTTTTCAATAATAGAAATATCGGATGTTTCTAATGCGGCCTTTACATTGTATATTTTACGACGAGTAGAAACCACCGGAACCAACCATTGTAGTTTTTTATCCATTTTCATTAAATGCTCTATAAGTGGTTTATAATATGCACCCATGGTTTTAATATCGTATGCATTTTGATTAGTATCAAACATCGAATACCGTTCTCGAAGCTCTTTGAAACGTTCAATTAAGTTATGTATATTATTGAGAACCATTTTATTACGCTGACTATTTGGAATAGTGGATAATAATTCATCCATCATATCATTTACCTGTGCATCAATACCATATCGTTGTTCATTTTCTGGTACTTCTACAATTTGTGTAATCTTTTCTAATTTTTCACCAAATATAATAGCATTTGCATCAATATACATTTCTTTCAAAACTTCGCGAATATTTGCATCTGGTTTTGCGCCTTCCGGTATATTTATGATGGATTCACCTACCTCAGTGAATTCAATAGATGCTAATTCACTAGTTGGTGTTTCCTCGAACATTTCACCCTCTTCTAATTGTGCTTGGAGCATAGCCAACGATCCAACTTTTGCAAGAGATGCGGGTTTCTTTCGAATATTAATTTTTTCAATAGGAATATCATGCGGAATACCATGATAAGCAAAATCAATATAGAAAGTAATTAATTCAGGGTAATTTATGATTTCTATCATATCTTCTTCTAAATTCGTTATTTCACCACTAATTATACGGGGTATTTCTCCACCAAACTCTATATCAATCCATGTGCCTACTAATAAATTATTCTGTCTAGCATATCCTTTTTCTTCAGAACGATCTAATAATATAATTTGAATAATAGATTCATCGGTGAATGTTCCGTTTGGATTAAAATTCAATTGTATTTTTTTATCATTATCAATATCATTTGCGGTATCGATCAATACCATTTTGTCTGAATCGATATAATCAATTAAAAATGTATTTTCATGAAGTGTTTCGTTGGGTGGTGCAATTATTTCGATAATATCACCTAATTCTAATGTAATCTCTTTTTTATTAAGACTTGGTTTTGTAATTTGTTCAACAATATCTTCAGTTTCACTATTAGTATCATTCTCTTGTTGAGTATTCTCAATAATATTTATTATTTCATTATTATTATCTTTATCCAAATTAGTTGTTTCCATATTATATATATTTTTAATATATAATATATCTAAATTATATTTGCTATCAAATATAATAATATTAACTACATAAAAATTATATTATTAGTATTATATGAATGAATTAATTATTACAGTAACATATAAAGTATACATAGATTCATGTTCAAATAAAATAAAAAAAAAAAATATTAAAAAAACTTATGCTAATTATTTCATTTTACAATATGATAAAACATGTATTTGTTTCAATGATACTGAAAACGGTATGTACCGTTCGGTTGTATTTTCTAATCCAGAAAAAAAAATACTCAGTTTCAGTCCAATTAAATCTATTCCGACATATGTTTTTATTGATAGTTATCCTATAATAAATGATGAAATCGTAATAAAAGAACATATTGAAGGAGTCATGATAAATTTATTTTATGATAATCGCATTAATAAGTGGAAAATTGCAACGAAAGGTGCAATAGGTGGTAATTATGGATTTATCAAGTCCACTACTAAAAATGAAACTTTTTATGATATGTTTCTAGATGCTTTGTGTGCAAGTAAAGATTATACGTTGAATGACTTGAAAATAATAAAAATACTACCAAAAAATTTTTCTTATACGTTTATATTACAACACCCTAACAATATAATCAGTAAACCAGTAAACAGTCCACATTGTTATCTAATAGCTGTATATTCAATAAATAGCACAAAAAACGAAGTAGAATATATCCCATCCACAATATATGAAAATTGGTCGTTTTTTAATGATATAAATGGTATAATAGAATTCCCTAAACAATATTATACTGATCAATACGAATCTATTATAAAAACTGATTATGGAATTGATTATATTATTACAAATATTCGTACAGGAGAACATTGTAAAGTATCATCTTTTTATCGTGACTTATTGAAAAAAACAATTCATATTGATTCATCAATTCAATATCAATATTTTTGTATGAGGCGAATAGGTAAAATAAAAGAATATATTAAAATGTTTCCAAAACATAAAAAAGCATTTTTTGATATTCAAGATGACTATGAATATTTCGTATCAACAATATATGAATTATATTGTAATTGTTATATTTATAAAACTATCAGTATTCATGATATAGAACCAATATATTTTACACATATTTATAAAATACATCATAGTATATATATAGCGAGTCTTTCTAGTGAAAAACAACAGAAAATATATAGAAAAACGGTCCTTAATTATTTTGATAATATGGATCCACGAGAACTCTTATTTATAATGAGTTCTGATAAACGTGAATGATAGATAGTATTTATGGGTATAAATCAATATAAATAGTAGAAAGTTTACTCAAATTTTGAATATATTTAACACAATGAGCCTTATTTGTATCATTCATTTGACTAATAGGTTCTCGAATATTATTTATTGTATTCATAATTTTTTCAGAATTTGATAATTTTTCTAAATCTTTACTATAATCTTTATCAAAAAAGAATGTAATATCTCCATCATCAATTACATCCTTGTATTTCAAATAAACATGTTTATTCCAAGCTTTTATAAGAGCCGTTGGATTAGCTCGTTTGATAATTTCAAACGATGTTTTTGCATTAATTAATTCTTCTCTTTCTGGATATATACTGATTATATCATCCAAAAAATCTATAAAATGTTTATTAAAAGCTCTTATTGTTGTTGATTTATCTAAATTGGAATTCATTATTGATAAAAATAACTATAAATGTTTATATTATTTTATATTTATTTATTAGACTAATCATATATACACAGGTCCTTTGTTAGTTTCGATTTCATTTAAACGTTGTTGTTGTAAAGTTTCAACTGTAACACTATTAGATAGTTTATCAGGACGATAATTATCAGGTGGTGTATTAATCAATTTGATATCATCACTAGCAGAAACATAATTATACATTTGTCTATTTGTGCCCTTTCCTTTTGCACTCAATTCATCCGGGGTCATATTATAAAAAGTATATTGTTCTGACATAATATTTGACCCACCACTTGATCCACCTAAAGTATAACTAATAGGTTCTCCATTATAATTTGTGGCAACCTCGTTTAATTGTTTTATTTGTGGATGTAAATGTTGCATTATTTCGTCACCCATTAACAATCTATAATTCTGTTTGATCAATAAAAGGGCAGGTACACTATGAATATTAGGAGGCATGACTACTTTTGAACCATTCTCTAAAACAATATATTGTTGATTATTTTTGGGATCACGTACACGTTTATCTATACAAACAAAACTGATTTTATTCGAAAGATTCCCTTTTACTAAAGTTTGTACTAAACGTTGACTATGTTTACAATAATTACTATAATATAAAATATCCATTTTGGTTTTATATTATATGTTAAAAATCCGTTTTTTATAGTTTTCCGCGTTTATTTTGCAACACACATAGAATGTAATAAACGGTTTTGGAAATAGAATACAAAGTATCCTAAAGATAAACCAATTATTGAAATATAGTAATCAATTCCCTTTCTCTTTGTAAGTCCATAAAACAGAGCAGGAACTACAAAAAGAACTAGAAGAATAAATCCAAAAATGGATAGAAAATAAAAATAAAGACAATATTCAGGAGGCAGAGGGCCAAATAGATTATCGACTAAACCAGCCATTATAGTATATTTATAGATATTTATTTCAAAACTACTAAATTATTTTAGCATTTCGAATTATATTTATTATTTTGTTTAGAAAAATAGTATTTATCATTAGAATTATCACGATATAAAGATTCCATATGGTATACTGTTGTATTTATTACAGGTAATAAATGTGACTGTGATAATTGTTTAGTAATAAGCTTACATGTTTTATCGATATCATTATAGTCTATATCTATTTTTGAAGCAATTATTGAGTTTCGTAGTTTATTTCTAATTCTTGGCATTTGATTATACAAAAATATATATAAATAATTTTTTATATATTTTTATTAATAATAAATATATAAAAACTATCGCATTAAATGAATTTGTTAAGATATTCACAATGACATAACAAATAACTATTATCGTTTATACCTGTTAATAGTCTGTTTTGATATCTAACAGTTTGAATAAATCATTTGTTCTTTCTAGTATTTCGACTATTTCGAAATTTTCATATTGGTCCAATTCTCTTGTTATTTTATGACACGATTCTTTATATTGTTCTTTTTTATTAGAGAAAGGTTTATCTTTGATAGAACGATTACCTTTATGTCCATTTTTACTATTTTTTGATTCAAGAATAGTTAAATTACCTAACTTGTATATTATATTGGGTGATGATAAACTATTTTTTTTATTTTCTGGATATATATGTTCTAAATCATGTTCTAAATTAGGATAATAGTCATCAGTTGTTTTAGTCGTTTCTAAAAAATACAATAACATTTTTGCGAGTGTTCCTGATGAATGTTTCCATTCTTTAATAACATTATTTTTTATATAATTTTCTTTATTTATTGAAATATCTTTATGTTTTTGTAATATTTTTGAAAATGATTCATAATAATTAATATTATTATTTATAATATATGAATTTGTTAAATCTATGAATTCATTTGAATAACAAAGATTATTAAATATTCTATTTTTTGTATTTATATTACGATATAACCATTTAGTTATTAATTCCAATATATCCTTATTTATTTTTTTACTAAAATAAAAAATAGGTAGTATAAAAAACATATACCCTTCCCAACTAATACAACATCTTTTTGTATGTAAAATCAATCTTCCATATCTATCATTTTTAATAATTTCCATAATATCTAATAATTTTTCAACAATTCCAAAATATATTTGAATTTCATTATATGTATCTTTTTTATCTGGTTTTATTAATTTTTTAAATAGCACTTCTTGTTCACATATTCTTGAAATTTTTTTATCATAAATTTGTATTGCACAATTGAAAATTTTTTGTCCATATTCAGAATATATCGTATTACTTTTTAATTTCAATTCATTCCACTTATCATATATTTCATATTTTTTATCATTTGAGATATTTGATAATAATGAATTCTTAATAACATCTAATGTGCTTACTGGTTTACCACGATTGTTTTCCCATTCAAAAATTTTAGAAACGTATCCCAAATCATCACATTCATATACATTAAGGTCAATATTATTGAGAATAAATTGATAAAATTCTTTTAATTTTTTTATATTTTTAAATTTATTATATATTATTCTACAAATAAATTCATATGATTTATAAATTTTTGTATCCTTACTTTTTATTTTACTATCATCATATTGATGACATGTTGTTAGATGTCTTACAAAATCAACTTCTCGGTCTACTTTCGCCTTATTGTTAATTTTTTTATTGCAAATATTACATATGTAACATTTTATATTATTATTTATATTATTATCATCAGATGCATCATCTTCATAATCGATTGCATTTATATGGTCATCTTCATGTTCATGTTCATCGTCATCGTCATCGTCATCGTCATCTTCAATTATTTCATTTTCTTTTTCAAAATTAATAAGTGGAATATATGTATTAAATATTTCACACAATGCTTCATTATCATATGGATTGATACAATGAATTTTTGGAATAACTTCAAAATCTTTAAATTTGGCGTTGTCTTGAAATTCTTTGATTCTATCTGTAATATCTACCATGCTATCGATATCTTCTTTTAATAAATTTATTATACTATTACTGAAATTAATTGCTTTATTTTTGTCTTCATCTGAATTGCAAAGTATTTTATTACTTGTACTCACAATTGAAATTGCTTTTAATATTAAAATTATTGTAATTAATCGTTGTTGTCCATCCCAAACCTCCTTTCCATCGTTGTTTCCAGTGTAATAAATAATTGACCCCATTTTTTCATAAAAATTTGTATTTTCAAATATATCAAATAAATCATTTAAAAATTTTATAATTTGTGGTTCATTATCCCAATCATAATTCCGTTGATTCATAGGTATCATATTTAAATTTGATAATATTGATTTCCAATATGTTTGGGTAGTATGATATGGTTTAATTCTTGCAGTCATTTTATTATATTATATATAAATATCTCTATATAGATTTTTATTATATATTTAATTACATACTTAAACATTTGTATCTTTCTCATAAGAGAACATTTCACACATTTTCGCGTAAAATGGCATAAATATTTAGGTATATTCATAGTAGATAATGTTCAAAAATTGGTTTACACCGAACGTCGCAATAAAAATCGGATTTGAAGATATTAAATTTGCAATACAGAACCCCGATAAATATATACTGATTAATACATTGGGAATAAATGAACAATCCTGTCTAATTAAAAATACGGTACCGTTTGATTTGGAAGAAAAGATGGTGAATGATTTATTGGATAATTTTGAGTTTAATTCGAGAACCTTCTTGATTTATGGTAAAAATACGTCGGATTCTAGCGTAGATACTAAATACAATCAATTACGTGGATTAGGATTCAGTAATATTTATATATACTCGATAAATGGAAAGTAAATTATGGCAACACATAAAATATAAACCAAGACAAATAGATGAAAAATTTTATTGAAATTTTTATTAGATAATTTCCAAAAATATCAAGAAATTATAAGAAAAAATAGACTAAAATAAAACATTAATGATAGGAGATATAAATATAAACAATATATATATTTATATCAATGGATAGTTCTACTGTATGGAAAATAATCAATAAATATTTTGAAGATAATCCACAAGCTTTAGTAACACATCATGTCGAATCCTATAATGATTTCTTCAAGAATGGCATTTTTCAAATATTCAAAGAAAAAAACCCTATTAAAATTTCCAGTCGTTTTGATAAAAATATCAACGACTATCGTTCTCAGTGCATAATGTATTTTGGTGGAAAAGATGGATCTAAGATCTACTTTGGTAAACCTGTTATTTATGATGATAAAGACAATTCCCATTATATGTTTCCAAACGAAGCACGTCTTCGTAATATGACTTATGGTATGACTATTCATTATGATATTGAAATTGAATTTATAACCATACTAGAGGATGGTGAAATGCCGAATATAATTGGTATTGAGGAGGTTGATGAGTTTACAGGTGGTGATGATGATGATGAACAAGAAGGTGGTGCTACCGAACAACCAAAACGAAAGGGTCGTAAGAAACGTATTCCTGTCAATATGACGCCCGCTGAAACAGCTATTTTCCGCGAAGCTACTGCTAAATCAATGATTACACCAAATACTCAAAAAGAAACCATGGTTCTCGAAAAAATATTTTTAGGAAAATTTCCTATTATGATTCAATCTAATTATTGTGTTTTATCAGGATTACCACGAGAAATACGTCATACTATGGGTGAATGTTCGAACGATATTGGTGGTTATTTTATAATTGACGGTAAAGAGAAAACCGTTGTTTCTCAAGAGAAATTCGGCGATAATATGCTTTATATCAAGGAATCCGGCGATGAAAAATATCTATATTCAGCCGAAATACGATCTGTAAGTGAAAATGTATCGAAACCTATCCGTAATCTTTCAGTTAAAATCATTGCGCCAACACCGTCTTATACTTATAAAAATATCGTTGTCAATATTCCAAATGTTAGAAAACCTGTTCCACTATTTATTGTGTTTCGTGCTCTTGGTATTATTTCTGATAAACAAATCATAACGATGTGTCTTCTCGACCTAGAAAAACATGAAAATATGGTTGATCTATTTATTCCATCGGTTCATGACGCGGGTGGTATAATGACCCAATTGAATGCTCTTAAATACATTGCTACACTTACAAAGGGTAAAACAGTATCACAATCTTTATATATTCTCAGTGATTATTTCTTACCACATGTAGGTGAAGTAAATTTTATACAAAAAGCTTATTATCTGGGTTATATTGTTTTTAGATTATTATCGGTTTATACTGGTATTGAACTACCCACCGATCGTGATAATTTCAAATTTAAACGCATTGAATTAGTAGGTTCTCTTATGTATGATTTATTTCGTGAACATTATACATTACAACAACGTCAAATTGAATTAGGGTTTGAAGAAAAACTCTATTATAATCAAAACATCTATGAGAACAATTTGAAAGGTCTTATTGAACAAAATTATAAAGAGATATTTATGGAACGCACCGTAGAAACCGGATTTAAAAAAGCATTCAAGGGTAATTGGGGTGCTACTGCTCATACAAAGCGTATTGGCATCATCCAAGATTTGAATCGCCTTTCTTTTAATTCAGCACTGAGTCATCTACGTAAAACGAATTTACCACTAGATGCAAGTGTAAAATTAGTAGGTCCTAGAGTACTTCATAGTACACAATGGGGTCTATTTGATCCTATTGATACACCAGATGGTGGAAATATTGGTTTACATAAAAATCTCGCTATTTCGGCTTATGTTACACAAGGTTATTCTAGAGAACCAATCATTCATTGGTTACGTGAAAAAGCTCGTATGAAGTTATTAGAAGAATGTAGTCCTGAAGTTCTAGCCACTATGACAAAAGTCATTGTAAACGGTCTTTGGGCAGGTTCTATCAACGAGCCTATCGAAATTGTAGAAAAAGTGAAATTATATCGTCGTAATGGACTATTCCCTATTTATACCAGTATTACATTTGATATTAAACAAAATACGGTTTTTATTTATACTGATGCTGGACGTATTTGTAGACCTATTTTTTATCGCGATGTTGAAACTGGCAAAATGTCATTTGAAAAGGAGAACATAAAAAAACATTTAGAAGACAACGAATTCACATGGGCACAATTAGTGGCCGGTTTCAATAAAAAGAAAGATCCAAATTTTAATACTAATAGTTATAAAATATATGAATTACCGGAATTATATGAAAACATGGATTCAGAATCAAATCCTGCTCGTTTAAGAAAATTCTTAGAAGAAAAAGCCATTTTGGATTATGTTGATACAAATGAGACAGAGGATGCACTGATAGCATTGAATACAACTGAACTAAAAACGAAAGAATCACGACATACTCATTTAGAAATCCATGAATCACTCGTTTTTGGTATGATGTGTAACCTGATTAGTTTTCCAGAAAATAATCCAGCAACACGTAATTCATTTTCATGTGGACAAAGTAAACAAGCTTGTTCTATTTATCATACAAATCATCAGGTACGTATGGATAAAACCGCTGTTGTTTTACAATCAAGTCAAAACCCGCTTGTAAAAACGCGTTATTTGGAACATATCAATCATGAAGGTAATCCTTATGGTGAAAACGCGATCGTAGCAATTATGTGTTATACAGGTTATAATGTAGAAGATGCTGTATTGATCAATGAAGGTGCATTGAAACGTGGTATGTTTAGAACAACTTATTATACAACTTATGAGAGTCATGAAGAAAAAAGCAAGGGTGGTGATGTCGTTACACAAAAAACATTCACGAATATTGAGAACTCCACAAATATAGTAGGAACAAAATCTGGTTATGATTATAGTAAATTAGATAAACATGGTCTTATCAAGGAAAATACAGAAGTTGATGATAAAACTGTTTTGATTGGGTTGACCGTTAATAGCAGTGAGAACCAAACAATGAAAATAGATATGTCGAAAACCCCAAAGAAGGGGCAATTGGGCGTAGTAGATAAATCATTTATTACGGATGGTGATGAAGGAGGACGTATTGCGAAAATCCGTGTTCGTGAAGTAAGAGAACCTAATATTGGAGATAAAATGGCCTCGAGAAATGGGCAAAAAGGGACCGTCGGGTTGGTAATTCCAGAATGTGACATGCCATTTACAAAAGATGGACTAAGACCAGATATTATTATCAATCCACATGCCATACCTACTCGTATGACTATTGGTCAATTAGTTGAAACTATTACTGGTAAAGCAGCTGCTGTATATGGTGGTTTTAGTGATTGTACTGCATTTATTAATAATGGCTCTAAAATAGGTGTTTTTGGTGAAATGTTAGTAAAAGAAGGTTATCATTCGAGTGGTAATGAAATATTATATAATGGAATGAATGGAGAACAAATCGATTCGGAGATATTTATTGGACCTAATTATTATATGCGTTTGAAGCATATGGTAAAAGATAAAATAAATTATCGTGCATCCGGTCCACGTACAGCACTTACAAAACAACCCGTAAGTGGACGAGCTAATGATGGTGGTCTTCGTATAGGTGAAATGGAACGTGATGCCGTTATATCCCATGGTATAGCTGAATTTTTACGAGAATCAATGATGGAAAGAGGTGATAATTATCAAATTGCGGTATGTAATAATACTGGCATGTTAGCTATTTATAATCCATCGAAAAATCTATTTATGAGTCCTATGGCAGATGGACCTGTCAAATTTGTCTCTTCCTTGGATGGTAAAGATATGAATATAGAAAAAGTCACGAAATTTGGACGTAATTTTAGTGTGGTAAATGTGCCTTATTCATTTAAGTTATTATTACAAGAATTGAATACATGTAATGTCCAAATGAGAATAATTACCGAAGATAATATTGAACAATTGGAGAACTTGACATTTTCTAAAAATATCAATCTTTTATTACATGATATGGATATTACTCCACAAAATATTGTAAATCAAATTAAAAGAGGAATAATGAATACTAAATCGGATATTAAAACACCACAACAACCTATTGGACCTATAAATCAAGAATCTCCTGATTTTCCAGATACGTCACCAGCATATCAAGAATCGCCTGATTATCCAAATGTATCACCTGCATATGAACCAAAAGAAGATGAATTAACGGATATTATCAAAAAATCAGCTTCATCACCGCCTTATAACCCATTTGTATCTGAGTCGCCGCCATTTAATCCTACAACGCCTGACTTTCCTCCTCCAGTAAATGAATTTAATCCAAGAACACCAGATTTCCCACCACCAGATAGTTTCGAGAACTTATCACAACAAGCAAATGAATATTCAATAGGTGAGGATGTATATTATCGAGAAGATCCACCTATTTATGATCAAATGGGTAATCCTTTACCTCCTAGATTATGGAAAATTAAAAATATAGGTGATAAATTCATTACTATTGTTACTAATCCTATTAATAGCACCGATACTAGAGAAACACAAGAAATCGTGAACGCTATGCAAATATATAAAGCCAATGATTATTCATCATCACGGTTAGAACAACCTATACAGTCTATTACTGGTTATCAAGGAGAACAATATAATATGGCAGGTGGAGCAAAGTCGAATCCAATGAATGTACCACAACTTAGTAACCCAGCCATTCATTTTGCGCCTGTCTTCAAAATATTGAATGGGTCAACTGATTTTTCAGCAGACCCTGTGCAAAATGTAGATCCAATTTCACAAATTGGAGAACAATTACAAACAACTGGGTTAATAAATACAGCACCGCCAATTCAAATAAAAAAATCTTCAGATGAACCTGCCAAAATAGATTTTGATAAATTGGTTATAAAAAAAGTATAAAATTATTTAGGATATATATTGTAAAAAATATTTATGTACAATATATATAATGCCTACTAAAAGTAAAACCAATAGAAAAACTAGAAATAATAGAAAAACTCGTAAAATGAAAGGAGGTTATTGGTGTATTTTTGAAAATAGAGAAAATACAGATTGCAGTAACAACCCAATAAAAGGTATAGAAATGTCTAGATATTATTATTATTATTTATACAAAGATAGTTCTGGAGAACTAACATTATTTGCTTACAGACCTCATGCATTTAAACATTTAGATGATTTTTCTACGAATGACGGTCTTTCTTCGTCTCCTATACCTATACCTTTTAATACAATTGCAACAACATTTGGCAATAGAAAAAAAATTATATTCAAAAAAGATCCAACAACCCGTCCTTACAATTTACAAGATTTTATAGATTTATTGAATGAAATTTTTCAACATTTAGATTTATCATATTCAAAACTATTGAAAACCAGATATTTTAAACCAAGAAATTCTAAAGATAATAATACGTCAATTATTGAAAATAATATAAATAACATAAATGTTATTTATGAAATTTTATGGCAAAAAAAATACATTCCAAGAATAACACCTCAACAAATTGTAGAACAATTAGTAAATTATAATATTGGTTACAATAATGTAACTACTTGTATACAAATTGTAAGTATTAGAAAATTAACAAAAAACAATAGTTATCCAATAAACTACGTTGCAAAACCGTTAATTGAATTACAAGCAGGAGAAACCCCAATGAAATGGCATCAATATGAGAGATGGTTTAATTATACAAATAATTATGCAATTCCCAAAGATTCTAATAATAATAATAATAATAATAATAATAATATTACTGAAGATAAAGATGAATCTATTCCTAATAATAAACAACAATTAGCGATTAATACCAGGAGATCGTTAGACAGATTAACAATATCTAGAAGAAGAAGACTACAAGAACAAGAGAGACTTGAACAAGAAAGACTTGAACAAGAAAGACTTGAACGAGAAACACCAAATAATTCAAATTTAAACCATAACGCAACAGTATTTGTACCACAAACACTAAATAATTTAAATTTAAACTATAACGCAGAAGAATTTGTACCAGGAACAATGAATATACCATAAATAAATAATTACACCTTTGCACATTTGAAATGCCCATTTATGGGAAAGTTTAAAGTGACAAAGATGATACCGATTGTGTATTTGTAATGCGCAAAGGTGTAAAAACTATTTATCTATGTTTCCTTGTTTTGTTTTTTTTCAAACCTCTACCAAATATTGGATTGATTTTTTCTTTTATCGGTGAAACAATGTGTACTTGTTTTCCTTGAATATATGGTATTCTTCCAATTGTTTTATTAATATATTTCCTAAAATTAGTTAATTTGATAGAATTTCTAACATTGGTTACAAATCCAGTTATAGGTTTTACTATTTTTTTTATTGCTTTTCTTCTTGTTCCAGGTTTGGTTCTAATACTTAAATTTTTTTCGGAATCAAGTGAATCAGACATATATATATACTAATAATATTATTTTAATTTTGTGCATTACCATTTGATTTTTGAGTTATACAACATAAACAATTTTTCAAACTTAAACACATATTTCTAGAAGTAGATACTCCACATATAGAACATGGGTGATTAATCGCATAATATAAATTTGTAATTAAATTATTCGTATTGGAATATTGATTTTCATTATTTTCTTCTAAATCTTCGAATTCATCTGTATAAATACGATTATAAATAGTAATGGCATTTCCAGATAAAACATTGGATTGATATTCATTATATATGCGATTCAAGATCTTATCTATACTTTCCATATCCGCATCTTTTTCTTTTTCATATACTTGTATTTCTTTGTATATTTCAACACTCAATTTATAATATTTCTTGTAAGAATCCAAACGTAAATCCAATAAGAAAAAGAGAACTACACGAAAAAGAAAATAATATATATAAAATATTTTATGAATATTTGTAGAACCATTAACATCTCTATTCCAATAACCACAACCGTTTTTACAACAAATTAGTCCATGGACGATAATGCTTTCAGTTCTGTATCGGTTTGGGTTTTCTCTGAATATCGTCTTTTTACAAATATACCTATTTCGCTCAGAGAAAACATTTTTATTATTTTTATCAATAATTCGTTATTTATTATATTATTATAATATTGATACACAAAAAATTGAATATAACAAATCAAAAAAATATAAAACTAAAATCGATTTATAAATATATAATGTCAAACAATAACCGCATTCTAAGTATTTTCAAATCCAGAAATACAATTCTTGAATTATTAGAGGATCAATTTTATAATACAAAAGAATATGAAGGGTTTAGTATTAATGAAATTGATGCAATGGTTTCAAATAACCAATTAGACATGCTAATATCAAATGATAAAATTCAAAAAAAAGCATATATAAAATATTATTTGAATGCAAAACAAATAAGGCCAACAGTTTTAGATGAAATTATAGAAGATTTATTTGTTATTGAAAATGTATTAACAAAAAATGACACTCTTATCATAATCATAGAAGATGAACCAAATGATACTATTTTGACTAAACTCAGATATTTATACGACAACGAAGGATATTTTGTAATAATTCATAATATTAAACGTTTACAATTCAATATTTTAAATCATAAATTGGTTCCATCTGGATTTATTTTAGACGAAAATGAAATTGAAGAAATGAAAAAAAAATATAATATCAAGGATTTAAAACAATTACCAGAAATATCAAGGTTTGATCCTCAAGCATTAGCACTATGCATTCGACCAGGTCAAGTTTGTATGTTTAATCGTGAAAGTGTAACAGCATTGTTTTATGATTATTATCGACTTTGTGTATAAAATATCTTATAATAATATAAAATGGATAATACAATAACTACTGGATATAAACCTAATACAGTATTAGTTGGTTATAATCCGAATGATTTTTTTTATTCAAATGCAACTTCATTAGGAAATATGCCGACTGATAATAGTTGTAATGAATTGAAACCATACGATGATAGTTGGAATAATGATAAATGTAAACCAGATAAGTTTCCAAATAATAGTATTAATTGTATCAATATAGAACTTTGTAAAAATAAAGATTATGCAAACAAATTAATGAATATAAATAAAGGAAATGCCAATTCAGATGAAAAATATTATAATGTAAAGGAACAATATGATATATTATTTATGAATAGTATTAATTTAGGAATTGGTTGTGTTTTCTTATTTTGGTTTATATTTAAAAATAGATAATTTAGTAATCTATTTATATCATAATAATATAGATAGATTTTGAATATGGAAGGTTTTAAAAAATTTTCTTCAGAAACAGAAAGATTGAAAATATCACTAGATAGCGTTAATATACGTATATTAAACGATATTAAAATAATACAAAATAATGATAAATCTAAAATTAATGTAATTAATATAAAAAATAATATTGATTATTATAATACTAATATATTCGGTTTAAAATCTTCTATAAATAAATTGAATTCAAATGATATTAATAACTATTATAATGTTGTAAATAGTAATTTAAATATTTTAAAAACTATATATTTTAATTTACAGAATAATATTATTTCTAAACCTATTTTACCTACTATATCTACAGCTACAGCTACAGTTACAGCTACAGCTACAGCTACAGCTAATATACCAAATACTATTCCAACAAACAAAATAGTATATAAAAATAAAAATATGATTACTTCGAATGATATATCAAAACTTTGTAATACAATAGAAGGATTTAATTTAAGTGAAGAACAATTTACTGATTATATTTCTTCTTATAATATAAATATGCCAATTATCGAAGGATTAAATGATAAATTAAATGATGATGATATGACTAATATAACAACTCTCATGACCAAAGAGAAAGAATTACTCGATCGATTAGCCGATTTCAATAAAAAATATGAACGATATATACATTGTAATGATAGCAATGTTAATAGTGATTGTGAATTGGGAAATTATCCTAATTCTAAAGAATTAATTGATAAAATGGATACTATTAATGGAATTATTGATAAAATGAAAGGTAAAACAATATCACAAACTACAGATTATCATGATAGTATAGTTAGGGACTATGATAATGTTACTAAATTACGTAATGATTTAGATATTAAATTAAAACAATTATATGATCCAGAAAACTCAAAAATTGTTGATTTCAAATATTCATATGATTCTACTATATATTCAGGTATATTAATTTCTGCTTTAGCAACTTCTCTATTATATTATATTTTTACTGAATTATAAAATTTCTCAAAATATATTAATTATAAATGGACATTATAAAAGTTATTCCAATTCCAAATAAAAATTTTAAATCAAATAGTATTGAAGTTACCGAAGAGATCAAAGATAATAAATTTGATTATAAACATACAGGTAAATACAATATTAAAGCTTCATCATATACAGATATATATCTTCCATATAATGCTTTCAATAAATTGTCTAATAAATACTGGCAATGTGGTACTAAAAATAAACCATTTTATTCTCCAGAAAATTGTAATTCAATTACATATTCATTTGATCCATACAGAAATTCTATAACTGATAACTCTGCTTACCAAGGTGGTAAAACAAAAATTACAACAGATGTAGGATTTCTAAATAAACCAAATGAAAAAAATGAAATATACGGTGAATGGATACAAATATACATACCAAATGCTGAGAAGTTATATTTACATAGTTATAGTATTTTAACCCCTATTCCAATAAACGAAAAATCAAAAAAAATTTTTACATTTCCTACAAAATTTATGGTTGTTGGTTCAAACGATGAACAGAATTGGGAATATATTGATTTACAATACATTACTACTTATAAAGATACAACATTACAAACTCCAATAATATTCAATGTAAATTCTAGTTATTCTTATTCTTATTATAGGTTGATAATTATGGAAATGCCACCAAAAAATAGTATTGTTAGAATAAACCAATGGGCGCTCAATTTTTCACCATATTTATCAATGAATATAGACGCATTTACGAATATGAATTACACAAACTTTAATACATCTAATCCATTAGAAATAGAAAAACATAATAATTCTTTTAATGAAACAGAATATCTCGATAATACAAATTATAATGATATTTTACAAATAATTTGTACATCCATTTTAGCAATATCAATATTGTTTTATTATAAAAAACTATTAAAATAGATATTTTTATTATATATATTATTTATATAATAAATGAATAATTTTTATAAAAATACAGATTATGAAAATAATAATAAAAATTTATTGAAAAGTATTAAAAGGCTCGCAAGTGATTATGGTTTTACTTATTTTGTTCCTAATACTATAAATGTATATGATTTAAATAAATGTTATTCTAAAGATTCGTCTAATAATATTATTATGAACAATATTAGTAATTATCAAAAAAATAGTCAAGCTGTATACCATACTAATGATAGTTGTAAATTAAATGCTACTATTTTACATAGTAAACAAAAATTGGATGAAAAATATAAAATTAATGATATAATAAAAAATAATGGGTCAAAACAAGGATTATCTTTTAAAATAATCGATGGGTTTTACAACGGAAATTCTAAATATTTTTTAAATGATAATAAAAAATATAATAATATAGCCGTTAAATTTGATAATTTACAAAATGCAACAAATAATATAATTAATACAATTACGACAGCATATTCAATTGAATGGTATGGTTATTTTAAACCTAATGTTACCGGTAATTGGACGTTTAAATTAACAACAGACCGTATTGGTCTATTATGGTTAGGAGACATTGCTATTAATGATTATGAAAATATAAATGCCGCAATCAATACTAAAGGTTCAAATACTATTTCATTGAAATTAAATGTAAATAAACACTACCCTATACGTATTCAATATGGAAATGAATCATTAACACAAAATAATAAATTTTCATTATCGATAACTAGTCCTACAAATTATGATGGTATAGATCTATTATGTTCATTATATAATTCAGATGGATCTTTATTTGAAAAACAATTAATGTATTATTCTTTAAATGAAATAAGTCCTGATTTAACTTTAAAGGGTTTATTTAACTGTTATGTAACTGACCCTAATAATGATCCAAATTCAATTAAACAACCATCAAATGATGTTACATTATGTGATGGTATTTATAATGATAAAAAAAATGATGAAGATATACATTATAATAAAAAAAATAATAAAAATATATATTTATATCGTATAGATGGAGATCCAAAAATGAATAAATTATTTATGACTAACAATATTGAAAACGAAAAAAGTCTATTACCTGTATCATCTAATGATACTATTTTAATAAATAATTATACTGAATATAATGATTATCATCCTTTAGAAACCGATTTTACAAAAAGTGTAAAATTGAATCAAAAAGACTGTAAAAATAAATGTAATAATAATCCTAATTGTAAATATTTTTATTCTTATTTTAAAAATAATACTAATTACTGTATTACAAAAAATGATGATAATTTTCCAAATCAACTAATTCCAAACCAACCAAATGATAACATTTCAATTTCAAGATTATACATAAGAAATGTAACACCTAAGTTATCAGATACTGATGAAAGATATAAATTAAACACAACAAATACTAATAATTATAAATCTTATTATGATTATGAATTATTAGTAGATAAAGAATTAATCATACCAGATAAACATAACATTGGATACAATGGGTTCAATACCAAAACACAAAACCAATATAAAAAAAATTGGGAATATTTGAATGGTAATGGAATAACTAAAGAAAATTTTGATAATCATGGATATACAGATTCATATAATGTTGTAAATGTATCAGCAAATACTGGCGGTAATTCAAATATTCCAGATAGTATTATTAATAAACAAATTAATCCTTTAATAGAAATATCTAAAGACTATAATACACTACAACAAAAAGTCAATGATAATTATTATGATATTAGTAATTCAATATTCAAAATAAGAAATAATAATAAAACTGGTATAAGAGATATATTATTGAATGATCCAGATAATATATATGACTATAGTGGAAATTTGTTTAATTATAATACTAAAAAACCAAAAAAAGAAGATGCATTGAAAGAAGATGTTAATATAATGATTTTAGAACAAAATAATCTATTGATGTTAGGAACTATAACTATTGCTGCTTTATTGATCGGTGCTGTATATTTTGGCAAATAATAGTAAAATTTATATATATATATATTTATATATATAAATGACAACACCATTTTTTGATCTATCAGGTGCATTTTATGCACAAAAAAATCATTTATTAGATTTACAAAAAAGTGATTTAAATAGTAGTAATATGACATCAAAATTAAATGAAATATCTAGTAATTTAAATACTTTATATAGTCAATATAGCAATTCGCATGGAACAACTAATGTAGTTTTAACTAATCAAACAGATATGAAAGAAATAGTAGATACAGAATTAGATAGACTTAATAAAAAAAAGACGAATGTCGATACGGCTTTAGAAGGTCAAAAAAGAATGGTACAATTAAATGAAAGTTATCGTCAAAAATATTTATATTACACTAGAGTTTTAGTTGTATTTATTATTTTTCTTTTTTTGTATATTATTGTTAATTTAGCTAGTAAATATTTAACAAATGTTCCTGAAACAGTATTTGATATTATTTATTTTTTTCTAGCAACGTCATTTATATTTGTTTTATATTTTTATTATTTAGACTATTCTAATAGAGATAATATTGATTTCAATAAACTTAAATACGGTCCACCAAATATACCTCCATCTGCAAAACAAATACAAGAACAACAGATAAATTCATTAAAATCAGGTGATTTATTAGGATCTATAAACGTAACTGGATGTATAGGAGATAAATGTTGTAGTAATGGAACTAAATGGGATTCTGGGAATGCAATATGTATTAGAGACGGGTTTACCATTATGAACAATAATTGTGTAAAGGGTGTATCATCTAATTATGCAACTGAAATAAGTGAATATACATTTTTAAATTAATGAATATATTTTATTAAAAATACATTCATAATAAAATATATTCATAATATAACTATTATTTATTTATATTATGGGATTTTTTAGTTTTGTAAAAAAATCTGCATCTAAACAAGCAAATGATGCAAGTGAAAATACTAGAATTTTCGCTATTAAAAAAGATCTTTCTAGATATGAGAGTGATAATTCAAAATTAAAATCAGATATAAATAAATTAAATAATAATATTAGATACGTAGAAAATACAAAAAGACCTATTGTAAGAGGTTTAAATCGAGATATAAATTATTACACTTATGAAATAGATAGGAATTATGATAAATTTTTAAAAATGAAACAAAATGTATTTGACACTAATTTACGTATGTCAACTAATTTACGTATGTCAGAATTATCCAAATACAATGATGAATTACAAAAAGATACTTTGAATTTTAAATTAGTCGATATAAATACAAAAAAAAATATTTATAATTTAATAAAATCAGAGAACAAATTAATCGAAAAAAATAATTTAGAATTAATTAAAAACATAGATAAAAATAATCAAAAATATACATATTCATTAGAACAATATAATGAAATTGAAAACATTAATACTTTATTTTTCATACTTTTCTATTTTTTATTTCTTATTTTTTTATTTATAATTATTTTTAAAACAAACTATTCTGTCTTATTTAAAATTATTTTTTGTTTAATAATGTTACTATACCCATATATTATTTCTATTATAGAAACCTTATTTTATAATATTATATATTTTCTATATTTATACACATTTTCTATATTTACAATTGAAAATATTCATTAAAATTAAAATATAGTGTTATTCTAGATAATATACTTTAATGGCTTTTTTTTTACCTGCATTAGCTATTAATGCAATTTTAACTAAAATACGTGTTGATTTAGAAAATAAATTGAATAGAGAAAAAGCAAATAATAAAATATATAATGTTGACAAAAAAAGGCTCGAACGTGATTTTGACAAAACTAAAAAATATTATGCGACTACAATAAGAACCAAAACAGTAGAAGTAAAAGATTTGAGTAGTAAATATAATGATTTAATTATTCGTAAAGATAATATGAATAACATTTTGAATAATAATGTTAGTGCTATTGAACCTACTGGTTATAAGCGAACAAAAACTATAGAAAACTTTGATTGTCCTTATTCAGATACTGTTGACTCAAGTATTTTTGATGGAACTGGAGGAAATGGTGGTTCAAATGGGACTAGTGGTACTAGTGTAACGGGTGGTTCAAGTGGGACTGGTGGTTCAAGTGGCACTAGTGGTTCGGATGGATCTGCAACTATTTACGATCCTAACCCATATTACACCCAAGATTTAGAAATAAAAAGACAAGCAGAAGAAAAGAACAGTTCAGAAAGTTTTTATAAAAAATATAAATATATAATTGATCAAAATTCTATTCTTTTACAAAGACAACAATATATTAATGATCAATTTACGCGTCATAATGACAAATTTGAATTTTATTCAAAATATATAGATAAACTAAAACTTTTTAGTAATATATTATTTTATTTGTATTATATTTTAGTTTTTGTAGTTGTTTTTAAATTATTTTTTAATACACCAGAATGGAGTATATATTATAAAATAATTATAATTATTATTTTATTTGTATTTCCATTAATTGTTTATACTATAGAAATGATTATATATAACATATGGTTGTTCGTATATTCATTTATGTATGGTAGTGTGTATAATAACATGTCTTATAGTAATAAAGTAGTTTTAAATAATACTACAGATATTAATACAAAAGAATAATTACACTTTTGTTTAGAATACAATAAAAAATAAATATTTTTATTTTATTTATACTAAGTCATCTGCTTTAATATCATTATCATTATCATTATCATTATCATTATCATTATCATTATCATTATCATTATCATTATCATTATCATCATCATCATTGTCATTATTATCATCATTTCTATGATAATTAATTTTTACACCATACCATATTTGATTTCGTTGGCGACCGTATTCTTTATCCATATATTCATGTAATTCTTTTGGACTTGGACCACGCCCACCATAATTTGCCATATACCATGCTGAAAATTCATTATTCAAGTCCAATTTCTTGACACGGCCATTTGAATCGCGTACAATAGTATCATTAACAAATTCAGATATGTAATCTTGACTTTGTCTATATTCATTACTTTTTCTCATAACAATTTCACAATCCTTTACTATACCATTGGTTTCAAACATTATATTCACTAACATAGATGCAAATACTTCCTTCCATTCATCAAATTTTTCTTCTATATTTTTGACTAATTTATATTGATATGGTTTATCTTTATCACCTTCTACTGGATTTTCTGTGAAAAACGCTTTAAATGGTACTGCACGGATACGTCTCCATGTACCATGATCATTTGCTTTTACACCCATCAATGAATTACAAGCAAGAACTAATTTGAATTGAGGAATAAATGAAATTGTTTGAGGCATATATGGTGCACGAGCTTGTATAGGATCTTTACCACTAGTCAATTGTTTCATCATACCTTCATTAATTACATCAGTTTTACGCGATTCTTGCATAACAGCATATCGCTTACCCTTTAATTGTACAATTTCTGGAGCCAACCCACCTATCTTTCCTCTATTATCTGTTATCAAAGTAGGAGGTACATCACCAATATAATTACCTAATACTCTTGACATTAATTCTACTAATACTGATTTACCATTCGAACCAATTCCGATATACATATTGAATGTCTGATTTGCAGAAGTGCCACATAATGCGGATGCCAAATGTTCCCACATATATCTACATAATTCCTTTTCTGGAAATAACTGATTCATGAACTCGTTAATTTCATCCATTATATGTTTATGTTTTACTGGATCTATTTTAATATAATCAATACCCGTTGATAATGAAATATTATCCTCTGGTTGACCTTTACGAAATATCTTTTCTTTGAAATCGATTACTCCGTTTTTAAAACATAATAAATATGGATTTGTATCTAATTTTTCCAAAAACGATTCATCATAAAATAATTCCTTAGCTTCTGTCATTATATTTTTTTTATCACTAGTACTGGATAAACGTTGACAAATATTTAAAATTCGAATAGAACGAGCGGTTGCACTATCTTCAGGTTTAGTTGTTTGACCACTTTCATTAATTGATTGTGTATCTTCACCTCCATCTTCTGTAGTTACTGTACGCATAAATCCAAACGATTTTTGATTATATAATTCACGTAATTGAACAGATATAGATTTACGAAGTGTAGTACCAGAATCAATTTCAATCCAACGATTATCTTTATATTTATACCATATATTTGCTTTTATACTTACACATACATATTCACCTTTATATAATTGATATAATACATTTGCTAAATCCCAGTCACCACAACCGGTTTTATCACTAATTTTTTTAGTAGAAGACGATTTTATAGTTTTTTCTACATAATAATCAATAGTTTTACGGCGAACTATCTCATATTCTTCCTTTGCATCGGTTTTTGCCCAATGAATTAGTGATAATTTTGTTAAACCTCCTTGTTTTCGCATATCAAAACCATTCCATTTATCACATAAATCGCGAATGCTACTATATTGAAAGTTTTTTGCCTTTGCACTGAATGCAATCCATACTATCAATAATTTAGGATTTGTATTTTTTAATGCCCATCCTACACGAATCCATTTATCATAACTACCATCTTCATAATAACTCGGTGGTAAAATATTGACAATTTCATATGTGGCTTTCAAATCATATTCTAAATGATTATCTGTTACACTATCTAAAAATTGGTTCAATGCATATGTTAATTCATCTTTATTTGAAATTCTGGCTATAGCGGATACGTCCAATACTAAGTTTTGAAAAATATTAGGTATTGTTGTTATTTGTCTAGTTTGGTTTTGATTTGTATTAATAAAAGTATTTGTGTTTGTCGCTTTAAACTGTTCGTATTTTGATATGAATTCATTCTTCATAATCAATGAAAGATGTTCCGAATATCTTGCCGATAATTTTTCGAAATTTTCTTCTAATTTGAAGTTTTTTATTGGCATTTCATTATATTCTAAATCTTGACTATCTTCATTATATTCTATATTATATACATGTGTAAGATTATATCGATCGTAATTCGGTTTTCTTGAACCATACAGTTGCCAATTACTAGAGCCTTTACTAATTCTTATATCAAAAACATCCTCCCAAGTATTCGTTTTTGGAAAATCAGACCACATTTCTTGTGCTCGCACCAACATTTTCTGTCGTAAAAGTTGCTGTGTTATATGGTCTGCTTGAATACCAATTATAAGATGAATACCGTCTTTTGTTTTATTTTCACTTTCTATACGATTTACAGTAGGCTTTTCAAATACAAATATGGGAAATTTGGTATCTTCGTCAAGTTCATACATGTTTTTTATTTCTGCTAAATATCCACCAATTAAGTCATCTATATGATCTTTTGTATATTGTCGTTCATCCACTTCATATTCATGTCGAAAATCTAAATCTACTAATATAGGACCTTTCTCGTCCAAGTGTTTTTCTGTCAAATATTCCTTTTTTTTTGTTTTGATGATATCACGATAATACAATTTCAAGAATGTAGAATATTCAGATTCTGGGATATGATAACTACCCCCGTATATTCCGTTTTTGGCATCAGGGATTCTAGTATTTGTTATTTCTTTATCTGAACCTTTTTGTAATTGGTGTTTTGATAAAAAGTCATTTATATCACGATAACTGCTTACAGTTGGTATTATAGATTGATTTGATACAGCGCAGGAAGAAGTTTGTTCCATTGCTCTTTGGATATATATTTGTGATATTTTTATTACCTTTTTTATTTTTCAATTTTTTATTTTTTGAAAAAATTGAATCGTTATAAATATATTAAAAAGCTATTATAATATATATAAAATGAAATTCTGTAAGAATTGTAACAATATGTACTATATTGGCATTGATGCTAATGATGCAAATAAACTAACTTATTACTGTCGTCACTGTAAATATCGAGATGAAACTATCACTGAAGAAGGGGTTTGTGTATTAAATACACAATTCAAATGTAGAGAACAAAAATTTAACCATATTGTTAATAAATACACCAAATTAGATCCTACATTACCACGTATTTATAATATGAAATGTCCGAATACAGAGTGTAAAACAAATATAAATGATACAACTCCTGAAATTATTTATTTACGTTATGATGATGACAATTTGAAATATTTATATATTTGTTTTGATTGTTCAAATACTACATGGAAAACAAATGAAAAAGAATAAATAAAAAAATTGAATATAAAATGTTTTTTAATGATTTAGAAATATCACATTCTATTTTATTACAATAATACAAAACATGGACGAAGATTTCAATGATATCGAAAGCATTGTTAGTGAAACTGATTCTGAACCAGAAAAAAAACCAAATCCTATAGATATGAAAAATACAAAGGTTATATTTAATGATGATGACGATGATTATGTAGAAAGCGAAAACGACGAAAACGATGATAATGAAGATTTAGAAAGTGTAAATAGTGATATTGATGAAGAAGCTAATGAAATAATAGATACAACTAGACAATTTAGTGAATTCAATAACTTTAGTGAAGATGAAGATGACAATGAAAGTGATGATGATGAAAATTATTTACAAAAATTTGATGCTGATATTAAACAAAAAATTATTTCTGAGTTTCATCCTGAATTACAAGCACATAATTATGATGAAATCGAAATTTTATCAAGAATAGTGCGTGACGAAAATGGAAATATAATTGATCCATTACATAAAACATTACCATTTATTACAAAATATGAAAAAGCACGTATAATAGGTGAACGATCAAAACAAATTGATGCTGGGGCAGAACCAATGGTCGAAATCGAACCAAATATGATTGATGGCTATTTGATCGCATTGAAAGAATATGAAGCAAAAGCTATTCCATTTATAATACAGCGACCACTACCTTCTGGTGCATCAGAATATTGGAAGTTCAGTGATTTGGAAATTTTATAATTATTATTATCAATAAAAAACTATATATTTTTTATTGATATTTACATCTTCCAATTCTTACCACAATCCAAACATGTTATAAAAATCGTTGCAGGTTCATCCGCTGAACGTGTTTGTAATTCATAGTGACTACATCGTTTACTTTTGCATTTTTTACAAGTAAACATATCCGTAGTAGCTTGTAAATTATTTTGAAATTTACTAGAATCGCGTTTTATTTTTCTTTCAATATATTTACGCCAATGTTCAGTATTCATTTCTTGATGTGTCATAAAAGCTAAATTCTGTGGTTTTATATCGCCATTTTTTAATTGTATTAATAAATCTGGATTTTTCAAATTCAAATAAATACTACGTAAACGGTCAACATAGATCTGTGTAAAATATGGATTATCCCATTTTTTTATGATTTTTCTATTATTAGCTTCTTTTATTGCATAATTATATATACCCTTTTCAGTGTTGATACATATTGTATCATCATCGATTATTGGTTGTAACTTGACACGAACATTTTCTCTGAAAGTATCTGGATTTTTTATTGAGTACATATTGATATTATATCAAAAAGGCTTTATGTAATTCATATAAAATGTTTTTATATGAATCAATTTTTTCATTTCTAAACATATTCTTCCTCTTCTAATTCACTTGTACAATCCAAATAATTTGATTGTTCCTGAACTATTTTAAAAACATTTTCAGGTTTTTCTGATTTTTTAGAAGGTTTTTTTGTAGTAATTTTTTTTGATTTTGATTTGCTTTTTGGTTTTTTTATAGATACTTCTTCTTCGTCATCTGCTTCATCTTCATATTCATCTTCTTCTTCTTCATCATCGTCGTCTACAATGAAACCATCCTTGGCATATCCTTGCTTTGTTAATGGTATTCCCTCTCCGTCTTCTTCATCTTCTTCACTATCTTCATCTCCCAGATCCTCAAACCCACCATACAAATATTCATATATATCATCCCATTCATCACCTGTAATTGATACGGGTATATTATTATGTTTATTTACAATAACACAATTACCAAAAAACAAGGTATTATCAATTGGTGGTGGAAATTCATATTTGTTCTCACTATTTGCGCGGCCATTTGTTTTTCCATATACAGAAATATTATATGATTTATCATTTAAATTTTCAATATTCCATTCAGTATAACATTTGAATCCAGTTTGTGATGAATGGCCTGCTTTTTTGTATAAGTCGTTCTCATCAAATTTTATGTTTTGTTCCTTGATGTTACCTGACTTTTCTACGATTAATACAGTTACTGACATATATAAGTCTATGTGACGATATTTTTATATAAGTTTGAATAATATATTAGACAATATATATTTCTACGTAAAAAGTTATTAAAATCAATATATTATTGATGTATAGATAAATGTTCTCTAATTTTATTTTTTTAATCATAATAAATATTTGTTTTAGTATTATTATTATTTATGGATGTCATTTTTCATGGAATATTTTGAAAGATACATATAGTAAAAGGAAAACGAAGGATTTAGTAAATACACAGATCAAAAAATATCAAAAAATGTTGGATGAAATGCAATGTTCTCAAAATACCAATATAAATCCATTAAAACAACCTTCATTGGATCAAATACCTAAACAAGAAATTGAACGCATGAATAATGAACTTAGTGACTTCATCTTGAATGACTTATAAATATATTTATTGAAATCATTTAAAAACATCATTTCATAATAATAAAATGGAGCTATCGCAGTTACAACAATCACATTTATTAAAAAGATTACCCGATTTTGAACTTTCTTATGAAACTATATCACATAATAAAGTTTCCAATGAATACAATATTGCGTTTGCAATACCTACTGGAAAAAAAGCATATGTATGGTTTACTTTTCAAAATGAAATCGATGTTTGTTATTATATGGAATTAAACAAAGAAAAAAAAATATCGAAAACTATACAACTCGACCATCCCATTGATTTCAGTACCCAATTAACGATAGGTACTATATTATACGGAAGTATTGTATTAGATGAAAACACAAAAAAACAATGGTTTGTCATAGAAGATATCATGTACTATAAGGGAATATCCATGAAAAAAACATTATTAAATGAAAAATTATTGTTTTTGGCTGATTTTATGAAAATCACACCACACAATAGTATAAATGGTAACAAATTTGTATTTATATTACCAATGATCTGGAGAGTCGCAATTGATACTGAACTTCCAACACAACTACCAGATGAAATTAATAAAAACATAGGATATGTCGCACATCATATACAATATCGTACAACCAATTTTATAAAACCATATTTAAATGTTTTGTTAACGCGTAAATTAATACAACCTGCTACAAATTTGAAACCGACAAAAACATCCACACACAAATTTGAAACAATACGTATCAATATGGATTTTAGTAAACCACAATATAAATACCCAGCAGTTTTTCAAGTAACTGCTGATATTCAATTTGATATATATCATTTATTTGCTTATGGTAAAAATAACATGCCGGTTTATTATAATGTTGCATACGTTCCAAATTATAATTCCAGTGTATTTTTGAATGGATTATTTCGTAATATTCGTGAAAATAAGAACCTAGATTATATTGAGGAAAGTGATGATGAAGATGATTTCCAAAATATGAATGAGGATAAATATGTAGATATCAATAAAGTTGTTTTAATGGAGTGTGTATTTAATAATAAGTTCAAACGATGGACACCAGTAAAAGTAGTAGATAAATATACAAAGGTTGTTCATTTGAACAAACTAGTTCGTGACTATTATTAGTAATGTATTCTAAACCAAATATATCGGTTATTTATCAACAACAACTTCTTTGAGAACATTTCTCATAATTTTATTCAAATCTTTTTCTTCGTTCTCTGGATCACAAGATCCCAATGAATTCAATGAAATTTTCAAATAATCATTATTTTCAGGAGTATCTAATTTTATAAAATCAGGATTTTGTGCTTGCCATGCAGGTAATTGTTGTAGATTTTTTTTTGCAATTCGTTTTATTACATGTCTCATTTTATTTTTTTGAGAACTTTCTTTTTCCCATGAATTATTATTTTTTACATACACAGTTTCACGTTTTAAATCTGTACAATGTAGTGGTCGAGTATAAACATCCAATTCTTTTAGTTTATTCACGAGTATTCGTGATATACCTGGAACATATCCTAAACGCCCAGTAGCTTCCAAATCAGTAACTGTTAATTGTATAGATTCAATAAAATCTGTTATATTGATAGCATCTTTACATTGTTCATTCAAAAACAAATTCAAATTGAAATTATTATTAGTTATATTATTTTGATGATAATTGTTTGTTACAGTCTGTTTTTTAGATAATTCTACTACAGTATTTTGAAGTTCTCGATTTTGCTCTATCAAAAGTTTTTGCATATCTTTACTTTGTTGTAAAAATTCCATAATGAGATCAGTATTTATTGATTTTTTATCAATGCTAGTTTCAATATTGTCATTGTCGTTGTTATAATTTTCACTGATTATTTCACTATTATTTTCACTGTTATTATCAATGTTCTCGGAACTATTGATATGGTTTATGGCAACCAAACACTTTTTACGATGTTTACATAAACTTGACATGTGTTTATATTGAAGACCACACTTACATAAGTATATTTTTTCATTTTTATTTGACAAATGCTTTCTTGTAACTATATGACTATTCCAATTCCCTTTTTTATTGGTCGTGAAATTACATATTTTACAAAAATATTTACAATTAGCCTCCATTAGTATAACACTTATACGTAATATAATATATTATTATATATTATTTTTATTACGATATATCATAATATATTTTTTATGTAGAAACTAATTTCTAAAAAATGCTGTTTTTTCTTTTTTTGGCTGGAAATCGTTTGTCTAAAGGACTAATAAAAAACAGCCATGTTATTTTCCAACGTAAAATTATGTAAAAGTTATGCAGTTATTTTTTTCGAAAAAAAACGCATTTTGCTGCATCCTCGAGTGAAATCACTTTTTTCAGAAAGTCAAACGCCTTTTTTCAAAAATGGACATTTTTAAAAATGTCCAAAAAAAAAAATTGACCCGACTTTATTTTTTTAGTTTTTAACAACTAGTTTTTGTAAAATTATTTAATTCATCTATATATTATTTTGTTTATATAATATATAGAATGGCTTCGACAGCAGGAAATGGATCGCCAAATTTTAAATTTAATGGAGGTAATATAATGCCACAAGATTCAGGTAGTGCGGCAGGATTCAACCCAGCAACCTATGGAAGCAAAGGAGGTTCTTTAGCATTTTCTGAATTAAAAGGAGGTGAAAAACAAAAAGCAGGTTCTTTAGCATTTTCTGAATTGAAAGGAGGTAAAAGGAGGAGATCAAGAAAGACAGCAAAAAGAGTTGCAAAAAAGACATCAAAAAGACGCGGAAAAAAAACTATGAAAACTATGTTAAAAGGTCTTTTTGGTATTTTTAAAAAATAAATATTTTTCATAAAATATACAAATTATATAATTTTATGAAAATTAATAAAAATACAATGTTATATAAACAAAATGGAAAAAACAAATCTTTTTTTAGGAAGTAGTATAATATCAAAATGGGATACATCACATTTTTTTCCAAATCAACAAAACATAAATTTAGGTATTTCGGGATTGAAAAGCACTGATCTCAATAAAAAATACTCCGTTTTATTTACTGATAAATACAAAAATATAAAAATACAAAACATCATTTTGTATATAGGTTCTAATGATATTACACAAAATAAAAATGAAAGTGATATTATAAAAAATATAATTGACTTTATTGCTTCGCTACAATTCAATTTCAAAAAAGCAAAAATATTTTATATATCTATTTTCAAAAGTCAAGATATAACAACTGAACAGTTGAATAAAATCGACTATATAAATAAAAAAATAAGAGATTATGCTGTTAAAACACAAAATTTTTTTGTTTATAATTTCAACCGTCAACTTATTTCTAAAAAACTTTTTTTAGAAGATAAAAAACATCTATCTGAAAAAGGTTATCAAACATTGAGTAATTGTATAAAAAAGTTTTTTTTATTATAATTATTGACTCTAAATATCTGTAAACATGCTTGTATCAATCAAGCATTTTGCATTCATCGGTTTGTTATTATTATCATCTTCTGAACCACTATTTTCATCTTTTTTGGTATTAATAGAATTCTTTGGTTCAAATACGCGTTTCCATATTTGGTCAGTTTCCCAATCAAAGTCCATGCCCAGATATTTAGGTGACTCGATTTGACGAATGCGATAATTACATTTTTTATAAAATCGCTTACGTTGGCTCCATTGATTCTGAAAAATATCATGACTATCAATGATATCAACGATAATCGGATTTTCATGTTTTATACGTAAAATTCGTCCAACGGACTGTGTAATATCAGTTTTTGGTGTTACCATCACAAGTGTTGCCAATGTTTTTATGTCAAGAGCTTCTGCTGCCATTGCATAGGTTGCCAACACAATTTGTTTTTCTTCGGTTTCCTGGAGACTCGCTTGTTTCATACCACCTACATAATAACCTACTGAAGCTAAATTACGATGGTTAATAGCTTCAAACAAATAAGTTAAAAGTGATCGATTATGGCATAATACCATGATTTGATTTTCAGATTCTTTTAATAAGTCACCGATTACGCGAACAATGAAATCGCTTCTTGGACCATATTCACATAGTTTGGATATCATTGTACTATATTTTGGATTACCGCGAAAATCTAATTCAATCTCGTTGAAACTAGAATCGTTTGTTTTATATTCAATACCACGTACACATACTAAGTCATCACTCTCACGTTTTTTACTATATATTTTTTCACCGATAAACATATACAAAACGCGTGTTAATTTGTCTTTACGTTCGACAGTGGCAGAAATACCTAACATGTATGGTGTTATCGTCTTAAAAAGTGTTCTTGAGAATTGTTCACTACCAATACGATGAACTTCATCTATAATTGTCAAACCAAAACTATCAAATGTATTCGTGGGATACTCTTTGTCATAGAGGGTTTGGATCATTCCGATAACGATATCCTTACCTTCTATATCGAATGTTTGTGCTTGAATTTTACCAACTTTTGCATCGGGTAGAAATTCAGTGATACGTTCAATCCATTGGTTCATTAAGAATTCTTTATGCACCAATATCAGTGTTTTTTTTTTTAAAAGCGATATTATTTTCAAGGCCATAACAGTTTTTCCAGCGCCACAATTCACTTCCAATATGCCACCGTTACCATTTATCGAGTCACCCCCTTCAGTTCTAACATGATTCATATAAACATCGATAATATCATTTTGATAATCACGTAATGGTTTAACAAATTCAATCGAAATATCATCGCCCTTCTGTATTTCAGATTTTGATGGCAGACCATAACGTTGAATACCGTAAAAACGTGGTAAATAGTATTTATTGGCATTTTCACGAAAAACCGGAAAAGCACTCATATCGACTTGTGCAGGACCAAACAAAATCGGTTTTACAAATAATTCTTTACGTATTTCCTCTTCATCTGTTTTATCTAGGATCGATTTTGGAATCGTATAACCTTTTTTTCCTAAGTAAGATTGATTTCGTATAGTTGTTTTGTATTCATCGGTCAAAATGAATTTTTGTTGTTCAGGTGGTCGTTGCACATGCTTTTGTTTATTTTTTTTTATATAAAAAGGAATATTACGTTTCATAGTATTTATATGTTGTTATTAGTATTTAGGACGTTTCAATTTTTCAAATTATAAATTCAAGGTGGAAAAAATATAATAATATAATATAATAAAATGGAAATTCCAAAAATATTGAAATCATTTACTAATTTAGAATTGATATTATTGGGTTGTTTTATAGTATATGTTGTATTTCCAATATCAACACCATCATTTTTAGCAGGATCTATAGAGTCTTCTTTAGGTATGTTACTTTTGTTTTTAATAACAATTTTCTTATTTTTCTATACAAATCCAATTCTAGGCGTAATATTTGTTTTTGTAGCATATGAATTATTAAGAAGAAGTTCTCATATAAGTGGCAGGACCGCAATAATCAAACATACACCATCACAATTAAAGAAAGATATAGAAATGGCAAGTATGAACCCACCTAAAAGAGAATCATTAGAGGAAGAAATAGTAGAAAAAATGGCACCTATTGGAAAAAGTGATTTAAGTATTTATACACCAAGTTCATTCAAACCAGTAGCTGAAGATGTTGGATCTGCATCTTTAGTATGAGTTATTTAATAATATTTATATATTTAAATCTATTTTTTACGTATTTAATAAAAAATAGATTTATACATTATTCTCATCATGAGAAGATTCACTCAACAATGCAAAAATTATAGAAATTGGTAATATTAATATACACCAAAATGAAAGTTCTTCACTATAATTTTTATTATTAATTTTATTATTAATTAATAGATAAATAGCTATTAAAATAATGGAACTAATAAATAGAATTATATATTTTTTTAAAAGGATTTCAACAAATAAAAAAATAAAAAAATTACCAATTATTACACGAAAACCATTGAAATTAAGAGTTGTTGAATTTATATTAGAAAATAACAATGTAGTACCTAAAATAAATATAGTAATACTTATAGATCCAAAAAATAATAATATATTTTGTTTATTATAATATTTAAATGCAGCAACAAATATAACAACTATATATAAAATAAATAAGAATGTAGATAAAATATAATATTGAATAATAGATAATTGATCAAGATTTTTTTTATTAATTTTTTTATTAATTTTATGTATTAAATTGCCTAAAAATGGTAAAACTACATAACTTCCTATTATTAAAACCATAACAGCAAAGAAAAGATTAGAAATCCGCATCAGATCAGCATTTTGTTTTAATTCTTTATTCTGTTTATTTTTTTCAGCTTCATCATATGGAATAGTATCAGATCCAACACCAATCAATTCACATTCAAGAGATTCTTCACTAGTAACTTTAGAACTAGAAGCAGTACTACTAGTATTAGTAGTACCTGACGCATTTATATCAAATGCCACACCTTCTGTATATGCTTCTTTTATATATGATTTATCTAATAAATCAGAAAAAGCTTCTTTTTTATCAGATTTATTAGATAAATCAATAGTATCTAACAAACTAGATATAAAAGAAGCATTTTCATTATAAGCAATATCTATAGGAGTCAAAAATACAAAAATATTATTGTTTTTTTTGTCTTTATAATAAATAAATTTATTATTTACAGACGTAGAATTTATTAATATATTATTAAATTTTACATTTGTTAATTTAGTTGGACAATTTTTACAACCATAATTGATTATAAAATCTATTATATCATCTATTTTATCTGGATTTTCTGTAATAATTGTAGCAGCATTTGAATTCAAATTCTTTTTCAATAAAAAACATGTAAAAAGTTTAGATTTGTTATTATCTTCATGTTCTATAATTAATTCACCAATAATGTCAGTATCAGATATATTAGTTAAATTATCAATATTTTTATGTAACAAACTAAAAAAATATATTTTTTTTGCTGTGTATGAACTAGAAGCTAATAAAGAGGATTGAAAAATAACTGCGTTTTTGTTGTAAGATATCTCATAATAATTTTTTATATTTTTATTTAAAGTATTTTTTTTTATATCAGTATAATAAATATCGCTATTAGGCATATTGAAATTAATATTATAAGAATCAATAATTTTATGTGTAGATTGTTTAAATAATGACATATATATTCTTATATTATACGAATATATAGTTTTTTATAAATATACTAAATTATCTAATAAGGTAAATATCGAAATAAATTATTTTCATAAATAGTAGCAATAAAAGTATCTTTATAACCTTCTACATATACTATGTCTCCATTATATACTTGATCACACCCATATTCGTTTGTACAACTTTTACCATTAACACTTATAGTTAATTTCGTATTCAAATTACCAGTATTTGAAATTGTATAGTATTGCCATTTATCTCTTCCGGCTAGATTGCGTCTACCCATTAATGGTAAAATCATATCATTATTGTTATTGGTTCGTGTTAAAATACCGACTTGTTGATATTCCATATTCATTCCACGCGTTTCAATATTAATAGGTACTTTCAGTGGGATTCCACGAATATCGCTAGAATCGGTAGGATAATAAATACCATCATTTTTCAAAGGTGGAGAATAAGGATCATTCATAGGATTATTACGTGTAGAAATAGATGCTAAAGGATTAGTATTAGGCGAATTTACAACTATTATTTTTGATTGGTCTTTTTCCAAATTTCTAATAGGTTTTATAAATTGTGTATACCAGACATATATCAATAAAATTATTATAACTATTAATAAAAATAGAGTCATATTTTCAATACAAAATAAACCAGGAATACATTTTTTACCCATTTTGATAATATTTATATATATTATCAAAATAAATTTAGTTTCGCTATTAAAATTTTGGAAACTTTGGAAATTTTGGAGACTTAGGATTAGAAGCAAAAATCTGCATAAGATTATCAAATGCACCTTTCAAATATGGTACACCTTTTATCATAATAGCAGGTATTTTAATAGTAAAATCGTTAACTAAATTCATTATTTTACCAGAATATACAGTCATTTTTAAACGTTTACAATTATAACATTTATCGCGCACATTTTTAGGCCAATGAATTATATGAAATCCAACATAACCAAATACAATCTGGTCTAATTGTTCTAAAAAAATTGAAATTTTTTCTACATCTTTATAAAGGCTTATTCCTAAAAAATTCTTTAACATCCAAAGAGGTAAATGTAAAAAAATTAATAATAAAAAATTTACAATTATATCTATAATGTAATAAAAAATACAACTAGTAATATTTCCTGCAAATTGCATACCACAAATTGTATATGTTTTTATAAATTCCCATGAATACAACATAAATATAAAAAAATCCGCTAAAACAATACCACTAACTACACCCAAGTCTTTCAGTTCTACAGCTACTCCAAAAAATATATTTATAAGACCTACCATTATATTCAATAAACGATTTGGTAATGTTTTAAGAAAATTAATTATCATAGGTATCAATTTAAGTGCATCTCCAAATCCTGCCATTTATATATCTAGTTATATATTAGATAAATAATTTTTTGTAAAATTTTAACGTTATAGTTAATCATCATCATCATCACCTTCACTTTTATTTTTGTATCGTTCAAATTTTTCAATAAAACTTTCTGCTTTTGTTAAAAGTGGATCTATTTCTTTCATACCTTTTAATATTTTTTCTTGTATAGTTTGAAAATCTTGAAAATCATTTTGCAATGATTCAATTGTTACATTGTCTTTTTTTTTGGTTGTTTCATCTTTTGTTTCATTTTTTGTTTCTTGAGGTTTTTTACTAGTTTTTTTTTCTTCACTTTCTTCATTATTTTCACTAGAATCAGTTTTTTTATCAGTCATACCTTCACTAATATTAGTTCCGTATTTCAAAATATGTGTAAAAACTAATGATATAAATAAAATAACAATCATATTTTTACTAAAAAATGATGTTAAAAATCCAACAATTAAAAGTGTTACTAGAGAACGTATATCATTTGTACTAGCAAAAAACATAAAATTAATTATAGCCATGAATACAAAAATATATAAAACGAATCGATTGTATAAAATAGAATTCATACTCATAATTTTATTAGAACTTTTAGGTATGCTTTTATTTAAAAAGTTTTTAACAGAATTCATTTATATATTTTATATGTGGAAATTATTTTGTATATTCCTAAATTTTTATACATTCAATAATCAGTATTATCATTTATTGATTGATAATCGGGTGGTATATCGCCACCGTAAATATCGAGAACTTCTTTAACAACATCTTCACGTTGTATATCACTTCGTTGAAATTCGAAACTAGTAATACTTGAAGATCGTTTTCCACGAAATTTATTTAAAAAATCTTCCAATCCATTCAATTCATTTGCACGATCATATTGGTCTAAATCTCCTGTTATGACAAGACGACTATTCTCTCCTAAACGGGTTAATAACATTTTCATTTGTGATATTGAAGAATTTTGCATTTCGTCTGCAACGATCCAACAATTTTTAAAAGTTCTCCCACGCATATAACCTAATGGTGAAATTTCGATTATTTTTTCTTCCATCAAAAAAGATACTTCTTTTGGGCTGATAAAGTTATACAATACATCATATATTGGACGAACCCATGGTGCCATCTTTTCTTCTAAAGTGCCAGGTAAATATCCCAGATCTTCATCTACAGATACTGATGGACGTGTAAATATGAGTTTTTCGTATGTTCCCAATAAGAAGTTTTTTACACCATATTCTGTTGCAAAAAGTGTTTTACCAGTTCCAGCAGGACCGGTAGCTACGACAATTTTTTTCGTTTTTTGCTTCAATAAATTATTATAAATCTCTTGGCTGTTGTTTTTCGGTTGTGTAAATTTATTTTCGAATTTCAGTTTTTCCTGTGGAGATAAATATTGTATATTTTCATATAATTTACGCTGTTTAGATAATGACTGTTCTCGTTCTCTAGCAAAATCTGAGTAATAATCGTTCATAATTTCTTTTTCATTTTGTTTCTTCGATTTACGATTACGTCGTTTATGCTCAGGTTTTGGTTCACCTAGCTCTCTAGAATATTCTAGAACGTCAGTATCGAAATTGGCATTCATTTTATATTATTTGGGTATTTTATTTTTATAAAATTAATTATTTGGAAATAATTTCTTATCGAGTCCTGTTCGCACACAAAATAAACGGTGCGCAAAAATGCCTGATATAAACACTATTACTAAAACTTTCCAGAAAGTCCAATTAAAAAACCATGCAATCAAATATGCACAAATTATTGTTACGACAGTATCGAGTAAAGCAATATCGAATATACGATATTTACGTAGGCCAGTGCGTGGGGTGCCAAAAAGGTTTTTGTATTTGCAAAGATCGAGCATATATAAATCACAAAAGATATTTTTTATAAAAAACACGTTTATAACTTGTATTTTTGTAATTATGTTTTTTATTTTTTTATTATTATGCTGCGTTCATATAAATAATTTTTTTTGTAAATTCGCATAATCAAAAACAATAAATCAAAACAAAATAAAAATATCCTTATTATATTATTTAGACGAAATATGTCCGAGCCAGCTTTTATCGAACCTTTGTTGAAACCTGACGATAGTCGCTTTGTAATGTTTCCAATCCAGTATAATGATATTTGGGAAATGTATAAAAAACAAGTGGACTGCTTTTGGCGTCCAGAAGAAATTGATTTATCAAAAGATCTAAACGACTGGAAAACGCTAACAAATGATGAACAACATTTCATAAAAATGATTATTGCCTTTTTTGCAGGTTCAGATGGTTTAGTTCTTGAAAATTTAGCTGCAAGATTTATGAATGATGTACAAAATTCAGAGGCTCGTGCATTTTATGGTTTTCAGATTGCTATGGAAAATATACATTGTGTAGTAGGTGAAACTAAAATATTAACAGATAAAGGATATTTCATGATAAAAGATTTAGAAAATAAAAATATCAATGTTTGGAATGGAGAAGAATTTACTGATGTTGAAGTAAAATATACTGAAAACCAAGATATATACAAAGTAGTTTTATCAAATGGCATGGAATTAGATTGTACATCTGGACATAAATGGCTTATTCAAAAAGGTAACAATCTTCATCCAGAAAGATGTGTATGTGAACGAGTAGAAACTAAACATTTAATTATTGATGATATAATAGAAAGATATATTACACCATGCGTTGAATTTGAAAGTCCGGATGAATTTATGAATCCATATATGCATGGATTTTTTTGTGGAGATGGTTCATATTGTAATAATTATCCAGTTATTTATCTATATGATAGAAAAAAAGAACTATTAGAACATTTTAAATATGATAAATTACAAGAAGATGAAAAAAAAATACGTTTTTACGTACACAACTATATAAATAAATCAAAATTTGAAGTTCCTATCAATTATAATATAGAAACTAGGTTAAGATGGTTAGAAGGATTAGCCGATTCTGATGGTTGCATAAATTTAAATACTAATAAAGATTCAACGTCAATTCAAATATCATCTATTCATTTGAAATTTTTACAAGAAGTTCAATTGTTATTAACTACGCTTGGTATTATATGTTCTATAAAATTAAATCACAAAGCAGAAAAAAGATTAATGCCAAAAAATGATGGCACAGATGAATATGAATATTACAATTGCAAAGAATGCTATGTATTATATATTACAGGTAAATCAGTTAATAAATTGATTGATTTAGGTTTTTCACCAAAACGTTTGAAATTATTGTATTGTGAAAGAATAAATGATTCAATTGAAAAAACAGAAAGAATTAAAATAGTAAGTATTACGAAAATTTTAGAAAATGAACCAACATATTGTTTCAATGAACCAAAAAAACATTCTGGAATTTTCAATGGTATATTAACATGTCAAAGTGAGACTTATTCATTATTGATTGATACTTATATTCGAGATGAAGAAGAAAAAAATAAATTATTCAATGCTATTGAAAATTTTCCATGTATCAAAAAAAAAGCTGACTGGGCTAAAAAATGGATCGGAGATAAACGAAGTTCCTTTGCATCTAGGCTAATAGCTTTTGCTGTCATAGAAGGTATTTTTTTTAGCTCGAGTTTTGCTAACATCTATCATATAAAAAAACGTGGATTAATGCCTGGACTAACATTTTCAAACGAACTTATTTCACGTGACGAAGCCCTACATACAGAATTTGCTGTATTATTGTACTCGAAGTTGCAGCGTAAATTACCAAAAAAACGTATTTATGAAATAATCCAAGAAGCAGTTGAAATCGAAAAAGAGTTTATCACCGATGCCATTCCATGTAGAATGATAGGTATGAATACAAAGTTGATGACACAATATATCGAATTTGTTGCCGACCGTCTTTGTTTACAATTAGGATACGATAAAATATACAATTCACAAAACCCATTTGATTTCATGGAATTGATTAGTATCGAGTCCAAGGTCAATTTCTTTGAACGTACCAATGCAGAATATGCTCTTGCAAATAAAACAGTCGATAAAGATATTTTTGAATTTAATGCTGACTTTTAGATTTTTTACATAAAAGAAACCCAGGAATTGCAATTATAACTCCATAATGTGCTAAATTTAATAGAATATTATGGAGATATATTACCAATATATATTTTAAATATACATAAAGATTTTTTACGTATATTTAATATGTTTATTTTACCAACCATCGATACACAATTAAGAACAATGTCCAGTAACATCTTGAACATGATTATATTCGATAAATTCAAATCAGGAGTGCCAATTATAGATGCATTAGTAACTACCGTTGTATTAACTATTTCTACTTATTTGTTGCAATTTATAAATAAAACTCTTTATGATCTTATAGAAAATATAAAAACAATAAATTTTGAACAAGTATTTTATAAAAAAAATATAGTGGAATATGAAGGTAAGATAGGGTTATCTACTACATATTATGATAATAATTTAAATCAAACAAACACGTTTAGTGATCGTTTTAAAGCATTATGGTTACATATAATCCAAAATGTATCTGATAATAGTTCTATCAAGCATATTAAAGAATATTCATTTGATAATTCGTATAGTAAAAATCAAAGAGATGTGGGAATTTATATGGTAATACAAAATACGAATTTTTTAATATCGAAAGAACACCAAATATATGCATATACTAAAATTTCCAATGAAGAAAAAGATGAAGAAAAGAAATCTAAAAATAAAAATGTTGTTAAAATTGAAAAAATAAATATTCAATTGTTCTCATACAAAAGTAATATCAATACCATAAAAGAATTTGTTGAAAATATAACGAATAATTATTTGGCATCTATTGATGATTTACGTGATAATAAGCGATTTATTTATACACTAAATAAAGCGAAATATGAAGAAAATCGTTATGAATTATGGGATGAGAATGTATTTTCGAGTACAAGACAATTTAATAATATATTTTTTAACGATAAGACACTTTTAATAAAGAAAATAGACTTCTTTTTGAATAACAAAGATTGGTATTTCAATAAAGGAATACCATATTCAATCGGAATAGGAATGCATGGGCCACCAGGAACAGGTAAGACGTCGTTGATAAAAGCAATTGCTAATTATACACATCGTCATGTTATTGTGATATCATTGAAACTGATAAAAACAAAAAAACAATTGGATAGTATATTTTTTGAAGAGCGTTATAATTCCGATAATAAAAAAGGAAGTATAGGTTTTGATAAAAAAATAATTGTTTTTGAAGATATCGATTGTATTGGCGATATTGTTTTAAATAGAGAAAAAAAGAAAAATAAATCGATAACTGGATTTGGAAAAAAATTAGATTTCGAAGAACTAACAAATAAATCCAAAGTAAATGTAGGTGATTTATTAGAAACAATTGTTGCAACAGAAAAGGCAACAGAAAAGGTTGTAGAATTTCCAAAGATATTATTGGAAGATGAACCGATCACATTAGATGATATTTTAAATATTTGGGATGGTATTCGCGAGACTCCTGGTAGAATAATGATTATTTCATCGAATCATTACCATGATTTAGACCCTGCGTTGATACGTCCAGGGAGAATCGATGTAACTATGGAATTGTCCTATGCGTCACGAACTATAATAAAAGAAATATATGAACATTTGTTTGATGAAACCATCAAAATAGAAAAATTAGAAGGTATCGAGGATGGTTTTTATTCACCCGCCGAGATAATAAATATTTATATGAATGAAGACAGACTGAAAGATCGATTTTTGGAAAGGCTCTATAAAAATGAACATGTTTGATAACTATTGATATTATTATATATAATAAAATCAATACCAATTTTTATTTTTCATAAATTTCTAATGTCCTAGCACTTGCATCTACTGCATCGATAAACTTTGGCATCCAAAAATAAGGTAAAATATTAGACATGCCTTTATAATGAGTTTCAAATATTTTTCTATAATAATATTGTTCAGCAGTTTTGGGCATTAAATGAACTTGTTTATTTGTATCAGACAATGTTATCATAGCTAAATGTTCATACATTCCCGCGGATTGTTTAATAAATGGATATTCTGGTAATTCATATTGAATAAAATTTTTGTTAGAATGTTCTTGAATTATCTCATAAAGTGATCGTGAATACTGTGAAACGCCATCACTAAACGCTTCCTTTTTCCTCCATAATACTTTATCTGGTAATAATGGATTACCTTGTGAATTTTTATAAAAATCCCCACTAAATGCAGTACGAATTAAATATTTTTCTATTTTATTATTTATTTTATGATTTCGTAGTTCAATGGGAATCGATAAATAATATTGTACCCATGAACGATCTAAAAACGGTGTTCTAGGTTCTAAACCATGCGAAGAAATCGATTTATCAGAACGTAATACATCAAACATATAGATATCATTTAATAAACGACGTGTTTCTTTATCAAAATCAATATTATCCGGTGCATAATTCATGTATAAATAACCACCTGCCAATTCATCCGATCCATCACCATTGAAAATGACCTTGGCATCACTATGTTCCGAAATATATTTTCCTAATAACCAGTTTCCAATACTTGCTCGAACAGTAGTTGTATCATAACTTTCAATTGCATATATTACATCAGTTATAGCATCTAAAAAGTCCTTTTCTGTCAAAACTATTTCGGTATGTTTTGTTCCCAAATGTTCTGCAACTATTTTGGCATGTTTTAAATCTTCAGATCCTTCTAAACCAATACTATATGTTTCAATCGTTGGTAAATTATTTTTTATATGATAGTCATTTACTAAAGAAGCTATCAAACTACTATCTAATCCACCCGACAGTAAACATGCTATTGGGCGTTCTGTAGTACAACATCGTTTTTCGATAGCATTTACCAAATACTTTTGTATATTTTTATAAACATCGATACATGTTTCGACTGATTTATCGATAAACATATTTGTTACAAAACCTTGTTTATGGTAACAAAGTCCCATATTTACAGGTTCCCAATAAGAACATGCCTTATAAGATAAATTAAATGTCATATATGTACCAGGTTGGAATTGGTAAATTTCATAATTAACAAATATGCGTTTATCATCATTGTATTTTTTCAAATTATTTGATTTTTGTATATTATTGTTTTTTTCATTCAATTTATTTTTTATATCAACCAACATTTTAAGTTCGCTTGCAAATGCATATACATTAGAGTCAATATTATTGAAATCCGGCTTCAAAAAATATAATGGTCTAACGCCATACGGATCTCTAGCAACATAAATATTAGATTCTGTATTTTCAAGACGATAATCAATAAGAACAAATGAAAAAACGCCATCTAACATTTGTAGGGTATGTTCAATTCCATATTTTTTATATAAATGAATAATGACTTCGCAATCTGAATCTGTTTTTGGTCGCACATTCATGGATTTATATAATTCTTTATAATTATAAATTTCACCATTACAAATAATAGCAATATCATTAATGATAATAGGTTGATTTGAATCATTATTTAACCCATTAATAGCTAACCTATGAAACCCAAATAACGCATGTATCATAACATTTTTTAATACTGAATATTCTGGACCTCTATTTTTTCCTTTTTGAAATTGTTCTTCAATAAATGGAACAGTTAAATGATTATAATTATTTAATAAAGCAAAGATACCACACATTATTATAAAAATGAAAAAATCTTTATACCATTTTATTTAATTGAAAAAGTATATACGTATATTTATATATCATAAATATGTCTTCTGAAAAAATAAATTATAAGATAATAGATAATTTACCTCAAAAAAAAATGGACAAATTAGATGTCCAGTTAATAAATCAAATGATCGAAGGATATGATACTGTACAAAATACTTTAGATATAAATTCAACAAATAAATATGATTTAGACATAAATAATACTGATAATGTTATTATAAAAAAAATAAATAATGATTTTGATAAAAAAAAAAATTATATTACATTAATGGAAAATGATCGTTATGATAGTGATAGTGATATAGATTATCACGATGAAAATAAAAAAAACAATATCATAAAAAATACTGTGCCTGATAATAAAATGAATCCTATAAATGCATTTTATATTGGTTCACTTACTATTGTTGGATTATTTATTTTTTATCGAATGATACAGAAAACAAAGTGAATTTAAATAAATATTTTTACGATATTTATGTAAATTAATATATTAATATATTTATAGTTTCCATCGTTTGTAAATTTCTAAAGCAACTAGACCACCTAGTATTTGTGAAATACAATATGGAACTAGATCATTTATTGGTAATTTACCAGCGGAAGCCATAACAATAGAAACCGCAGGATTTACATGTCCACCTGAAATATTACTTATTAAAAGAATAACAAATGTTAATGCAGCACCAATTGCTATAGGATTACCTGTAGCTAAAATTATGTAAACAAAAAAAGCAGCACCTAAAAATTCGACTAAATATTTGTACATTATATATTATTAAACGAAAAAATTAATGGAATAAATATGGTTGTTTTATACCAAAATGTGTTTTTAAATTTGGTAAAGCTGGAGAAAATGTTGGAACAGGAGAATTATGTCTATTAGCACCTTTTTTTGCAGGCGCGACTGAACCACCTGCACGAACTCTACGTAATGCATCCCTAGTAGTATTTATATCAGAATGTGTTGTAAATCCCATTATCTTGTTAGAAGAATTCAAACTGCCTACACCTACTTGGTTAGTACGTCTATTTGTAGTTACTTGTGATGCGTCGCGATTACCATACCATTTTTTTCCATTCATATAATTACTTGTAGCTCCGTTAGGAATACTAGTAATTTGTTGAACATTACGTCTAGCTTGCCATATATAATTTGTATGGACAACTGGTGTTTTTATAACATTATTCGGAAATGTACGAGAATATATACTTCTAGACATTTCAAAAGTACTATCATTATCATTTGTGATGTCTTTTTGTGGCATAGCACGGATAGAATTCATTTCACCATTATTAATATTATTTATAATTGGACCTTGTAAAGTTGTTATCATATGAATATAAGATATATATTATATTCATAGAAGATATTTGTGATTATTAACGTCGAACAGCCATCAATGGTACATAAGAAGCATTACTTTGATCTCCACCATATTTCAAATCATTATAAATTTTATTAATAGCAGATTGCTTTTTGAATGTAGTATAATCAGATGAATCTGGAACAAATCTACCATTACCAGAACCTGCTTCTACACCAGTACCATCACATCTTGAAATAATAGAGCCGATTGGTCCTTGACGACCAGGATATGTTCTATTTACTTGGTTAGAACCTCCGCATACATAATTAACTCTACTCAAAAAATCACCTAAATTATTAATTGCACGAAAAGGTGTAACTATACGCGCATGACCATTATCAACACCAACAGCACCAGCACCGTTCCATGATTTAGTTAGTATTCTTCTAGTCATAACGATGTTACTATCGTTGTATTGATTCATTGTTTGTTTCGGGGAATACCCTTGAAATGGACCTCCCAAATTAGTTGAATCAGTTAAAGTTACTGTAGTTTTAGGAACAAGATAATTATTTCCAAATGACATTATGTAATATATATTATCACATGATATTTTTTTATAAATGGATGAAATTATTACTAAACAATTCAAAATAAATATTATATATTTTTCTTAGTTTTCTTATTTTTCTTATTTTTCTTATTTTTCTTAGTTTTCTTATTTTTCTTATTTTTCTTATTTTTCTTATTTTTCTTATTTTTCTTAGTTTTCTTATTTTTTGAACTTCTAAAACCACCATGTTCAATTGCTGATTCTTCTTCAATATCAGAAATTAAAGTTATTCTTAACAAAATTCTATTATTCCACATTTCTTTTAGTGAACAACTTCTATTATCACGTAAAATATAATGTAAATGATTAATAGGGTTTTCCGGCATATAAGTCCAATTTTCTCCCCACGAATTTTTCATATCAAAAATCACATCATCTTCTGTTTTTTCTAAACCAGTAAATAAAACACCATGACTTGGATATAGTGGTCTATTAAGATCTTGAAGAGATGCATATGCGTATAAACCATTATTAAAATAGTTTTTTAATAAATCTATAATATCATATTCTTGATCATTCTTATTATTATTTTTTTCTTTATATTTTTTAATTAAAGATGAAAAAAATGAATTATTTATATATGTTTCAGTAACATATTTTAATTTAAAACCAAAACTCAATATTTCGGAAATATTATTATCCAATATATTGTGATTGTTTATTACTGCAATTCCATAACTGTTAATTTTATCTAATAATTGTTTTAGAGTATATTGAGGGTTATCTATATTATAATTATTTTCTCTTATTCCAAATTCTAATATCATTTGTTCTTGTCCGTATTTTTCATTTGAAATACTTTGAGTTACTTGATTTAATATTTCTGTTAAAAGTGTTATTTTGTCTTCAAAATATACTTTGATGTTATCATCATAATTAGAATCATTATATCCTAATATTTGTTTTATAGAATCTATAGTTATATTATTAGTTCGAAAATAATCAAAATAAAAAGAAATAACTTCATCAAACTTACCACCTTGACATCCGTAATAATTTTTAATAATTTTATATATATAATGAAATAACATTGCAGATAAATTTTCTTCACACCAACCATCACTATCATATTCTTTACAACAAGGTAATCTACCTTGTATATTTTTAGTTTCAATAAATTTATCAAATATAGAATCTTGTAAATCGTCTAGATATCTAGTATCGTAATATTCATTACATTCTTCATTTTGTATAAAAATACCATCAAATTTTAATTTAATAACTCTAGCAAAAAGTCTAGCAGAAACATGCGCGTAACATGTTCCGAGCAGACCTTGATCTGTATTATAATCAGATATTTGTCTTTGAATAGAATTTCTCGCTATTGAAGCTTGTTCTACAGGTTGTTTTTTATCATCAAATCTATAACTTGTTTGATAAGCCAATTGATCTTTATATTTATCAGGATGAAAAATAACTGTAAATTTATTTGAAAAATATTCTACTATTTGATAAATGTTTTTCTTATCAACATCACCCCAAGCATTCTGAAGTATTAATGATGTATCAGAATTTTTATAAGATCTTGATATATAAATTATAAAATCATCAAGACAACTAAAAAATTCATCAAAATCTAATTCGCCATCATTATTAATATCATATATTTTAATTTGGTCAATAGTAATATTACTCCCCAATCCATTTATGTATTCTTTATTAAAAAGTTCTACTATTTGGTCTATTGTTGCATGGTCATTACCATTACTAGCTTTTCTTAAAAATTGTTCTAAAGCATCCAATTTAAAAGAAGCACGTGATAATCTTATTTTTGGTGATTGTCTTTCACTACCATATTCATTTGAAAAGTAAATGGAAAACCATAAAAGTAAATGTTTTTCACTAAGTGGAGGAAGAAGGATATTATCAAAATAAAAATTATATTCTGGTATATCATTCAATTGGATTCCAGAAATAAAAAAATTATTGTTATTTTCTATAATAAAATTTAAAACAATTCTTATAAGTTTTCGAAAAATAATAATACTGTAATTATTATTTGGAGGGTAAAATATATCTTGAAATTTAGGATCATTAAAGTGCTGTTCATCTATATTAATAATATTTTGAATTTCGAATTTTTCAGCTATTCTTGGTAAAAAACTATTATTGATAGTTTCTATAAATTCTTGTAAAGTTATATAGCCATTACTATCGCTATCAATAATTCCATAAAAATTTAATAAAGATTCATTTGATATAGTATTCTCAGTATTCTCCATTCTTTTTAATTTTGATTATATATATATATATATATATATGAATCCTAAATATTTATTATATTTTTCTTAGTTTTCTTAGCATTTGCTTTCAATAATTTTTCTCGTTTCTTTGTTTCACGTAATTCATCACGTTGTTTTCTTTTGTTTTCTTTTTCTCTTTCTTTTTCCAATTTTTTTTCCAATTTTTCGATTTCTTTTTTCATTTTTTCACGTTCTCGTTGTTCCTTTTTTTGTTCCTTTTCATTACGAGTATTTTCTTTTTCCATTTCTTTTTCCATCATTCGTTCGTCTAACTCAACCATATCGTCCATAATTTTTCCTTTATATTTATGAACTAAACCTTGTAACAAATCATGTTTAATTTCTTCAACATGATCTTCTTGTTGTCGTTGTAATTTTAATAATTTTTTCTCCTCTTTTTGACGTTCTTTATCGTTACGTTTTTCATCTTTTATCATATTTTTGATGGTTTTACGCACAACTTTATATTTTTTATCTTTCTTTTTTTGAGTTTTCTTAATATCTTCTTTTAATGAATTTTCTATAACACTAATTTCTTTGTTTTTAATTTTCATAACAGCCTTTTGCGTTTTGCGGGCATCGCGAATATTCATAGAAACTACTCTTTTTTCTAAATCATTCAGATCAGTTTTTAATAGATTCTTTAGATTATTGATTTTTTGTTTATAAACATTTATATCAAGAATTAAATTATCATGAAGTTGTTTAATTTTATTATTATATTCGTTGATTTCATTATCATATTGTATAATAATAGGATGTTTGGTTATCAATGTTTTCAAAGGAACATCTCCAGAAATTTTTGTACCACAATTGTTTTTAATTGAATATAATGTAGTTCCTTTGTATTTTTCGTATTCTTCATTTAGTGTTTCTATATTTATTTTTATGTTTCCAAGAGCTTCTTTTTTTTCTGCATTACGCTGTTTAATTTGTTCTTTCATTTCTTTTATTTCATCACGTATTTTCTTGACTTCTGTCTTTGCCTCATTTACTAATAATTTGATGTTGGTTTTCACAATTTTTTCACACTGAGATTTCGATTTACCTTCTAAACCGCTGCATATTTCATTTTTTAAAAAATTAAATTTATTTTTATCTAAATCACTTAATTCACCCTGTATTTTTTCGTTGTTTTCAGATATTTTCTGTTGTAAATCATTTATATTTGGATTCATTAATTCACGTACTATTTTTTTATCGAATTTTTCAGCTTGTGATATATTAGGTATTGGTACATCAATGAATTCTATTATTGGCTGTGAAAACTGTCTAGCATCTTTTTCGCGATTTAAATAACTGATATGTCCAGCAATATCATCTAAAAAAGATTCGCGACCCTTCGTTGTAAAATCACCAATTTCATCCAAATATCGGCTTGAAAAGTCATCGAAATTATTTGGTAATTGCTTATCGATTGGTTTACATAAATTGATCAATTGTATTAATTCCATTGGATTTTCAGTTATTGGTGTTGCAGTCATCAATAATAATTTAACAGAATTTGGACCAGATATTTGATATGAATTCATCAATGCCTGATGAAAAGCATTCATGTCAGGGCGTTCTATACTAGATAAATCACCTCCCCCATATAATTTATGTGCTTCGTCTATTATTAAAAGTGTTTTATTCAACGGATCAATTTCTCCATTTTGTTTTACTAATGTCTTATAAAAAGAGTTTTGTTTAGAAACTAGATTACTAAATTGTTTATAAGACATTGGGCGTATACGCCATGATTTCGATAAAAGACGCATACGTTTACTTTGGTCGTTTGGTATTTCTAATCCACTATGTGTAATAAAATTACGTATACTTTCATTACATACTTGATCAAACATATTTTTCCAAATATCATTTTTTAAAGTTGTTCTAGTAACCCAAAGAATTGTATATCCTTGTTTTTCAAAAGTATTCGTAGCCGCTGCAATAGCACTGCACGTTTTGCCAGTACCCACACTGTGCCACAGCAACATTCCTTTGGCAGGATTCATTGGTGTAAAATAATTTCGTATAAAATCTTGAGTTGGTGTATATTTTATTACTTCGCCAGAAGCACCACCCGATTGTTTACATAAGTTTTCCATTTTTACAACATCCCATGCAAAATCTCCGTAATTGTTACGAATATTATTACGCATTTCTTCGAAGTTCATTAGTGGTGATTGGTTAGTCTCACCAATAAAATACTTGGGTTCTTCAGAGACAATACGTAATTTTGGTCCACCACCAATTCCATCGAAATTACCAACGCCAGATTGGTCACCACCATAAACAAATTCGGCACCTTCTGGCAGTTCTTCTTCTAGATCGTCATCTAGACCAATAGAGAACATGTGAATATTTCTATTTAATTCATAATCAACCGAACCATAAATAGCGGTTTTTTCTAATTCATGTGAAAAATGATATAATCGAACATCGATATTAAGGGCTTTTAAATAAAGGTCCATAGTAGTTTTTGAATTCAAAAAACTAGGTCTTAATTTTTCAGGAATAGACAAATCGTATACATATACATAAAGAGGCCATCCACGGGTTGGATGGAATTCCAACCCTTTCTGGCCACATGTACGTGTACCACGCCCTATAACTTGTTTTTGATCGGCAGGATTAACGGATGGTTCATATATATGTATATATTTTATATCAAACAAATCGATACCTTCTTTGAACCCACTATCCATTACAATAATGCGAGCTAAATCACCATATATATTTGTAGGGCGTTCATTGAAGTTCTTTAAAATGGATTTTTTCATGGTAGTGGTTATTGGTTGATCATAAACTGATACCGATGACAAGAGATAAAAATTATTACCTTTTGATTTTAATAATTCATCATTTGAGAACAAATCTATTTTATCATATTTTTTATTGGATTTTGGATTTTGGTTTTGTTTAGATGAATAACCTAGTTTCATTCCTTTTGCCATTAAAGCACCAGCTATCAATTTAGCACCATATGTACCCGATTTTAAATCTGAAAAAATGAAATGTTTGAATTTTTTCCCGTACTTTTGCATGTCTTTTTTATCTAATTTTTCGATTTTATCTAATAAAACGTGTAATTTGGGCGAATGATCCTGCATATCTTCTAGTAGTTTTTCTGGTGAAAATTCAGGATTATCAAACTTATATTGATTATCACCTTTACTCCAATTGGATCTTTTTCTTATACATGTAGGATCATATGATATAATACCTTGTTCTTTTATCATTTTTTCTAAATCTTTTGTTGAAAATTTACCTTCAAATGTTTTACTAAATTCATATTCAGCTAATTGATCAATGGATTCATTTTCACTTTCAGTATCATGGCTATTATGAGACATGAATTATAATATAATATATAAGTATAAATTAATGATGGAAGAACTCGCTTCAAATAATGAAATAGATAAATTAACACTAGAATTATTTATGAATAAAAAAAACTATAAAAAGTATCTAGAAAAAACAGATCCAAAAAAATATTCAGATATGCAATTACATCATATGGAAATTGACAAATACAGAGGAACTATTTTAACGATGACCGACGATTTATTAGAGAACCCAAACTTACAAATAACCACTGAAATAAATGAGGTATTTGATGCTTATACAAAAATAATTATTAGATATTTGAAACATAAAGAAATAGAGAACAATTTAGAAACATGCGAAGAAGATGTAATGTTTGGAACGATAGATCAAGATGAGCAAAGACAATCATCACAAATGAAATCTTATTGGAGTGGAGAACAAGTAGTGAAAAGATCCGCAAAAGTAAAAGACATATCAAAATTTGGTGTAGATATGTTTCTAGTAAATAACAAACAACTATGAATAATTTATAATAATACTATATATGAAAAAAACAAAACATTATAATAAAAAAAAACATAATAAAACAAAAAAATTTACAAAAATGAATTGTAATCCAGCTGTAAAAAATAAAACGCCTATAAAAGATAGTTGTTTTACACCGGATGTTTTGAATCTAATAAAGAATACATATAATGAATACCATCCTTCATCCAAAATATTGAAAACTAATCCGAAAGATATATGGTATGACTTAAAACAACGATTGTCTACATGTAAAAAAGAGGATTGCTGGTTAAAAGAAATAAAAGATGTTAATATAAAAAATAAATTAATAAAAAATATTTTTGCACCATATCAACCAACAGAATGGAAGAAAAATCGAAGTGCATGGTTATCAAATTTTGATATATCCGATGTTCTCCATCAATATGAAAAATCACATAAAAAATTCAAAATAATTGGACCTACACCAATTGATTTTAATTCACGTCCAAATGATATGAATGGACAGTGTGTTTGGGAAGATTTATGCGATTTTTCATTAAGTAGATTTATTTCCAAAAATAAAGATAAAACAAAAATAGGAATTGTTTTTAATTTAGATAGACACGATCAAGGCGGTTCTCATTGGGTGTCTTTGTTTGTGGATTTAGAAGATAAATTTGTATTTTATTTTGATAGTGCAGGAGATAAAATAAAACCTGAAATTGAAAGTTTAGCTAATAACATAATAAAACAAGCGTCTGAATTACCAAAATCGATTGTTCTCGAATTTCATCAAAATTATCCAGTAGAACATCAAATGGGAAACAATGAATGTGGAATGTATTCTTTGTTTTTTATAGTTACAATGTTAACAAATGAAATAGATGAACCCAATAAAATATTTAATAATTTTAAAGACAAAATCGATTTTTTCAAAAAAGAACGAATAACAGATAGATATATGAATAATTATAGAAATATATTTTTCAATGTTGAATCATAAATATTATATCTCTATATTTTAGAATAGAATAGAATGATTGAAACAGATGAATCAAAAAATGATAATATAAAAATAAAGTTTAAAGTATATCCTTATGTAGATATAAATAGAAAAGATAATCATGTGGGTGATATTAAAGTCGTTATGAATACCGATAACTTACCATTTACTTATTTTGATCAAGTAGATCATATGATGTATAATTTGTTTGGTTATGTAAGAGACAGAGATAAACCGGAAAAATATTTTATTAATAAAACACATGAAAAAGTATATAAACCACCAGAATATTTGGGTGGCAAAAATCGTAAAACTATGAAAAAATCTGAAAAAACTAGAATAAATAAAAAGTCTAAAAAAAATAAAAGAAAAACCTACAAAAGATAAAAATACAATAATATAAACAGATTTATATATTATTGTATAAATGTCATTATACGTTAACCCTGAGAATCAAAAATTATTATGGAATATAATAAATAAACATCCGAAGATAATAGAATATTTTTCGAATAGACCGTCTGAAAACCAATCATATTGGTTTCAATCATGTATAGGATACATATATGAAAATATAAAATATGAGAACTTGACAATTGACAAATTACAACACTGTAACAAAGAAACATTAAAATATATGTTATCTACTATAAAAGAACCTTCTATTAATAATGATTTACGTAATGATGTTCAATATAGTAGAACAAATGTAGAACAAAATTTGTCAAAAAGTGATTTATTAAATAAAAATTTTGCCATTCGTCAAAAAGAATACGAAGATATGAATGAAAAAAAAGTACCAGATACTATTGATTTTCGTGATAAAATAGATGATGAACCAATTTCTAATATGGACGAAGTGTTGAGAACTCATTTACAGATGCGTGAGAATGAATTGAAACAATATGCACCATTACCAGTAGTTCCTGAAAATAAAAATATTTCTGATATTCAAGATTCGAAATTAAAAAAATCCGTTTCATGGGAAGATAGTGAAATCGAAATATTAAAAAAACAAATACGCGATCTTTTTAAAAAAATGGATAAAATGCAAGAAGAAATTGATGTTCTCAAATAAAAAAATATTATTGAACAAGAAGAAATAAAAGAAAAATCAATATAAAAATATAAACCATAATACTACAAATGAGTCTATTTGAAAACACTGTGTTTATTAATTTGGAACATCGTACAGATCGGTTAGAACACGCAGTTAGTGAATTCAAAAAAATGGGCATTAATGCAGAACGAGTAAATGCAGTAAAAATGCAAAATGGTGCTATTGGGTGCACTTTGAGTCATATCAAATGCATAGAATTAGCAAAAAGTCGTAATTGGGATCAAGTATTTATATGTGAAGATGATATTACTTTTTTGAATCCAGAATTATTAAAACAAAACATTGAAATGTTTTATAACAATGACGATATTCTTTGGGATGTTCTCATAATAGGGGGTAATAATGTACCACCATATCAACAATTATACGAATACGCAGCTAGGATTTTTCGTAATCAAACAACAACTGGATATATAGTAAATAAACATTATTATGATACGCTTTTGAAAAATTTCAAAGAAAGTGCAGCTAATTTATTGCGAAATCCTGACAATAAACGTGAATATGCATTGGATATTTACTGGAATCGATTACAAATGCAGGATTTTTGGTATATGATTACTCCTCCTACTGTAAAACAATATGAAAATTATAGTGATATTGAAAAAAGAAATACGAATTATGATTTTTTGATGTTAGATATGGAAAAACAATGGTATCTTGATCAATTGAAATTAGCAAACGAAAAAAGTTAATATTTTGGTTTTTTGAAAGTTTTTCTTTTTTTGTTCTTACGTTTTTTTGTTTTTTTTATCAATATGATATATAGAAAAATAAATGGATTTTTTAGGAGAAGTATATTTTTGGGATATTAATTCATTGAATCAAACCTGTAGAAAAGGAACTTTAGTAAAAAATGACGATAATCCAGATAATCTTTACAATTTGATACTACCTGAAACTACTACATTTGATGAAGATAAAAACCTACCTTATTTTATTGAAAATACTACACAACTCATTGGAACGATTGATGAATACAATATTTTTAGATGTATAGATAAAGTAAAATTCAAAAATAGTATGCTCCCTGCATGTTCTTTGAAAGAATTAAAAATTATGAAAAAAGAATCTGATTTAAAAGACTATAAGGATTTTAAGGAGAGGGTGGTTGATAAAAATGTAATAAAAAACACTTTGGATTTACCTGAAAGTACAATAAAAAATTTTCCTAATTTAAGCATAGATAAAAGTAAGAAAAGTTATTTATATTTTTTTTCTGGTCCCGCATCTTTAGTCGGTGGTCCCGAATCTTTAGTCGGAAAAAATAAAGTGGGTTATTTCAATCCAGATAAGACTAAATTTTTTGAAAACAACACACGTGAAATAGATTTTAATGATGACATTATAAATTATATCAAGGAGTTTAATAAACTGAGTGATGGTCATTACATTTTTTTAAACTATACAATTGCTTATGATATAGAAAAAGAAAAAGAAAAAGAAACTGACAATTTGTACCATATTTCAATTAATGATAAAAAATATTTAATTATATTAATGGCCGATGATGATATAGAACAATATACTAATAAAGATTTGACCAATGAAGAATTGACCAGCTACTTTTCTAAAAAATATGAAATAAAACAAAATTATTCTGCTGGTGGAAAACGTAATAGCGTTCGTAGAAAAAAAAATAAGAAATCAAAAACCATTAAAACTGTATATAGAAAAAACAATCTTCAGAGTAGTAGAAAATCACGAAAATCAAGAAAACATTAATGTAATTCAATACATAAAACACACCGATTTCACTATTACATTTTTTCAATTCAATTGTATAGTAATGTAATACTATTTCACGTAATATTGATAAATATGAAAAATTATCATTATTACTAATTTTATACATTTTTGTAAATTTATTTTCTTTTTCATTTTTATTAATGTCAATTCTAATATATTGATTTTTCTAATTTATCACCTATTTTAATTTCGCTAGCAAATACTTTTTTTATTGTGTTTTTCGACTAATCAATTGTAAATTCACAAAATGGAGATTTTGTTTGAACAACAATATTAGGACTACTATCAACACCATTTTTTATCATTCTTTATAGGTGTAGTATAAAAGCTAAATCTATAATATACGTTTCTAAATTTTTATCTTTGTCGTCTTTGAAATATTCTTTTATAAAATCAGGCGTAGTCGGATTATAACTGTCATTATCAACTTCTATTGACAATTTAGACATTTTATGCATTTTACTCAATATATATTTAATTTAGATTTTTCAATTACCCAATCTCATAAAATTACCTAATACTGTTTTATTTTTTTGTTCAAATTCCATCGATTTCAATTTTGCAGCATGTTCTTTTTTCATCATTGTCTCGCGATATTGACGTTCTTGTTCTGACAACATCAATTCTGCTTGATTTTTCTCTAATGGTGTCATAGATACTTTACTTCGTTCTCTAACATAATGATCTACAGAAGAAAACTGTGGTACTTTTTCATAATCATTTTCACTTACTGCAAATATCGTTTGATCTTTATGCACTTTACGTAAATCATCGAATTTCAACTTACTGAATACATCACATGCAACATATTGATCATTATCCTCTTCATCATAATAACCAGTACCACTTTGTGTATTGATGCATTCGACACCGCGATATTTAGCTAAGACTGTGTTCGAATTTTCTTCTTTAAAACGTTGAAAAACTTGTCCAATATTTTTAGAATTTACATTTTCAGGAACTTTATATATATTATCGTCTTTTGTGAACCAATCATTTTTAGATACATCAGGCTTCGATGACATATTTTCTTCGAATAATTGGTTGAATCTGCTTTGAAATTCATTTGTAGGCATTTCATTGATTGTATTTCGAATTTTATTTGAGCTCGATTTATCATAACAGTTTGTATTCATGGATTCATATTTCATTTCTTCTTTAGGAACTGGACGATTTTGTTTTGTTTGATTTTCATAAAATTGTACAATAATATCAAATGCTTTTTTATAAAAAAGAAAATAATCGGGACTTAGATTCGATTTATCAGGATGTGTCATTAGAACGATTTTTTTTGCTCGTTTCAAATCCTCGATACTAATATCATATGAAAGACCAAATAAGTCTAATAATTCGTTTAATTTATACATATGAATATTTAAATTATGTGTTTTTGTGGGTGTTGTCATTATAATGATATATCAATATATTTTTTATATTTTATCATAAACAAAATATAAAAATTGTATATATTGATATATATAATGCTTCCAATAATAACCGTAATCAACGACCGAACCCATTTCGTAGAAATACTTCAAACAAATCCGGGTGCTGTCGTTATCAAGTTTGGTGCAAATTGGTGTGGACCATGTAAAATGATAGAGAACCAAGTACATATGTTAATGAATATGATGCCTAATAATGTACAAAGTATAATTGTAGATGTAGATGAATGTGTGGATTTATATAGTTTTTTAAAAAGTAAAAAAATGGTAATTGGTATACCAGTAATATTAGTCTACTATAAAGGTAATCTTAATTATATACCAGACGATAGAGTAGTTGGTGCAGATAGTAATCAAATAAATATATTATTCAATAAAGTAGTTGATCGCGTAACTGGTAAAAAATAATTTTATCGTTTCTTACGCTTTGTATTACGGCGATTTTTCTTGCGTCGTTTCGTTTTTCCACCAACTGCTGGTTTTTGTTCTAAATCATTATTTGATGATTCTGTATTTTCTACATCAGTTGGTTTTTGTAAAACATCTTTTATTGGGTTGGATATAATAGCAGGAATTGCTGCGTTTTCAGGAATAGGTGATTTTGAAAATACATCAGGCAACATAGATGTAGCGCTTTTATTATCAGACTCATTATCAGAAGTTTTATCTAAAAATGTAGCATAAGCTAAAACTAAAGATGTTATGCCAATAAAAGCATATGCTAATACAGGAATACGTTCTTGATTCATTATAAAATAATAATTTATATTATAATGATATTTTTATATATTACCAATCATTCATTAAATTATTTGCATTTATATTTGGCACATATTTTGTTATCAAATCGTCATTATAATCTTCAATAATATCTAATTTATCATTTTCAGACACTGTATTACTTTCAATAACCTTTAATATTTCTAATATACGAAAATATCGTGAAATATGATAAATGGATGAAATATTATAATCACTATCATTATACCGTAAATCATAACCAGAATATGATTTGAACATTTTTGGATAAAAAATATGGTTTATTGTTTCTAAATTATTAGTAGTATTATAAATATTAATAGAATCTGGCAATGGATCTGATGCTAATGTAGAACTTAGTTTATTTTTTATAATGTGTTTATTATTAAAAATGAAACTAAAAAAAAAGGTTTGCCAAAACATTTATTTTATATAATATTATATTTTTATACTTTTTAATTTACTAATATTTTACTAATATTCATATTTTCTTAAACGAGCCTCAATACATTTATCCGTCCATTTTTGTTTTATTTCTTGAGAAACTGTACAACGCATAAGTCGTTCAAATTGTTCTGGATTATCGAAAAATAAAACATGTCCTTCATCTCTTTTCAATTGTCCAGTAGCCATAGCAACTTTGAAGTAGAAATCTTCATCTTTACTACCAACTAAATGTTTAGTCATTTTAGAACCAGTTATAGCATCACGTATTGGTTTTCCTGGTGTAGTAGGTGTTGAATAAAATTCGATTTCGATCTGTTTGCGACCATATGGTATTTTTATATTATGATATCCTTTGTCTTGGTTTTTAATATCATCTTTCTTTGATTTTTTACGATTTGAGTTGACAGTTGTGAATGACATTGATTCACTAAAATCATCTGATAAACCTACGTTTTGGTAATCATCGAAATCATTATTACTTGGATGAAAGGTGTCGTCTTCGTATTGCATTTTATTTAAAGCTTTTTAGATAAGAGTATCTTTTTAAGATTTTATATATTAATAATGGTTATTTGTTTAAATCAATTTTTTATAAAATAATTTTTTCAAACTTGTATAAACACTAATATATATATATGACATATATATAGATGTCATTCAACAATGAATTATTAAGACAATATATAATTAATAATTTCTTGAAAGATCAAATTTCTATAGAAAATAACTCAAAAAATCAAAGTGAGTTGGATAGTTTTATAGAAATGCCTACTATAGAAAAAACTATCACTAATGAAAAAACCGAACAAAAAGGTGAAACAAAAAGTATTTATAAATATTTAGACAACGATATTTTATCAAAAGAATTTTGTTTGGACAGAGAACGTGAAATTTTAGAAATGAAAAAATACATGATTTCATTATGTTTTTTTAACATCAATGAAGAATTGAAAACACCTTTTTTAGAATTTTTATTTGATAATCAAACCGGTGAATTTTCATTTCCAAAAAAAGAATTACAAATGGATATTCTCGCTAATTTATATAAAAAGGAAAATGAAAAAAAAATAAATATAGAAAATACTACACCATTTCAAAAAATGAATTCTCTTACAAATGAAGATCATGATGAAACAAATGAAAACGAAATCGAAACAATGTGTGATGATGTCGAGATCGAATTTTTTAATCAGTGTTCAAAATTTGCACAAGAGATTGTTTTTTTAACAGATGACGTATTGAAACAGCGATATTTAGGATTTATTGAAAAAGATGATATATTGTATGTTGTTTTTGATGTAACTAATATTACTATTTTAGAGAACATTCATAATAATAATAAAAATGGTTTTTTTATTGGCATTATTGATGAAATTGTGAATAGGAAAAAAATTTTTGAAACCCCTATCGATGAAAAAATAATAGACCTATTTGAAAGTTCTCCACTTTTAAAAAATATTTTTGATTATAACAATAAAGAGACTATAGTGCCTAAGTTAGTATATTTATGTATTGATGGTGGGTATGAAGACGATGATGAAGATGAAAACGAGGCGACTGAAACGGAATCTATTAATAGTGTTATTGAAGAAAAACCAGTTATTATAGAAACTGATAATAATTATATGAAAGAAAGATCAGATATTTTAAACGCAAAATCACCATTTGTTAAAAAAAATATAGAAAATAATAATAATAATAATGAAGAAGAAATAACAAAAACAGTAGAAATAATTGAAACTGAACAACCAGTACAACCAGTACAACAACCAGTACAACCAACTGAACAACCAGTACAACCAACTGAACAACCACTACAACCAGCTGAACAACCAGTACAACCAACTGAACAACCAGCTGAACAACCAACTGAACAACCAGCTGAACAACCATCTGAACAACCAGCTGAACAACCAGCTGAACAACCATCTGAACAACCAGCTGAACAACCAGCTGAACAACCAGCTGAACAACCAGCTGAACAACCAGCTGAACAACCAGCTGAACAACCAGCTGAACAACCAATTCAACAACCAACTGAACAACCAGTACAACAACCAGTTCAACCAGTTCAACAACCAGTACAACCAATTCAACAACCAGTACAACCAATTCAACAACCAGTACAACCAATTCAACCAATTCAACAACCAATTCAACAAAAGGGTGGATCTACATACAAAAACTTATATTATAAAACTAATAATACAAACAATTCACAATCACCTATTTTATCAATAGTAAATCCAAAAGTAAATCATCCATTATTTGATAACGTTTATTTGTTTACATCAGAATCATTTATAAAAGGTTCTCAAAAAGGTCTTGTACAAGAATTTATAAAATCTGTTGTAAATAATACAACAACAAACGAAATAAATAAAATAAAACGTTATGCATTAGAGATAGATTCTGTAAAATATTATAAAGATGTTGATGTTAAAACTTTGATTGAGAAAAATGAAATAATAAGCCCAAATTATGATGTTTATTGTTTTTACGAAGATAACCGTGAGTACTGGGCAGTCAAAACAATAAATAATTTTACAGAAATATAGTATTCATATATATAATTATTATATATGAATTTTACAAAAGACAATGATTATACATTTTCGTCAGGATAATAGCTCAATAAAAATCGTGATAAAATATCTTCTTCAACCTCTTCTTTCATATTATCATTGATCTCATCAGCTAATGGTTTACGTTGATATATATTTTCGAATTTTTCTACATAGTCAAGAAGACTTTTTGATTTTTCTTTATAAACGTTCTCATTTTCTTCTATAATTTTTTGGGATAATTCAACTTCTTCAAATTCTTTCAATAATTTTTCTTGCTCATCTAAATCTTTCTTTTTAATTATTTCATCTTTTTGTTTCAAAATACTCTCTTTTTGTTTCAAAATATTTTCTTTTTCAAATAATTTTTGTTGTTGTTGGCGTATAAATTCATCTCTTGTTTTTATTTCATCTTCTGCATTAATTAATTCAATATCTTTTATATTTGTCTGTTTATCTAATTCTAGATACCATTGATGACGTGTTTCATTGGCACTGACAATAATATCACAAATATCTGGTTTTTTCAATTGTTCAAAACGTTCTCGTTCTACTGTACCTGGTTTACCTTCAAATTTACGTTTGAACTCTTTAATGATATCATCATGTATTATAGGACTGGTTTCCATTAAACGATCAAATTCTTGTCTACATAATTTTAAAAAATGACCAGCATCCATACGCTCTTCGGGTTTTTTTGCAAGTTCAATACGTATATTACGAGAAAATTTATCCCAGGATATAGATGATACACGATGAGCCTCGTTCAATTCGGCTATCTTTAAGTATTGTTGAACAGTCGTCAAAATACCAATAAAAATGTTGATAGCACCGATAGCCATAGGCGAATATACTTGATATGCGTCTGGAAGACTGGTTTGTGCAAAGGATGCTGTTCCACTAATTGTAGATAATACAATAGCAGGAATAGTAAACCAAGCATTCAAATTCGAATATTTTTCATGTGAACGCGCATTCAACCATTTATAACATTGGGCTACATCACACCATTCAACCATGATAACTTCGTTCTCAGGAGACCATTCAACAGGTTTTGTAGTGGATCCTGTGCTACTCGAATTATCACTATTATCAACTTGTTTTGATGATTTGATTTCTAAAGATTCAATATTGTTTTCATTTTTTTTCTCATTTTCTTTGTTTGGCATGTTTTCAAATATATATAATATCAATATAAATTTGAACGAATACAAATAATATTTGTATTATTTGTATCTACAGTTTGTAATATTACTCGGTATTGGATTCAACGACTGGGAATTCAGATGTCATTCCTTCAAAAGCATTAACAATTTCAGGTTGATGTTGGTCAGTGTTTTCTACAACTGGTTCTTCAACAGTCATTGGATTATTTACAAATTCAGCAGGCGTTTCAATATTCTCAACAACTTCTTCTTTATTTTCTAATTCTAATAAAGGTTCTACTTCTATTTGTGGATTTTCTTTTTTAATTGTTTCTAAAAATTCTACATCTTCTAAAATAGGTTCGATTTTAACATCCTCTCCTATTATGTAAAAACGGTTCAATTGGTCTTCATCTCCAATATCATCTATAGAAAAAGTACGATTAATATTAATGTTTTCTTCTATTTCAGTATAAAATTCCTGCATTCTCAAATAAAGTCGATTCAATTGTTTTCTTTCTGAAATATGGAAAAAAGACACGTAGTTTATATAAAGTCCGACTTGTTCTCTTAAAAGACGATTTTCATATTCTAAAGTATTCAAAAAATTAGAAATAGAGAACCCTATTTTATGATTATCATTATAATGTTCTATAGTATCATTTTTATCAAGGGTTTGACCATATAATTGATTTATTAAAAACAGAATATTATTATGTATCTCTTTGATGTCGTCTAATTTATATTCTTGAAATGGTTCTAAATCTTTATATGCCGGGTAGGATTTAAATTCTAATTCAGCAACATTCATATCCGCGCGATTATCTTTGATGTGTGTAATAATTAAATTATATAATTTATAATAATCACAATACATTCTATTATTCATAAGAGCACGGTAACGATCAATATGTTCCATTTCCATAGCAAAAGTTTTGTATTGAAAATAGAAAGAATCGAGGCAGAATAAAAAAATTTTTTTATTATTGGTTTTGATCAACTCATTATAAATAAGTTTCAATTGTGAAAGTTTATCAGAAACTAACATTTTGACCTTGGCTATTTCTTTTTTCAAAGTAATAATGTTCTCAAAATTATTGCGTAGTTTTTCGATTTGAAAAGCATGATTATGACTCATTTACAAAATATAATAATATATAATATTGAATATTTTTTATGGACAACAAATACTATATATTTCTCTTTGTAAATCTTCATATTCTTCCTCTAAAGTATTTTTATTGAATGCCTCCATATATACAATCGTATCTATATCTATGTCATTGGTTTTTATTCGTTTATTAATCGGTATATGTTTTTTTAATTCCCAATAATTATTGGTTTTATTATCATAATTAAATTTATATATGTTCTCATACATAATTTTATAATAAATATAATTTGCAAAATCTGTATCATATAGATCTATACTCATGAATGCGAAATAATACGGTTTTTTATTTTCATTTACTTTATAATGCATATCGATATATGTTATATTACCAATACCATAATTATGGAATATTTCAATTATATCATTTTGTTTAAATTTACCTAAAATTCTAGGTATATAAATATTGATAGACTTTGACATATTATGTATTTATTATTGTTTTTATTTACATATTTGTATTCAATTTTTTTGATGAATTTCTAATTTGTTTATAAGCGTCAGTCATATAATTTATTTGACACCAATCTCTACAGAAATATAGTTTATACGAGTATATACATGATGATAACAATTCATTAATTTCACATAAATGTTCTCCACAGTTCGAACATTTGTAAATAATTTCAGTGTAAGTCTCTAATAATTCATTCAATACTAGTTTCATATTAGGTCTATGTTCTACATTGAAACTGTATATATAATCTTGAATATCTTTAGGTAATATACGAATATCCATTTGAATGATATAGTTAATTTTCAAACTATTATAATAGATAGTAATAAATCAATTTTTTACTATTTATTTCATAAATAAATAGTAAAAAATGAAAACAAAAATATTGTAAACAAAAAATTGAATACAAAAATTGAATACAAAATAAGTAATAAATTGATCTATAATAATTATAATTAAAATGTCTAACTTTACTGAAAACGCTTTTATTGAAAACGCTTTTATTGAATTTCACAATAAAAATGGTGATTTACCATTTCCAATTGTATCTGAATCCGAAGATTTCGGTATTCTCCGTATAAAAATGAAAAAAACAGAAATAACAAAAAAAAACCTTTTTATATTATTTACAATTGATAAAACCGGTTCTATGGATGAATATGTAAAAAATAGTACAAAAATGCAATATTTAAAACAAACTTTTAAAAATATGCTTTATTATTTATCAAAACAAGAACTTGAAATTTATATACGTGTACAATCATTCAATACTGATGTCGATGTCGATATAGAAAATATAAAAATAACAAAAGAAAACGTATCTGAATTATGCACAAAAATAATGAATATTCAAGCAGAAAGTTCTACAAACATCGAACTTGCACTAGAAACAGCAAAAAAAACACTCAATGATTATTCAATAGAAAACCCAGAACATGAAATTGCACATATTTTCATGACAGATGGACATCCTACAATCGGCGAATCTAATATTGAAAAATTATCAAAATTAGTAGATAATAGGTTTTATAATATTTTTGTAGGATACGGATTGGATCATAATGGTCATTTAATGAAAAAAATAAGTAAACATCCTAATGCGGATTATCAATTTGTAGATGACATGGAAAACACTGGTTTGGTATATGGCGAATCTATACATCAATTATTATATCCAGCTATAAAAGAACTAGAAATACGAGTAGATGATGGACTTATTTATGATTGGGAAACAAATGAATGGAAAGATAAATTATATATAAATGTTCTAGTAAGTGAAACAGAAAAAATATATCAAGTAAAAAAAAATAAAATTGACATTATGGAGATCGATTTATATGGTAAAACACCATTTCAAACAGAAAGACAATTAATAGAAACAATTAATCAACTACCTGATCTAGTGGATTTGGATACCAACCAAATAAAAGAAGTAGATTTAACTAAATATATATATCGCCAAAAAGTACAAGAAATCCTATATAAAGCGAATAATTTATTATTTGGTCAGATTTATGAATTAAAAATAACCATGAAAGATTTATTTCGAAAAATGCGTGGATATATGCGTGAAAATAATCTTTTGAATGACCCTTTTATGAAATTATTATGCGATGATATTAGCGTAACATATCAAAATATGGGCCTAACTAATGGTTTACCATTTACTTATAACCGTCAAACATCACAGGGTAGACAGAGATCATATAATGTTAGATCTACATCGAATGCTGATGAAAATTTATTAAGAAGTAAAAACAACCGACTAGATATCGATACACAACCTTTACGTTTACAAAGACAATATGCTGTATCTAGTGCAATGTTTACTAGATCAATTGCAACAAATGATTTTGGAACTATTGATGAATTTGATGATAACAATATAGTAGAACGATCGTTAAACATAAATACAGATAATATAGAACAATATAATACAGAACAAGATAATACTGTCGACGACGAAGATAATTTGGATAATTATTTGGTATCAAATGAAGTAACATCATGCTATTCAACTCCGAGCGTTTTAAATACAATGCGTAGTATTAGTCAAAATATTTAGACCGGTGGAAGATTTCAAAACTTCAAATGTATAAATATTAATAATATAAGTTTTTAGTATATAAATAAATACAATATTTTTTTATTGATTAAGCATCAAAACTATATAAATAAAATATATCATATTTATAAAAATATGAGTACGCAAGAAGTTCCAAGTAATTTTAAATCGATCATTAATGATTTTACGAGAGATTTGACAACCACATTTCCAGAATATGCTTATTTATGGTCGAAATGGTCTGGACAGGTATCTGATATTGATATACAAGAACTGTTTAATTATATTTTAACAATATATCCTACACGTTTTTTCGATATATTATATGAAAACGATACAATTTTCAAAATGGATGATGATACAGAAGTTAATTTTTTACCAAATGTAAATTTTCGTTTATTATATAATTGTGAAGATATTACTGAAAATACCAAAAAATCCATATGGAAGTACTTACAGTTAATATTATTTAGTATTGTTGGTGCAATAAAAGATAAAACGAATTTCGGTGATACTAGTAATATATTTGAAGGTATAGACGAAAATGATTTACAAGACAAATTAGCAGAAACCATGAATAGTATGACTGATTTTTTTAAAAATTTAGAAGAAAGTTTCAATAATAGAGATGACGACGAAGAAGTTCCTAATCTAGTAGATCCAGATATTGAGATGCCAAACATGGAAAAAATGCAAAAAGATATGGAAAATGTGTTCGAAAATATTTTTAAAAACATGGAATCAACCACGGATACAGAAGATGGTGGTGATGACGATACAAAAAGTTCTTTTCCAAAAATGAGTGGATTACCTGATATAAAAAACATCCATGAACATTTAAAGACATTATTTGAAGGTAAGATAGGAAAATTAGCAAAAGAAATGGCCGAAGAAATAAGTGAAGAATTTGCTTCGGATCTAGGTAATGGTAGTGAAAATATTAAAAATACACAAGATGCTATAAAACATTTAATGAAAGATCCAACGAAACTCATGGGATTGATGAAAAAAGTAGGAACCAAATTAGATTCAAAAATGGAGAGTGGTGAAATATCGCGTGAAGAGTTAATGAAAGAAGCTCAAGGATTATTAGGAAAAATGAAAGATATGGGCGGTGGAGATGATTTAAGTAAAATGTTTAAAGAAATGGCAAAAAAGATGGGAATGGGAAATAATGTTAAAATAAATAAGAATGCGCTCGATAAATTAACAAGGATGGAAGAAACACGTGAAAAAATGAAGAGTCGTGTGTTACAAAAAAAAATGAAAGAACAAGCTGATTTTGAAAAAAAGAAGGCTGAAATTAGAAAACGGGTAGAAGAGCAACAAAAAATAGCATCTAATTATTCATTGAATCCTACTGATGCAACAAATGAATTTGTATTTCGTTTAGAAGGAGAAGATAAACAGGAAAAATCATTTATTCATCCAGATTTAATAAAAGAGATGCAAGAACAAGAAAACAAGGTCGGAAATAATAATGGAAACAATGGAGGAAACAAAAAGAAAAAGAAGAAAACAAAAAAATAAATCTATCTATTAATATATATGGGAATTACAAAATATATTAATTTCAAAATATTTTTTTTAAGTTTAGTATTTGGTTTGTTTGCAGTTTATATGACAATGCCTGATACTAGAAAAGTATTAGTATACCCGACACCTGAAAATGTAAGTTTATTACAATATAAAGATAAAACAGATACATGTTTTTCATTCAAACAAAATGAAGTAACATGCCCAAAAGATGAAAATGATATATCAAAAATACCTTTACAAAATTAATAAATGTTTTTATCTTTGTATAATATAAAAACAATACCAAAATGAATTTTCAAAGATTATTAAATACTGAATATGGAAGAAACATTATTTCCATATTTTTAGGTTTAGGATTAGCAAGTCTTTTTAGAAAAGTATGTACTGATAAAAATTGTATTATTTTCAATGGACCAATCATAGGAGATATAGAGGGTAAAACATTTAAATATGGTGATAAATGTTATAAATATTCAGTAAATGCAGATAAATGTGATTCTACAAAAAGAATTGTTGGTGTTGTAGAACCAGATTATATTAAAAATAACTTATTTAACCAATAAATGGATATGATAAATAAAAATTCGTCAAACTATACAATATTTAGAAGTTTACTATTGTATAGTTAAAATGGAAAATATAACTAGAATATCGGATCTCCCTTTAGATAATAATATGCAATATTCATCAACAATCCCTATTATAATGCAACCACAACAAACAAAAAAAGTATCATTTGAAGAAAGCCAAGGTCAGAATTATATTCCTATGAATGTACATCCAAATCCATATGGTATTTCTACACAAAATCCAATTATGCCACCTCCACAACAACCAAACGTTTCACATAATCAACCGGTTTTATCACAAACTTATATTCCTCCACCACCACAATCTCAATTTTTATCTGAAGAACAACAAATGGAACTACAACAATTATCACATCAACGTATTCCATCAAGAGATATTCCTCATGATACTACTATGTATCAACAAGATGTACAAATAAAGCCGAATTATATTCCAAAATCAAATATATCAAGTGATTATGTTCGTGATAGTGAAGATATGACAGAGAAAAACTATAAAGAATATCAACAAAAGAAGAAAGAAAAAAATCAATTGGATAATATCCTAACCGAATTTCAAATCCCCATTTTTGTTGGTATTTTATTTTTCTTTTTCCAATTACCGATTATTAATAAGATGATATTTAAAAAATTTAGTTTTTTATCTTTACATGATTCTGATGGAAATTTTAATATTTATGGATTATTATTAAAAAGTATATTATTCGGTGGAATTTATTATTCAGTTTTTAAAGCAATAAATTTCATGTTAGATCTATGATTTATTATAATATTTTTTTAGTCATGTTGTTACGTCTTTCTCGAAATTTTTTCATAAAACTGGAAATGCTAGATGTTTTTTTATTAGTTTTTCGCTTCTTATATTCAGATACTGTATTTTTCATTTTTAATAAAGTATTATTTTTATTTTTGTCTTCTTGTTCTTCTTTTTGTTTTTGCTCTTGTTCTTCTTTATTTGATTTTTTATCAATTATTTTTACTTCTTTTTTATAATTATTCAAAATTGATTTTGAAAAAATAGATTTATTATTTATTTTATCAGGTATATATTTCAAAAACCACATTTCATATTCTCTGCTATTACGGTTATTACTTAATTCTTTATATTTTTCTGCTTTTTCAGAACGTATAGCATCTTTAGTCAGTTGTTTACCATAACAACTCATACTAAAACGTTTTAATAAACCGCGTTGTTCAATGCGATTTTTTTGTTGAATTTCAAATAAAAATTTTGCCATACATCCTAATTTATCTTTATTATAAAAAGGCATATTGGTGTATAAAAAGACTAAATAAAATGATAATATTGTATCAATAGTTGCTATATTTATTTCTCTATTACCCATAATTATTTTATTATAATTATGACAAGCTATTGGTTTAAATATAACTACTAATGGAGCATTATCAACATATATTTCAATATGTTCAGATATTAATTCACCAATTTCAGAAAATTTCGTTGTTTTTATTTTGTTGTAATTATTTCTTTCTAAGTGTTCTTTTAATATCATTGCACATTTTTCAGGATCTTCATGTATAACATCAAAATTAGATGTTCTTTGTATATCTTCATTATTTGAATTATTTATTTGATTAGAATATAAATTTATTGCATAAGAACCAAAAAATATAACACCTTGGTCTATAAGATTATCTCTAGTTATTAAGTATAATTCATGTTTTAATTTATTATTTATTTTAATATTAAAATCTATATTTTCACATTTATTACTTATTTTAATAGGAAAATGTTGGTTTAATAAATTTAATCGTTTTAAAACTTTTTCCCATCTTGTAATATCACCTTCTGGTCTAGATAATTCTAAATACATAGACATGCGTAAAAAATCAGGTGGTGCATAATGTACACCGGCAATTATTATAGATTCCTTCTGTAAAGAATCGTATAATTCTTTATGTATATAAGTTATATCCGCAATAGCTATAAAATTAACAAAAACTTTAAATGTACCCATATGAACACCCGCCTTTGCTTCTACATCTTTATATCCAGCAGCATAATAAATATCAGCTAATTCTTTTGCATCGTCTAAAGCATTGTCAGAATAAAAATCATAATCTGGAAGTTCTGTTTCTTTTTTATAAAATCTTGCATATTTTGGTAAAATATTATTAATTGCTGTACCGCCATAACATATTAATTTTTTATGAACAATAAAATCTTCAACAATTAAAACTATTTTTTGTATTTCAGGACTTTCTATTATTTTCTGTCCTATTGCTTTTGTATTTTCTTCCATAGAATGTCTAAGGATAGCTAATTCACATTCTTCAAATGTCATTTTATTATCACAAATTTTATTGTTAAATTTATTTTTTTTTTTTTAATGCATATATATTTATTGAATAAAATAAATATATAATTATTGATTCTTTTTTTTAAAATACATTATTGCTATACTCATTGGAACAGTACCTCCATTATTATCATTAAAGAATTCTTCATATTTATACAAACCGTCATCCTTTTGATAAAATTTGAAGGGAATAATTTGACAACCATGATCGACTATAAATTGTTTAATTTCTGGATTAGGAGCATTTTCTGGTAATATTTCAGGTAAAATAAGATTCATATTTTGAATATTAGTATTCAAATTATTATCTTTTATAATCAAATTTACATTTTTTTGATTCAATAAATTTATATATCTGTTTAGAACCATATTTTCACTGCCACTTTCAATATTAGTATATTTTTTTAAATCATAACAATTTTTATCATTTTTATCACAATTTGTATAATCTTTATAATTGTAATTTATAGTTTTATCAATGCATAGTATTACTTTCCCCATTAAATCATTCATAGGTGTGTTTTTAGTTACTTTACCACTATATAATTTACTTTTAATTGAATAATCAATAGATGATGCAATCGCTTTATAAATATTATTATTACTTGATTTTATGCGTAAATTAATAAAAATAGGATCTTTGCTATTAGGAGCATTTTGCGTAGAAAAACCATTAGAAACAAGTGCGGATAATATATTATCTAACAAAACACTATTTTCGCAATCCATTGTTACAAAATTAGCATCAGTACTATATGCTACTTGTGGGCTAAATATTCTACTTTCAGGATTTTCAATATAAAACACTTCAAAGTCAAAAAACCGACAACCTCTGGATAATTGATAAATAATCATATCAATATTTATATATTTACCAGTATACGCTGAATTATAAGATCCTTTAATACAAAAATCCATCAATGGTAAAGAATGATAAATTGAAGGTAAACTATTCATATTAATTTTAATCAAATTATCTTTTAATTTGTTTAGATCACTAGTAGCAGAATCTGGAATAATATTGAAACTAAAAGGTTCAGTGTTTTTTATTATTTTGTTATGTTTTGAAATAAGCCGCCAAAATATATAACTAAATATTATAATAACCAAAGCAATAAGAATTTTTTTATAAATTGTCATTTTTATAATATATATTTATTTTATATAAACAAATATAATAAATAATTATATATTATAATAATGGCTGGAGGATTACTAAATATAATATCAGTTGGAAATAATAATTTATTTTTAACAGGAAATCCAAGTAAAACATTCTTTAAAGTGACATATTCAAAGTATAGTAATTTTGGATTACAAAAATTTAGATTAGACTATGATGGTTCAAGAGATTTACGTTTGACTGAACCATCTATATATACATTTACATTTAAAAGATATGCTGAATTATTGATGGATACATATTTAGTAGTTACATTACCAGATATATGGAGTCCAGTATATCCACCGACAAAAGATACAAATGAACAATGGATTCCATACGGATTTCGTTGGATAAAGGATATAGGAACACAAATAATAAGTGAAATAACTATAACTTGTGGTTCATTGACATTGCAAAAATATACAGGCGACTATATTTCAGCAATGGTAGAGCGTGATTTTTCAGAAGAAAAGAAGAAACTTTTCAATGAAATGACTGGTAATATACCTGAATTAAATGATCCTGCAAATGCATATTCGCGTAATAATTCATATCCATCTGCATCTTATACTATTAATACTACAGGTGCAGAACCATCAATAAGGGGTCGTACGTTATATATTCCAATAAACACATGGTTTACATTGAACAGTGGGTGTGCTTTTCCATTAGTTGCTTTACAGTATAATGAATTAGTAATATCAGTAACATTAAGACCTATTCAAGAATTGTTTCAAATACGTGATGTCTTTGATATAAATTACAATTTTCCATATATTAAACCAGATTTCAATCAATCTCAATTTCAAATGTATAGATTTTTACAAACACCGCCAACCCCATTAATACAAACTAGTGATTACACAAACACAGTATCTACATGGAATGCTGATGTACATTTAATCTCTACATATTGTTTTTTATCAAAAGACGAGGCCAAAGTATTTGCTTCACAAGATCAAGTATATTTAGTAAAAGATGTGTTCAATTACTTTTTTGAAAACGTTACTGGAACAAATCGTATAAAGATAAATTCAAATGGTATGATTTCGAATTGGATGTTTTATTTACAACGTAATGATGTTAATTTACGTAACGAATGGAGTAATTATACCAATTGGCCATATAATAATTTACCATCTAATATTGTAATTGCACCAAGTGCTCCATTGCCTGGAACAGATTTAGAATATGGTATGAGCGTAAACCCTAATTTTGGTAATATTTTTAATAGTGGTATAACAATTACTGGTGATTATCATTCTGAAAATCAAAAGGAAATTATGGAAACCATGGGTATATTATTGGATGGTGAATATCGTGAAAATACACAAGTAAGTGGTATATTTAATTATATTGAAAAATATACAAGAACACGAGGTTTTGCAAAAGATGGTTTATATTGTTATAATTTTTGTTTAGATACAGATCCTTTTCAATATCAACCATCAGGTGCTATTAATTTAAGTAAATTTAGAAATATACAATTAGAAATAACAACTTACGTACCACCTGTTGATAATATAAATTCAACATTAAATATTATATGCGATGGTAATGGTAATACGGTAGGTATTCAAAAAACAAATTGGAGATTATATGAATATAATTATAATCTTGTATTATATGAAGAAAGATACAATATTTTATCATTTATAGGTGGTAATTGTGGAATGTTATATTCAAGATAGATTTAATGTATTAGTATAGTATTATATTATAATATATATATAGAATAATATAATTAATGGAAAAATTTAGTGATAATAATTTTCAAGTAATTAATATGAATTACAAATTAAAAAAAATTAAAAATAAAAAAAAGAATAAAAATAATTACAAAAATATTGAAACGATAGAAACATTAGATAATATCCAAAATGAAAATATAGAAGAAAATATAGAAAAAAAAGAAGAATCTAAACAAAAAATCGAAGGATTTCAAGATAAGGATTATGATGGAATTGATAATGTAAGTGATAAGAAAAAAAAAAGTAAAATGTCACTTATCGATAAATTAACAGAATTAATAAATAAAATTTATAATTTTTTTTTAAATGCCAATAATGTTATTGCTAAAAAATTAGCTATGAAATTATCAAAAAATAAGGCCACAGAAAAAGATATTTTTTTGATTCGACAATATATTGTATGGAGTGAATCTGTATTAGCGGCTGGATATGTATCATATAATATATTTTTTATTATGTATTATAAAGATATTGATGGTACAAAATTAATTGATATATCACGAAAACGTGCAGAAGAATATGAAAATGAATTAAGTAATAAAGGTTCTTTATTTTTTCCTCTAGCCAAAATATTTTTATATATTTTTAAATATTCGATATATTTAACTGAATCTATTAATAGTTTTTTAACTAATAACAATAATTCTGTTAATGAAAACAGTTCTATTAATGAAGAAAAAGATATTAATTATTCAACAATATTTTTTTTTATTTTTTTATTTTTAATTATTTTTTTCAAAAAATCGGCTGCATTTATGAAGGATTTCTTAATAAATGCATTGAAATTTAAATACACAATAATTTCAGGTTATGTATTAATTACTATTATTTTATTATGGGGTAGTGATTTTATAAATATCTTGATTACAAAATTAAAAAATTTATCTAAAGGAGGAAGCGTTACAGATTTATGTTTATTTTTTTTGAACAGATTTATAAAATTAATATTGTCATTAGCATTAGGTGTTCCTATGAGTATTATTATCTTTGTATTATATATTTATATATATGCTTTTGGTTCAATATTTTATTACAAAAATTTTAGTTTTACAAAAATATACGAAACTATATCTGGCATCAATGAATTAATAAAAAAAAATAAAATAAAAAAAGAAGTAGATAAAAACTCTTTTATGGAAATGCTAGGTCTAAACTATATTATGAGTATAATAGATTTTTTGTATTCTAAATTAATTTTAATAGCATTTATTATAATATATATAGCAGGTTCTATTGATTATTTTAAAAATATTTCTTCAAAAAGTGGTAATCTAAAAATTGGACTAATATTTATAAATATTTGTTTAATTATAATATTTTCATTATTAATAATGTTATTTTACAAATTAGAACAAAATAATGATATTATTCAAAATGATAATTAATTAACAATATAATGATTTAAATATTATATTTTTAATATAACAATGAAAAAACCAAAAACCAATAAAAACAAACAATTACCTATGGTTAGCGTTTGCACACCAACATTCAATCGTCGGCCATTCATACCAATTATGTTTGAATGTTTTCGTAATCAAGATTATCCAAAAAATCGTATAGAATGGATTATAGTTGATGATGGAACTGATAAAATAAAGGATCTTATAGAAACTTCAAATATTCCAAATATTCGTTATTTTCAAATAGATAGAAAAATGTCTCTAGGTGAAAAACGTAATTATATGCATAAACATGTAAAAGGTGATATTATTGTTTATATGGATGATGATGATTATTATCCACCTGAACGTATATCACATGCTGTTGAACGTTTAGAATCTGATAAAAAAGCATTATGTGCAGGCTCAAGTGAAATATATATTTTTTTTAAACATATACAAACTATGATACAATGTGGACCTTATGGTCCAAATCATGCAACAGCAGGAACATTTGCATTTAGAAAAGAATTATTAAATCTTACTAGATATGAAGATCATGCAGCAGTTGCAGAAGAGCGAGCATTTTTGAAAGATTATACAATTCCGTTTGTACAATTAGATCCGATGAAAGCGATTCTAGTTTTTTCACATGAGCATAATACATTTGATAAACGAAAAATGTTGAAAAATCCACATCCGGATTATTTTAAAGAGTCACCAAAAACAGTGGATATGTTTATTCGAAAACCTCATGAATCAAATATAAAATCGTTCTTTATGAAAGATATAGACGCTTTATTAGATGCTTATGAACCGGGTCAGGCTAAAATGAAACCAGATGTATTAAAACAAATAAAAGAAATAGAAGAAGAGAGAGAACTCATGATACAAGAAGAAATGAAAAAAATAAACAATCAACCGATTGTCATACAACGACCAGGTGAACAACCAGTTCAATTAACTAATGTTGAAGTAGTCAATATAATAAATAATCAACAAGAACAATTACGACAAATGCAATCAATTGATGAAAAATTAAAAGAAGCTGAAAATATAATCAATATGTTACAAAAACAATTGATAGAAAAAACAAAAGAAACAATGGAATTCAAAAAGAAATTACGTGAATATGAAAATCAGAATAATAAACCCATTGAATATACGAGAATTCCTATAGAGACTATAAACAAAAGTGATCCAGAAATAATAATTGATATTGATTGTAAATAAATATATAATAAACATTTGTTTTATTATATAACATTATTCATCATCTTCTAATAAATCATCTGTAACTAATGAATTTTTCTTAACATTTTTGTCTAAATAACGATATAACCGTTTTATATCTAATTTTGTAATATTATAATTTTCAAATATTTTTTCAATTTCATTTAACAAATCATTATTACTACAAAAATCACAGCCATAAAATAATCGCAATTCTTGAAATAATGTAAATATATCTTTTTTATCCATTTCTAATTCTTGTGATAAATTATAAATAAATAACATATTATTATATTCTGTCGAATATTTTGTAAGAACTTTCGTAAATCGTATTTCATTACAAAATATATTTTGATTTTCTGGAAAAGTATCATGATACATTTTGTTGTTATGAAATGTTTTGATTAGAGAACTCATTTCATTGAATTGCCATATTTGACTCTGAAATGTAATACGATCTATGTAATCAGCAAAACACATATTATTTAATATTTTTAAATAAAATGGTATTGATAACTTGTTTGATTTGTTTGAAATAGCATCTACGATGTTTTCATGCCATAAAAGAGCTACGATAGTACGGTCGGTTTCGTTCATAAAACGGTTATGTTCTTCCATTTTCAAAGACTGATTTATAAGAGAAAATGTTATTTTTTTAGAATCTTCATTATATGATTTTTTATGAAAAATGTTTTCAATTATTTCTTGATTTAATATTTCTGATTTATTTGATATTAATTTATTGACAAATTCTAGTTTTCTCATATCACCTTGTATATAATTCAAAATAGTATTTTTATAATTATTTACATTTGGTAATATTGTATTCAATAATAATCCTATTTGTTGATTAGTAGGTGATTTTAATTCAAAAGTATAACATACTTTCATTAATTCTTTTACTTTTTTATCGATATAGTAATTACCTATGCATATTATAGGGTTCATAGTCATGTTTTCAAGACGCTGTTTTTTTGTCTTCTTTTGACGTATAATTTTAATCAAAGCAGTTATTCCTCCTTTGTCTCCATTATTCATACCATCAATTTCATCCATTAATATCACTATTTTTTTTGTTTTTTTTGTCATCATATCAAGAACATTACGGTTTGATATATTATTACTAGTTATATTATCAATAAGAGCTTTATTTCTAACATCGCCTGCATCATAATTAATAATATCATAATTCATTTCTTTCAAAAGATTTTTTATAAAATATGTTTTACCACAGCCAGGAGAACCATATACATAAATTCCTTTTTTGAAGTTAAGATTCTTAGAATTAGAATCAAATGATAATAGTATTTGTTTTATTTCATTTGCTGTTTTTTCTCGATCGAATATTTTATTTATATTTTGCATCTTATAGTTTTATAGAGAACTTTTTATATAATGAATATTAAATAATATTTTATTACAAACGAAATATTATTTTTGTTATAGTGTATGCATTAACGACCAAATCTACTGAAATCAGCAGTTACTGGAACATAATTAGTTTTACCTTTTGGGGGTAATTGGCCATAATATGAGTATGGATCAGAATATTGATTATTTGTTCCTGCGCCAGGTGCTGTATAACCTGGTGTTGAACGTTGATTATTTCCAGTACCATCCGCTGCATTTTGTTTATTTGTACCAGAACTAATTCCACCCATTGGATTTGGTTTTAAAACAGAACCTGTAGTACTTATTAAATTGTTTGCAACACCACCAATAGTACCAGCAACACCAGTTACAACGCCTGCACCGGTTTTCGCAACATCTTCAACTGTAGATGTTGCATCATACTGCATTAATGTAAGAGAACCGCCAATAGTATCTGGATTAGCATTTGAATCAACTGTACCACTTCCTAGTCTTGAATAATTTTGATTTGATCCTGAGCCATTTCCAGTAACAACAGAGTTACCATTTTGTTTTAACGTTCCTGAACCACCACTTCCACCACAATTACTACATGTTCCTGTAGATGGACATGTAGGACATGTAGGACAAACAGGTGGTACGATTTGGGTTTTCAAAATATAATCATTTTTAGAAGAATTCCAATATTTACTGAAATCAGAATCTCCGGTATTTTGTGTTTGACCACCATTATCTAAACCATATTCATTAAATCTGAATACATTTTTCAAAATTAAAGTGGATTTGGAGCTATCCGAATAACCAATTAATCCAATCAATACGTTATTTTTGTTTGGTATGTATATAACATTATTTTGTCCTAAACTATCTTTTACTACATATGAAGTAATATTAGGATTGGGTCTTGATCTATTTGATATATTATTATTACTAGAATTGATCGTATTCATATTTTTATTGATATCATAAACAACAATCGTTCTTGTTGGTTCAGTTGTAATAATTAAATTACTATTTACTAAATCATATTTTACATATTGACTTAATTGATATACATGTTTTATGTCATCATATAATGGTTCTATTACCATTTTATTATTATCTATACTGTTATCGTTTACATAATTTGTTAATCCAATATCTGTAGGTGGTGAATAATATAAACTTTTTGTTTCACTTCCAGGACTAAATAAAAATGTAGCTAATTGTTTTTTGTTTATGTTATCTATTATATGTATAAATGTGTCTTTGTTCCATGGCATATAAAATACATTATAATTATTATTATTTGTTTGTGAAGGATAATAACAAGAAGTATATTTTGGTGTGATTTCATTCATTGTACTAGCTTGTAAATTTTGATCTATACCGGTTGCAGTTATGTAAAATGTAGTAGAGTAATTACTTCTTTTAGTAACTATTGTTGATATTGTAGCAGCCGTATTTCCAGACGTATTATTGATTGTGCTAACTTCAATAAGATTACCATTTCTATCGTCAAAATAAATATTGTCATATAAATTCCATACTTTATTAACTGTTGAATATGTTGTTAATGAAACACTATTCAAGGAAGTTGTATTTGCCAATCCTTCTTGAAATCCCTCTTTTTCTACCATAAGTTGTTTTCCAAATAAACTCGATATTACTAAAATTATTAATAAAAATAAAAATAAAATAAATGGTGTTAATTTTATTGAGTTCATTGCGTATAAAATATACATCGAAAAATAATCATGGTAAATAATAAAATTGAATATTAATATATAATTTATATATTCAATAAAACGATGGCTGAAATATCCGTAAAACGAAAAAGAACTCCACCTGTGTTATTGACGCGTTTTTATAATGAAACAACACAATTTGAGCTATCAATAGATGAAGCAGGTCGTGGTTGTTTATTTGGTCGTGTTTATATTGCATGTGTAGTTTTACCTAAAGAACCCGAACTATTCGATGGAAAAAACATCAAAGATAGTAAAAAATTCTCATCAAAAAAAAAGTTAAATGAAGTAGCAGAATATATTAAAACCAATGCATTAGCATGGCATGTTGCATACATAGATTCAGACGTAATCGATGATAACAATATATTAAAAGCAGTTATGCAAGGTATGCATGAATGCATTCGAAATATTATAGAAAAAATAAAAATCATCGATAACACAGTTACTATTGATAAATGTATGGCGGTAATAGATGGTAATTATTTTACACCATATCGTGCGTTTGATAATAATGATGAAACTATACATGAAATACAACATGTTACAATAGAACAAGGAGATGCAAAATATATGGGTATTGCTGCTGCCAGTATATTAGCAAAAACCGCTCGTGATAATTATGTATTAGAGCTTTGTAAAGAATATCCGATATTGATTGATCGATATGGTTTAGATTCAAATATGGGATATGGAACAAAAAAACATTTAGATGGAATTCGAGAACATGGTATTACACAATGGCATCGGCGAACATTTGGTGAAGCATGTAAAAACGCTATCAAAAATGATATTACATAAAAATATAAATATATATATATTTGTATGTCTACAACTCGTTATAATGGTGGATTAGGAAATCAAATTATTAGAAATTTAGCACTTAGTTTGATCGCTGAAAAATTTGATTTGCAGGTTTCTTATTACAATAATGAAATGCTCGATGAATTAGGCATAAAATTATTTAGTGGTAATCATTTATTCAATAATACAATTACATTAGATGATGATAATTATTTTTCTATATATAATTATCATGTTTTAGAAAATAATCTAGATCCGAATTTTAACTATTTCCAAACACAGGAAATCACTAATTTTTTATATAATTATTTACATAGCGACAAAATAAAATCAAATATAATTGATAAAAACCCGTTTAATGATCGTTATAATACAAACAAAGATGTATTTATTCATGTCAGATTAACCGATGCTGCAGATAATAATCCAGGGGCTAACTATTATATAAAAACAATCAAAAGCATTGAATATAATAATCTATATATTTCTTCCGATGATAAGACACATAGTATAATACAAGAAATTATTCAACATTATCCAAATGCTGAAATAATTGAATATAATGAAATTAAGACTTTTCAATTTGGAAGCACGTGTAAAAATGTTATATTATCACATGGAACGTTTTCAGCAATAATTGGATATTTATCTTTTTTTTCTGATGTACATTATCCAGAATTTGAACCAGGTAAAATTTGGCATGGCGATGTCTTTTCAATAAAAGGTTGGATTGAACATCATGTTTAATAGTTAGCATGATTCATAAAACAAATCATCAATTTTCGTTTTATCTACTAACATATATTTCGTAGCATTATCCATTGTACTATAACCAATAATAAATCGTTCTTTTTCATCTAAATAATAAAATCCCAGAGTATATTCTACTTTTTCTTTTTCAAAAGTAAACATTTTTGTATATCGTTTTACTTCATAACTAGTATCATCTATTACAACAATAACATGATAATAATATCTACGACTTTCATAACTAACTATATGACATATAAACCATATTTCATTTCCAATATTGATACCATTCGTTGATCCACGAACATTTTTGAAAAAAGGCAGAGTATCTATCTCATGTGTAATAGTTAAAAATGTATTTGGTCTATTTTTTTCGTCCACTAATGAATCCGGATGATCACCATGAGAACCAACAGTCAAAGGATACCAATTATATATCATTTTCAATTGATTTGTTGAATCTTTAAATAAAACCCAATTTTTCTCTATTTGTGTTTGGTTCTCACATTTTACGATCGTTGAAACTGTTTGCTGTGAAAGTAAATTGATTTTACCAAATTCAATACACATGGTTTGTGGTTTCACAGAACGATTACCGGTGAAATACAATATATCGTTATGTATAAAAAGACGAATATCCTCTATTCCTACATAATAATCATCATATACGGTATCATATTTCAATTCGAATTCTTTCTTTTTATTCCATTTATCGGCATCGATATTTATTATTGCAATAACATTGATAGTTTTAATAGTATTTTGATTAATATATTCTCCATGTTCTCCGATCTTATAATTTACAAACCTGCGACAAACTATCATTTCCTTTTTATTATTTATACATATAGACGGTGTACTTGCATTAAATATAGATCTATCTATTTTCAATGTATTTCCAATACTATTCAAAATATCCAAATTATAAACATTTATTTCTTTTGATTCCAATGTTCTCGAATAAAATTTATAATTTGACAAAATGTTATCATATGTATGATTCGGTATATAATTAACAAGAACTTTCATACAAACATCTCTAATATCAGTATTGTATCTGTTATAATAATATCCAAAAATAGTATATTCATAGTCGATTTTGTAGTCATAAACGTCCTTTTGTAAAAACAGGTGATCATAATTTGTTTTTTTCTTTATTTGGTAATCAGCTAACTCATAAAACATATTTGCTAGTTTATTATTACCTTTTTCTCTATAATATTTTATTATTTCATATAGGTTCTCAACTCTTTCTGGAAATTTTTCATATGCTTCCATCCAATAAAAAATAGCATTTGAATTATCATTGATGTTGCGATAACAAATACCAATAGAGAAATAAGAATGCCATATTTCTTCAATCCAACCTCCTATTTCAATACGTTTTTTATAGGTTTCAATTGCATTTTCATATTCTCCAATATCTCTATAACTATTAGCCAAGTAAAAAGTATATCTAGCATCATTTGGATTTTCTTCTAACCCGTTTTTCAGTAGTCGAATATCTCTTTCAAATTTATCAGTCTTCGAACCTCCATCGCCAATATCAATAATAAATAAAACCGACATTTCAATAGAACCAACCTTTGAAGAATCCGGTAATTTGAGGAATTCATGTGTTACACCCCAATAACTAATAGACGGATCGTTTTTGACTATTCGAATATTTTTATAAAAAAAACGGTCAGTTCCTTGAAAAATATGATAAGCATCATCGGTAAGAGAGTTTTTAAATTCATTTATATTATTGATATTACTAGTATCTAAAAGCATATCAGCATCTAATAAAAGTAAATAATCCGCACTTATATCGGCACATTGTTGTAAAGCGTAAGTCCGATTATGCGCAAAATCTTTGAATGGTTCATATGTTATTTTACCATCGATATTGTGTTCTTTAAAAAAGTCAGTAATTATATCGATGGTATCATCTGTACTACCAGTATCACAAATACAATAAAAATCAATAATTGGTAATACAGATTTCAATAATCTGGTTATAATTTTACTCTCGTTCTTTACAATCATATTCAAGCATATTTTAGGCATTTAATATAAATGTTCTCAAATATATAAATAATTTTTATAATAAATAGTTTTTTTTAACTAATTATATTTATTAACTAAATATATTTTCAGTCTATAATATAAAATGGCATTTACACGTTTTCATGATGATACTAATAGAATAAAAAAACAAGTAGAAGAAAGTAGTTTTGTAGGAAGATATATGTTGAATGTACCAGGTCCAGGAGATAGAATGCCTTTTTATGAAGATCCACAATTACGTCTTCAAAAATGGGGTGCAAATTTAAAAACAAATACTGTCAATATGGAAAGCGATTTATTTGGATTAACACGTCCACTGAATCGTGATTTAGTAGATGAAAATGATTATAAACAATATGCAGCGAGAACTGGTGACGTTTTTTATAATAATCAACAACCTTTTGTCGAAGAAAGTCGTGCAAGTCATCCAGCATGGATGTATAAAGATTTAGAACAAACTAGATGGGAAAATCCTTTTTTAAATCCATTGAATGGATTAGAAAAAGGGTTTAATGAGAACATCCAAACACGTATTTTAGAAAAAGATTATTTTAAACCTACTATACCGATTATAAATAGTGGCGCTGATTATTATTTATCTGGCGAATCAATATGTGTAGGTGGAAATTGTAGTAATGGATTTGATCCAAAAACTCTTTATGTTAATCGTATTCATTAAAAATATTATATAACATTATTATAATTATATAATATACAAAAATGGAAATTGCAATTCCTGGAGTAGCATTAGGATTATTATATGTTGTATCCAATCAAAAAAAAAGAAATGAAGCTTTTACATCTCGAAGCCAATTACCAAATGTAGATGTTCCAAATCGTAATTATCCTAGTGAATTACCAATAGTATCTGGTGAAACTGATCAGACCTCACAATTATCTAATGCAAATCGTTATGATAATGGTGCCGGAACATATACAGATAAGTATTTCAATCCTAATTTGAATAATACACAAACCAGTGGTCAACCACAATTTTATTCACTTACTGGAGATAAAGTAGATGGTTCTTATTTTGAACATAATAATATGGTTCCATATTTTGGAAGTCGTCTAAGAAGTCAAGTAGCTGAATCAAATAATGAAAGTATTTTAGATAATTATTCTGGTGCAGGTTCTCAAATAATAACAAAAAAAGAGGTAGCTCCAATGTTTTCACCACATGATAATTTACAATGGGCTACTGGCGCTCCTAATGCAAGTGACTTTTATCAATCTCGTGTAAATCCTAGTCAACGTATGGCAAACGTAAAACCATTTGAAGACCAAATAGTAGGTCCAGGATTAGGTTTAGGATATACTACACAAGGTGCAGGGGGTTTTAACTCTGGTATGATGATGCGTGATGCCTGGTTAGATAAAACCGCTGATCAATTACGTGTTGATAATAAACCAAAAGCAACTGGTTTAGGGTTATATGGACATGAAGGTCCTGCAAACAGTTTCATCAAATCGATTGCTACTATGGATCAAATGGGTATTATGGAGAAACATCTTCCAGAACAAAGTTTTGCATTAGATCAACGTGATTTTTCGAATCATAATCCAAATGGTTCTAGTGATATTGGCCGGCTTTTTACAACCACTGGTGCTCATAAAGGAGAAACAATGCGTGCTGTTCCTATCGAACGTTTTGTGAATCGTCCTGAAACAGCAGTATCATATTCTGGTGTTGCTGGATATCAAAACCCAGCTGCTTATGTTCCTGGTGAATACATGCCATCCCATAATCAACAATTGGGCGAAGTACCTCTTATGGTTGCTAATGCAAACGGACGTAATTATGCTAGTGATGCCGATTATGGAATAAAATCAAAAATGGCTTATCCAAATAATCGTTCATCCAATGCTCAAGATAGTTATTTTGGTTTAGTAAGTGGTAGTTTAGGTGCTGCTGTAGCTCCTTTATTAGATATTTTAAGACCTTCACGTAAAGAAAATGTATTAGGAACACTACGCCCTTACCAAAACCCTGGCACAACTGTTCCAGAATCCTATATTTTCAATCCAGCAGATAGACCAGCACCTACTATTCGTGAAACAACCGAAAATTCCAAATTTCATATGAATGTAAATGCTAATCAATTAGGTGGTGCATATCAAAGTACATCGGTTCAAGCAAAAGACACATATCGTCAAGAAACCAGTGATTATTATTACGCAGGTAATGCTGCGTCTAGTACAAAAGAACCAAAATCCTATGAAGCTGGTTATAATCAACGTAATAATGACATCAAAGCTAGTACAATTGATGGTTACATGGTACAAGGTAATATGTCTTTAATGAACGGAGATATCAATATGCGTCAAGTATCACGCGATAATATGTTGAAAAATGAACGTGCAGTTATTGGAACAATGCCATACCAATCACCTGATCCAATAAATATGGGTCGTGTTGCAGGTAATGGTAATTCTCTTTATTCAAATATTCAAATGGATAGAAATACACCTGATATTCATAGCGCTTTAAAATCAAATCCTTATGTTGTTGATTATCGTAATATGCTATAAACATTCTTGTTAGTATATAGTTTTTTATATAAAATCTATATACATATTATAAGGTCAATGAAATATTTTATAGGAAAAAAATTCAAAACTCAAAAATTAGAAAAACTTAAAAAAGAATTAGAACAAATTTTTTTGGAAATGAATTTAGAAGGTGAAGAAAATCTAATAGATAATATTACAAAAAATAAAATCGAAACAGTTTGTAGAAGTAAATTCGATTTCAAAGACATAGACGTAAACCTTAAAAAATTTATTACTCTTTTTTTAGAAGATGAGAATAATGATATTATTGGGTTTTTGAATTTTGATATAAATAAAAAAGATTCTTATATTGAAATACATTTCTTATGCTCTATAAAAGAAGAAAAATACAAAGGAAATGGTAAATTATTAATTGAAACTATAAAACAATTTGCAAAAAATGCAAACATTTCTCAAATTTATTTGACACCAGCTAACGGTGACCTTATTAATTATTACGAAAAAAATGGATTTGAAGAAGATCGTTTATCTATGGTTTATAATATTAAAGGTGGAAAAACTAGAAAAACTAGAAAAAACAATGATAATATATTATAATTATATAAATTCACCAGTTTGTATAAATCGCCTAATTTTTGAAGATAAATTTTCATTGTTTTTTATTATATCTCCAGTAGTGATATCTATATATAATTCAAATACTATCTCTTTGTCATCAGCATAATCCTCATAAATGGTTGGCGTAATATAATCAGTTGTTTGTTCACCTAAATTCAAACCATAATACGTATAAAGAATAGCTATACATATATCTTTATCGCTTATATTAGGATACACTTCTTTAAGTTCATAAACGAATTTCGTCAATAATAACAGTATGTCATTATTACATGATACATTTATGTCTTTTATTTCTTCTTCTGAGTATATTTTATTACAAATTTTATCAATAAAATAATTTTCGACTTCTTTTATTATTTGATTCATCATTATAATATATATATACAGATTTATATGCTTTTAGAATTTTATAAATAATATTTTATTATTTAGATAGAAATTATATTAGTATTTTATATATACAAAATATAAATACAAAACAATGAATATTATTTATCAACTAATATTAAAATTCATAAAAAAAGAAAAATTTTATATAGCAATATTATTCTCTCTTACTCTTATACAAACACTTTTTCAAATAAATGGTATATCTTTTATTACAGCAAATATAATAACATTCATGCAAAAGAAAGAATATGAATCGGTAAATAAATATTTCATTTATTTTACAATTGCATCCTTTGTTTTGATATTTATATTTTATATTTATAAAATTGTTCAAAACAAATTGGTTATAGAACTTATGTCGTGGGTGAAAAAAGAAATATTAGGGATTATATTTAAAACAAATAATGAAAATTTTAGTAATATCAATTTCACAGAATTCATAACACCGCTTAGTAGAATATCACAGAGTATGTATTTATTATTTTATAACATATTGACTGAAATGATACCGAATATTGGATTTATTTTAATGATTTCATTATATTTTATTTATACAAATACATTTTTTGGAATATTGTTTTTTATTGCGAATATGTTTATCATTATTTACCTTATTTTAAATTGGAATAATTTAATGAAACTAAGAATGGATTATGAGGATAAAATAAATTATAATGAAAAGTATTTAATAGACATTTTGAATAATATGGACAAAATTATATTAAGAGGTAAAATGGATTACGAAAACGATATTTATAACGAGTTAGTAAACGTTGGTATTAAAAAAACAATTAATTTCTATGACGGAATAAATAACCATTTGTTACATACCACAATAATTGTTTACATAATTGTGTTGATGTCTATATTTTACTTAATAACCTTATGTATGAATAAAAAAATATCCGTAACAGTATTTATTACATTCTTTACGATATTACTATTATATAGAGACAGAATAGTTGGTACTTTTCAAAATTTATCAGATTATCTAGAATTCATTGGACGTATCAAGTTTCTTATAAAGAAATTCAACTCATTAATTGGTGAATACAATGAAGAAGATTACGATAAAGATTATAAAGACGTCGAACTAACTTTCAAAGAAGTTGTATTTGATAATGTTTCATTCAAATATAAAGGAACCAATGATAATATATTCAATAATTTGAATATGAAATTAGATACGAATAAAAACCATGCGATAGGGATTGTTGGATATTCTGGTAAAGGTAAGTCAACATTTGTAAAAATGATCTTAAAATTATATAAATGTGATAGTGGTAAAATATTGATAGATGGAAAAGATATTCAAGAGATTGATACCAACTATTTACGAGAAAATATTACTTATATAAATCAAAATTCTAGATTGTTTGATAAGAAAATAATCGAAAATATTTTATATGCTTGTAATGATTTACATGTATGCAAATCACATTTGAATGAAATCCAAAAGTATAAAAAAATACAGGAATTATTGAAAAGAATTGATATTCATAATAAAACCGCCGGATTAGCTGGTGAAAACCTTTCAGGTGGCCAACGACAATTTGTCAATGTAATAAATGGATTAATAAATCCTTGTAAAATATTGATTTTAGACGAACCTACAACTGCATTGGATGGCGATCTTAAAAATGAATTATTACAACTCATTAATGATTTCAAAAAACATAAACAATGTATAATAATAATAACACACGATAGAGATGTTTACCCATTATTGGATAAAACGATTACTTTTTAGATTATAGATTTTACTATTATATATTTTATAATAGTAAAAAATAATGTTTTTATAAATTTATAAATTCAATAACTGATTACATAAAAATGTGGCATTTGGAGAACCCATCCCAGTAGTTATATCGAATTTAGATCCAGAATTATAGTTTGTTAAATTATTTGAACTACCACCTACTGAACCCATAGTTGAACCTATAGTAACATCATAAAACGCATTACTATATAATGTGCTATTTGGATAAATCGTTTTATAAATAAAATTTTGAATATTATTAGGAGGTGGAACATAATTAGATAATGTATTATTAGGTGTTGAACTATATACACTAGTCAATGATGATTTTTTGTTATTAAATCGTAATTGATTTGCTAGTGATAATATACCTGCAAATATAGGTGTAGATACAGAAGTTCCACCAATACCATACCAATTACCGTTATAAACAGTATAAACACTACTATTAGTATCTGCTATCATAGATAAATCGGGTATTACACGGTTTTTACGTAGAATATTTGTAATATCGGATTGATATGTAGGTTGATTTATTATAGTCGAATAACCACATCCAGCAGAATTCCATGAATATTCGGTTCTAGAAGGTTTATTATTTGGTGTCCATAATAATGTTGTTCCGCCAACAGCTATACAATTGGATATTGTTGCTGGCCAAGATGCGAAATTATAATCACCACTTGCTGCACAATAACTTGTATTAGTATTTGTAAAATACCTTGTAAAATTTAAAAGTTCTGGAACTTCATTTGCACCCCATGACATAGATATTACATCTGGTTTTATAACATTATTTGTATAAGTCATAGCGTTCATCAAATCTATAATAAGGTCTGATTTTGCTTCAACCACCCATATATTAGCGTTTGGATTCATAGTGCATACCATTTGAAGGTCTAAACATTCTTCTTGTGCCCATCCACTATTTTGTGTAGCACCAGGCATTGTATAAATATTTACATTAGGAGGTGTCGAGTTAGGTCCAAAATTAATAGGATTTTGCCAATACGTTTTTAAATCATTTTTTAATCCTGGATATGTAAACGCAATAATAATTGCGATGGTGGTTTTTTTGTTAGTTGTGCTTACAACTGTTGGGACATTATATAAATTTCTTAATTGAGTACCACTAAAGTATTGTGGAGGAAAATCAGCAACAGCTGATGTATTTAAATTCGGAGTAGCATATAATTTTGTAAAATTTTTCGCTTTTAATGGCTGCGATTCTTTTTTTATTATAATATTATTGTATTTATTTGTAAATAATAAAGACATATATATATATTATTAATATATTTAATTTGGTGGTTTAATTTTTATAAAAATACCGTTCAATATATTACCTTTATCAGTAACAGTTATTTTATAATTATTAGTATATGGTTTATCTACATATCCAATATCTGAATTCGTTGTTTTATTTTCATATATTGGACTTTGAATATTCGGTATAGCCAATAAAATATTGATGAAATTACCCGATACATCTCCATTAGGAGATATATATTCATTGACGTAATTTCTTACTTCGTCTCCACTAACATCTGTATATTTTGTTATAAAATTCTTACTTAAATCTGGAAATGAAAGATTTACTGTAAAATTTGGTGGAAAAATATTGGCTTTATGTTTGTCTGTATTTTCCATTTTGATTGGATATATTAATATTTTTGTATTTGAAGAAGCATCAAATTCTATTTTAAAAGATGACTCCTCTCCCATAGTAATAATATTTTTTTTACCAATATTGTTTTCAGTTGTTAAATAATATTTTCCAAAAGCTTCTGGATCAATTTGTTTATTAGATGGTGTATCGTCTTTGATTGATATTTTTATGCTTTCGGTTGTTGGTGGTGGAGTACTTGGATCAAAACCTTCTTTTGATAAGATAGATCGTATTGTTTTTATTGATATTAGAAAAAACATCCAAAAAATTATGAATAACATTATTGCGATTAAAATGATTATAATAATATTTTTGGATTTGAAATATTTTATTTTTAGCAATGATTTGAACATTTATATATAAATAGAAATAAAAATGATTCCTAAATTTATACCAGTGAAGATTTGAAACCACACCCCAAGGGGTCTTATAGTTCAAAACTATAAGTGGTAACTTACTTGAAATAGTTAATAGAAAATAGTTATTAGAAGACTTATTGATCTAATAACTATTTTCTGGATTTTTTGTATATTTGGTATATTGTAATTTAGGAAAATACAAGATAGAAACCTAATATTTTTGAAAGTATATTATTTTTTGGAAATTGAAGAAAATAAAATATAATTATATAATATAATATAAAAATGTCCGCTAACTATGATTCTTATGTACAACAATCACAATGGCAAGCAGAACAAAATTTGCAAGATTACAATAATTTCATTAATTTAAATAAACACTATAATCCTAAAAAAGAAGCTATAAGAGCAAAAATTCTTGCAAGAGAACGTGAAATAGAAAGTTCAAGAGAACGTAAAAGAGAAAGTGAAAGAGAACGTGAAATAGAAAGTGCAAGAGAACGTAAAAGAGAAAGTGAAAGAGAACGTGAAAATAGTGATAAAAGAGAAAAAAGTCTTTTATATCAAACAATCTTTGATGATAATGGTAATTATAGACCAAATCGATTTTTAACTACATTCAACAAAAAACCAATTGTGCCTACAATGTCTAGAAATAGTAATAGAAGAAATAGTAATAGAAAATCTAATAAATCTAAAGGTGGTAGAAAAAGAAAAAGTGGTAGAAAAACAAAAAAACATCCAACATATTATTAAAAAACATCAATAGGATCAATAAAATTATAATGGTGGTTTGGATTTCAAGATATTGTATTTTGATAATGATCTGAACATTTATATATAAATAGAAATAAAATGATTCCTAAATTTGAAAAATGGTTGATTGATGGTTGATAATTCAGGTTTTGGTATGAATAAATATTTAGGATATTTAATTACAAAGTTTTTTTGTGTGTATAATATATATATTTGTGAAATGAATGATCGTTTCAATTTGTTAATTATTGACCCGCAAAATGATTTTATAGACTTACCATACGAAGGAAGTGATTTTGGTAGATTACCTGTTGTAGGTTCAAATAAAGATATGCCGCGAATTTCAAATATAATTGAACAATATCAAGATAAAATTAATAAAATATTTGTATCGTTAGATACTCATACAATATTTCATATAGGTCATCGTTTTTGGAGAGAAATAAAAGAAGATGGTTCAGAAGGAAATATAGCACCACCTGGAACTACTTTTAGTGTAAAAAGTAACATAATCAAAGGAAGTGATGGCAAAACTTATGAAGTTAATGTGTCTATAGAAGACAGACCTTCAATGAATGCATATGCTATTTCTTATTTAAATAAAGTTATAAATGAAGGGGCAGCAGATGGTAGAAATTTACCATGTACATGGGCGGTTCATTGTATTCAAGGAACAAATGGATGGAAAGTAAATCCAACTTTACAAAATATCCTTGATAAATATTCTGATAAAGTTGAATATCACATAAAAGGACAAAATCAATTAGCTGAAATGTATAGTATTATGAAAGCTGAAATACCATATGAAAATGTTATTTCTTCTTTAGAACCTGAACAACAAGAAATTGTAAAAAAATATGTTTACAATCCAATAAAAGGTGATATTGTCGATTATAACGAATATATAATCCCTTCAACAGATATTACAGTAAACGAAACTAATATAGGTAAAATTGCTCTAAATGAAATTACTACAGATGGAGTAAATAAATATGATTTGAAAACAACATTCAATGATGATTTATTTAATAGCTTAACTGAAAATAATTCTACTATATTAGTTTGCGGTGAAGCATTAAGTCATTGTGTACAATTTTCTACAAGAGACATTGTAAAAGAAATTGAAAATAAAAAGTTATCAAATAAAGTTTATTTGATACAAAATGCATCATCATATGTAAATATGGATGCATTTGGACTTCAATTTTTAACTAATATTTTTAAAGAATCATCAAATTATTTTATTGAAGCTATGAAATGTAATAAATTAGAAGAAAATGCATTTACTGGAACAATGGAATATGTTATAGTTGATAAGGACAATGTTCTTAGACCAGTGCCATGCGTACAATCAACATTAATTAGTCAACAAAAAGCAGCAAAAGGTAGAAATTTGGCTAATTCTTTTCGCGGTGGAATGAAAACAAAACGTAGAAGAAATACAAAATCCAAAAAATCAAAAAAATCCTCCACCAAAAAACACAGAAAAACATACAGATCAAAACGTTAATTAATAAAATTACAATTAATATATATTGTTTGTAATTTTCATATATATATATATATATCTCTCCCTTATAGGAAGATAAATATGTCGTGGAGTGAAATCCGCAACTGCATTTTGTTTATTTTACAAATTTGCGCATTATAAATATGCAAATTTGTAAGAATATCCAACAATTTTTATAGATTTAGAACATTTTCTACTAATAGTATATAATGTCCAATAAAATCAAAACTCCATGCCGTGGTAGAAAAGTATCCAAATGCAAATCTGCTAAAAAATCATGCTCTTATGCAAAAGGCTCACAAAGACGTTACTGCAGAAAGAGAACAAACAAAACACGTAAGACCACAAAATAAATCCAAAATCAATAAAAAAATTAGTATATATTTATAGATTTTTTTATAAAAATATACATTTCAATCAATCACTGCAAAACAGCTTACACATATTACGCGCTTCTAGGTTTTCATGTGGTTTACTAAACAATTGATTTATCATCGCATCATCACGAAATCGGATCGTATAATCCTGTTGTATATTATTACGACCAATACGTCCCATTGCCTGTAATGTTTTTTGCTGTGTCATTTTCGTCAAATCTTTACCTATAAACCCATGACAAAACTGGTAATTTGTTCCATAAATATAATCTGTCGATGCAATAATAATAAAGAGCCGCTGTTGTTCTGCTAATTGCTTCATAATCTCCATGTATTCGATATTTGGTGTATCGATAAACATACCGATACCTAATAACAATAATACTTTCATATGATTTTCGATTTTCAATCCCATGATTGTTCGTGTAATATCTTCACCAATATTGGAAACAAATGCGTTTTCTACGATTTCACTATTTGGTGCCCATATATTTTGATGGGGTTTCGTATTTGGTACGTACATAGGATCCAGCGAAACCAAGCGAATCTCCTTTCGTAATTTATTGATTTCATCCATCCAGCCTTGTGATTCTTTACATAATCTACCACTTTCACGAACAGATTCTTTTTCGTTGTCATCCGTTGATTTCGTTTCTTTCGAACTGATCAATGATTCAAGAGCATCTATTTTTTCCAAAATGGCATTATTGTTCTCGATTTTCAACATAATATTTTGGAAAACCGATGCCGCAATATTGGATTGTTGAATATAGAAACTACCTATTTTTTTGACATCTTCGGCCAAGAAGATCGTTGGTCCATCCGTAAGAGTATACGCATCATTGGTAGTTAATAAAATCCCATTGGCTGCATTCGTGGCTGTTTTTGGAACACTAGAAACACTTTGGGTTCTGGTTAAATCCTTACCATTTATGGTGTTTGTACGTGATTCTGTGCTTTGTGTTTTCATAATTTTGTTGTTTGATTTTATTTTTGGTTTTCGGCATGTATTCATAAAATTATATATAATATTCCATTTATCACTATCGAGTCGTAACAATATCTCCAAATAATATTCTTTCAAGCTGTTCATAGTAATATCGGTTATTTTACTGAAATAATTATCGATCGAGTATTGTTCACTAATAACATTATTGTCATTGATATATTCTATAAATCGAATAATTTCACGTAAATCGAAATATCGTAAAAGTGTCTTGTTTTGTTCACAATATTCCGCGCATTTTCGAAGTTCTCGATAATCGGAATACATATAATGTGGCAAAATACAGAAACCATCTTTGTTTATAATCGGAATTGATTTCTTACAATCAAAACTAGTAATAGTATGAATTTCTGCACTATCGAATTTACATCGGAAATCATCGAAAATCGGTTGAATTTCATCCATAGTAGGCAATGTAGCACAAGACAAAACCACCGTTGGAATCAGATTTTGCTTCCAATTCTCATGAATCGTATTATGTAGCGGATGTTCTTCATAATCCATTGTAATAGTAGGTTCATCCCAATATGTAATAATGTTTTTTGCATCATTGAATGCCAACATATAATGCATAGCAGTAATATAGGATTTTACATCACAAATCATTATCTCGACATTATCACCTACACTATTATTTACTTTGAAAATACCACCTGATTTACGATGTTTTGTGAAATCGACGGCTGCAAAATAATGTAATCGAATATCCGATGCGGTCTGACAACCAAACGCAAAAGCCACTTTTTTTTCCATGGAAATTGCTGCTTTTGCCAAGGCTAAACCGATATGTCTAGCAACACACACAAAAATAATACGATTCTTATTCGATAAACCAATCGGCGACAGAGTTTTTCCAGTACCAGTCGGTGCGGTATATAGTATCAATTTTGGATTATTAATTACATCAAATGGTCGGCAAATAGAGAATAATTCTTTTTGATGTGGAAATAGACAGCGATCTTCGTATTTCAATAAATGGGTGTTTTTCTCGATAAATTCATACGCATTACTAATGATTTCACTAGTTTTTGTAAAACTATTCACATATTCGACACAAGTATCTACAAACGCCACGACATATTGATTCAAGTTACGTATGGTTGCTTTTTTTAATTGTAAAATAGTATATAAATAAAATGCGTATTTTTGTTTTCTTTTAGTAACTTGACTAACCATGTCTTTTATAAGGTCTAATAACAAAAACTCAAAAATAACCTGTTTATTTTGTTGTATATTATTTTCGAGATTTTGTAAACGGATTGAGTCCGCACTTTTCATGGTTTTCAATTCTCCTCCTGAAAATAGGGGTTTTGTTATAAATTTGGAAATAGGCGTATCTTTACAGTATTTTTTGATTATTATATCGACTTGTTCTTGAAAATATTTTTTATATAAGAAATATTCAATTTCTGGTGTTTGTTCGACTTTTATAAAAGAATACATAGATTGCGTATCATTTGTATGAATATTCAAATCATCATACCCTTTTACAATCATTGCCAATATTTTTTTTTCATTTTCTGATACAGGGACTTCAATAGTTTCCCATTCATTTTTAGAAAGTTTACTTTGTGTTAGGTCCATTTTGTTGTTTGTTTATGTTGATTATATTGTTTATAAAAATATCAATATCAAAAGTTCAATTTTTTATATTGATAAAATAAAAAACCATAAAAAAATTACAAATTCACGCCAATTACTTGTTCCATTGCATCAAATACATTATTTAAAAGATTGTAACTACTTTCCTCTTTTGATAAATTTTTGTTATCGAAAATATCTATACCTGATGGAATAGACGGAATATTTTGCATTTGGTCAGTAATATTAGATGGGATCTGATAGCATTCATCTTCATTACGTTGTTTGAAATAATCCATTATATCGTCTAATAGTTCTTTTGGACATTCTTTGGTTGGTTCTAAAACACCATATTGATTGTTTATAGTATGTAGGCTAGGTGAAAAATTATATTTCACTAAAATCTGCCAACGTTCTCCGTATCGTCGGTTTTTTTTAGAACCATGATAGTAATGTCTTATTACACCAGGTACATATCCTAACCGTAGGGTTTTGACTCGTTCTTGAAAATCTAATACGGATTGTTTATAGTCATCTGTAGAATTTTCATTGACCGCTTTTGCCCCACAACGAATTAAACAAAGAGCCATAATATTATCACCAGAACCTAATATTGCCTTTTCATATAGACCAACCATTTTCTCATAAGCTTTACGTGTACAAGCCCATGCAAACCCAGGGTGCCAAAAACGAACAAGTTGTTTCGAATATTTCATTTCTTTTACATATTGATGACCAAAACTTGTAAAAATACTCATGGCCTCTTCTTCTTGATTCATATCAATACATTGACTAAATAATTGTACAATATCTTTTGTTCCATTGAGAACTTTCAAAGTATCCATAGCCCATGACGGATTTTCGAATTCTATATCGGAATCAATCCATGCAAATGCTTTCCAAGTTTTTGGTAATAAATATTTTACACCCATATTTACCATATTTTCTTTATGCCATATTGGGATATCAGTACGAATTTGTAAATGTCGTGGATTTTTAGGATCGGTAATAATGAATCGCTGATTTTTGTATGCATATTCTACGACGTATATTATGACATCGGTTTCTTCTAATTCCATACGATTGATGAATTCTTTTATTAGTATATATCGACGTGCATACAAACATGGATTAGAAATACATAATATTACGTGTAGTTTGTTTTCGATTGGATCGTTATTTTGGATAGCCTCCTTTATTATGTTACGTTTGTATTGAATATCATCAATTTCGATGTTATTGATAATAGTCATTTGGTATATATATGATATTATATTTATATATTTTAATCAATAAAAAATATATAAAATTGTTTCTAATATATTTTAGTTTTGATATGTTCTCGAAATTGTTTGAAACAAAATATAAAAAATTAACATTTGAAGATATACAGTTTATAATACAATATCCTGATCAGTATGTTATTATAAATACTATGGATATAAAAGAGCAAGACTGTTTGATAAAATATACGGTACCTTATCAAATGGAAGAGAAAATCGTAAACGATTTGATTGCTAACTGTGAGTTTCGGAAAAAGATTGTGGTTTATGGCAAAAATGCGAACGATGAGAGTGTCGAGAAAAAATACAAACATCTTATAGGGTTTGGATTTTTAGAAGTATATTTGTATGTGGGCGGCATGTTTGAATGGATGCTTTTACAGGATATCTATGGGAAAGATGAATTTCCAACTACGGCGAAAGTTCTCGATATTTTGAGATATAAACCGGCGAGGATGTTTGGGAATCGGTACTTGGAATATTGATTTTTTTACATAAAATAAATATCATAATATTATAAAATGGAACATTATTATAAAAATTTAGTAATTGTTATATTATTTATTATAATTGGTTTAATAATATTTTTTTATTCAACAAAAATATCATTCAATCAAGATGAATATACTATTTCCAAACCTGCACGAGACAACATCCAATATATGGATGGCATCGATATAATTTATTGGATAAATTTAGATAGATCTACTGATAGACGAAAACAAATGGAAGCTATTTTCAGAGATCCCGTATTTCAAACTACTCAAATAGAGCGCATATCCGCAGTAGATGGGCGTAATTCAAATATGGTATATCCAAAATTGAATTTCATGTATAAACAAAAAAATGACTATGAATATGCATGTATGTTGTCTCATTTAGAAACAATTCGACGTTTTTCGAGAACAAACCATGAAGTAGCACTAATAATGGAAGATGATATAACATTGGAATTCAAACCTTATTGGAGAAAATCTGTACGAGAAATAATCGAGAACGCACCATCTGATTGGGAAGTAATTCAATTATGTTATATTATCAATGGAAATCGAACAAATCCAAGCCAATTCAATTTGTATAATAGAAACACGCGAAATAATTGTGTTAGTGCAGCAGCATATTTGATTAATAACAAAACAGCCAAAAAAATAATTAATGATATTTATGTAGATGGAAAATACAATTTAGAACACTATATTATACACCACGCCGACTGCTATATTTTTAGTAAGTCCATTACATATACATATAAATATCCCTATTTTATTTATAAATCGAATAATGATTCACTTTTACATCCAGAAGATTTGAACCATCATGAAAGGTCAAAACTAAAAGTTATAGAAATGTATAAAAATTTGACTTCATAAAATATATATGAATATATAAAATGAAAAAAAATATCTATTATAAAATAATCATAGTTGTTATAATAAGTTTTTTATTATTTATATTTACAAATTTTGTCTTATATTTATCATCAAAATATAAATGCGAAAATTTTCTAGATAATGATTCCAAATACGATATTTTTACAATAAGTCTTCGTCATAATAATCGAATAGAAAACATTAATAAACAACAAGAAAAATTAAACAAAAAAATAGAAATATTTGATGCTGTAAAAGGTGATAAACTAAATTTAAATGAATTGATCAAGCAACAAATTTTATCTCCTACAGCTAATTTAGATACAAACGAAATCAAAAAAAAAAGACAAATAGGATGTTATCTAAGCCACTATAATATATACAAAACAATAAAAAATGATAACAGATACACAATTATTTTTGAAGATGACTTAATTATAAAAACAGACAACTTGTTGAACAAAATAAATGAAATACTGAAAATTTTGAACGATAAAAACATTGATTTTGATATTTTATATTTAGGTAATTTAAAAAATAATCACGGTAAGCAAATACAAGACAATATTTATGAAGTAGATTTGAAAACTGATTTATGGGGTTTACATGGTTATTTGATAAACAATAAAAATATCAATAATATTATAAATGAAACTAAGATTATTGACATGCCAATTGATAACAGAATTTTTGAATCAATAAAAGAAAATAAAATAAAATCTATTGTAATTTATCCAAATCTTATAGAACAGGGGGGCGCATCAACCAGTACTATAAATGATTTGAATATAGAAAATTTTATAATAAAACAATAAACTATTGATATTGATAAAAAATTGAATACCATGTTATTATTATATTATCATATTATAATAACAAAATGTCCAAGCCTATAATCATTTCTATCGAAGGGAACATTGGATCAGGTAAATCCACTATTTTAGAAAAACTACAAGATTTTATGAAAGATAATAATCGTATAGTATTTTTGAAAGAACCTGTAGATATATGGGAAACAATCAAAGACTCAAAAACTGGTGAGAACATATTACAAAAATTCTATAATAATCAAAACAAATATGCGTTTCCATTTCAAGTTATGGCTTATGCGTCCAGACTTTCTATGATACGTAATACTATAAAAAACAGTACCGACATCGATATTATTATTTGTGAACGTTCATTAGCTGCCGATAAACATATTTTTGCAAAAATGTTATATGATGATGGTAAAATAGATGATATCAATTATCAAATATACAACAGATTTTATAATATGTTCGAAGATGAATTCAAATTAGATGGAATTGTTTATATTGATGCCGATGCGGAAATTTGTAGTGAACGAATCAATAAAAGATCTCGCAAAGGTGAAAGTAATATATCTTTGGAATATTTACAAAAATGCAAATCATATCATCATGAATGGCTAACAAATACAAAAACCAACGTATTAAATATCAATGCAAATGTGAACGTTACATATAATATTAGTGATCCGAACGATTTGGGTAGTGAATGGTTATATAAAATTCGAAATTTTATAAGTATTTTGACACCGAGTAAAAAAAAACCATGCGCTCTATCATGGTCTTGAAGTTCACTAATATGCAGTTGATACTTTTTATATATTATGTATTACACCTTTTCTCATTTAAACTGCCGATTTTCACGGAATAAAAAACTAAAAATATAAAAACTAATTATTATGTTTATTATATGTTTTACGATTATTTTTTATGTATTTTTTAGTTTTTTTAAATTTAGAATTACCACCTTCTTTTGATTGTTTAGAATTTGATTGTTTAGAATTATGACTTTTACTTAAAATATAACTCAATTCATATTTTGACAATAATGATATAAATTCATGTTCAGTTAATCCATAATAACCTCCTTGTCTACTATCATAAATTATTTTTATTTCTTCTTCATTATTATCAAAAATTAGTAAAACAAAATTTGCAGAATTATTTATATCTCCACAAGTTTCTTTGTCAGGTTTTTTCAATCTCATACATTTATTTCTCATTTTTACTAATGTTTTTTCTATACCAGTAGTAATTTTTTTAAAGTTTCTTTCACTAATATCAGGTAATCTAGGAGCTGGTTTTTCATAATTTGAATCTATGAAAGCTTTCATACTTTTATTTGCTCTTGATTTATTTCTTATAATTAAATTATTTAAATTTGT